TTGTAACCCAAATAATGGCTACCATGTAGGCAAAAAATGGTGCAATGTCACCATAAAAATGTGGAAAGACGATTTAAAATCTGGTATACTGTTTCGACAGGAACTGTATAATGATCCAGAACTCCCTGATTGGTTTCTGGATAAAGTATTGAAATAAGGTTACAAAAATGAAAACAATAGAAGATTTAGGTGATATTGGTTTAGTATCGCGGTGTAAAAAACTTGAAGAAGAACTTGAAATTGAACGTATGCGGCTAGCTGCGTGTGGTGTTGCAGCGATTGGATATGTTAAAACCGCCGACGATTGTCATAAAGAATATCAATCTGCTTCTTTAGATGATGTGTTGAGTTTACAAAAAAGATATGGTGAATTATCTAAAAAATATGAAGAATTGTTATACGCCGTGGCACAAAAGTTTCCAGATGAAACACGCCACGAAACGGCGTTACGTTACATACGCCAACGCGAAGAAGGTTCAGACCAATGTTGCTTGGAATTTCAATACCCTATTTAATAATTCCAATATGTATTGGATTGGTTTTATGTGTCTTATCTTTGTTTAAATTTGACATAAAAGATACAGAAGCCGAAAAGAAATATTACGGACCATTTTAAAAATGAAATTCAAAGTAGGTGACAAAATAAAGTGCAAGAAAACGTACGATGTTGGTGGCGTTGTTGTTTTTCAACGTGGAAAGGAATATACGGTTAGGGGTATTAACAGCGACTTAGTGAATGCATATACGATAGAAACCGATTTAGTTTCCTCTACATGGGTTTATGAAAAAATGCTAAAAGAACATTTCATAGTTGATGATCCTATGTCAAATTATGACTATGCAATGGGAATTGTTTAAATGGCGAAATATAAGATAGGTGATGTTTTAGAATGCATATTATCATTTAATCATAATAGTGGTATGGTATTTTTTAAAGGAAAAGAATATAAAATTATAGATATTGGGTTTTCCACCGGTTTCAACTCAGACACTTATATGTTCGACGGTGATTGTTATGATCAAATATATTATACCGAAGATTTTGTTGATAAGCACTTTAAAGATAGCACATCAAGCGCATACGATAGGGCGATGGGAATAGTTTAAATGATAAGACTGTATAATCCAAACGCAGAACCGTTGATTTGTAAAAAATCTTTAAAGTTTGCTTTCGAAAAAGGAAAAAAATATAAAATAGTTGCGCATCGATATTTTGATCATGATGAATACAAGATAGTTGGTGATGATGGTCATACTTATTGGTTTACTGTGCTGTCATTGGATGAATATTTCGGAGAATGTGAAACTATTGATAACTATGACTACGCGATGGGTGTACTTTAAATGAAATACAACGTTGATGATGAATTATTATGTATACATTACACGGGTTATGGTTTTAGTGCTGGAAAAACCTATAAAATTTTAGCGGTTGCAACACTACATGGTAATTCACATGAATTTCTTTTAATGGGCGATGATGGTTGCCAATGGTTGAACAAACCAGCACTAGATATCAACTTTAGGGTTAATAATAATGTATTTCAAAAATTTGACTACGCAATGGGTGTATTTTAAATGAACGTTGATACTGGTGATACTGTTATTTGTATAAGAAGTTATAATAGACTTACTGCACGAAGCGGGTTAATAACCGATTTCATAAAAGGTAAAAAGTATAAAATTCTTAAACGGTACCATCGGTTAAGTCGTAGTAGGGGTTGCTTTCTTTTAAGAGAAGATGGTATCAAAGTTGGCATGTTAGATGAAACCATGAAAAACTATTTTATTCCAGATATTTCTAATAATTACGATTATGCAATGGGGATTGTTTAAATGAAATTTAATGTCGGTGATATGCTCATATGTCAAAAAGAATGCAATAGCTCTTCTAGTTTACCTGTTTTTACGAAAGATAAAAAATATGTAATTATTGGATTTAGACATACTTATTATTATGGTGATCATATAGAATATTTACTCATTCCTGAACATAATATAGAACGGTGGTTTAATGTTGATTTTATAGAAGAACATTTTTGCAAACAAGATTCTTTTGAAAGTTTTGATTATGCAATGGGTGTACTTTAAATGGCAAAGTATACACCTTCTAAAGATGTGTTAATAGTTAAACAGCCCGTTCTTTATTATACTTTAGATTTTCTAACTGTCGGCAAAAAGTACAAAATAATTGGCCATAGAAAGATAGAAAGCTACGAGGAGTATCAGATAATAGGCGATGATGGATTTGCTTATTGGTTTAGTGAAAGTGCATTAGAAGAACATTTTGATGTGTCAAATACTGATAGTAATTTCGACTACGCGATGGGTGTAATTTAAATGGGATACAAACTTAATGATCTTTTAGAATGTAAAAAAGAAGCGGACGGTTTTATTGAATGTGAAATATATGAAATTATCGGTGTAAACAATCCTGCTATTCATAACATTGCTGATATAGAATATCAGATATACGATTCGCACATGATGTCGTGGTGGTTAACCGAAGACTTTATTGATGATTTCTTTATTATATACAACAGGGACGTTGACAACTTTGATTATGCAATGCAAATAATTTAGTACACACTTGACCGCGTAATGGCGAAAGCGAAAGCTGTTCATAGGAACATAATCTCAATGCTGTAAACCTGTTAAAGGTCCAGTAATAGAAGTCTGAGGGGTGACGCCCGGGGATTCTAAGGCATATCGTGTCAGTGTACTATTTTTAGAATTTAATACGATTGATTTTAATAAATTATGAAAAAGCGTCCTTTAATCTTATGGTCTGGTGGATTCGATAGCACCATTCTTCTTATAAACGAACTACATAAAACAGATGTTGATGTATTGTATGTAAATCTTGAAAATAATACACGCCAACAAAAGCGTGAACAACGTGCTATTAAAAAATTAAAAGTTATAATTAATGATGCTAACCTTCAAGGAAAAATTATTAATGAACACAGTTTTGGATATCAAACTATAAAAGTATCAAAAAAATCATATACACAACCATGTTTATGGTTAATGGCTTCAAGTTTTATTGCTAATTCCGATATTCACAGTTCTGTTAAAATTGCATATGTAAGGTATGATGATGCTTGGCATTATAAAGGTGAAATGTTAAATGTTTATAATTCTTTGAACAGTCTTATTTGTCAAGAGAAAATGGTTGATTTGGAATTTCCTTTCGAATGGCATACCAAATCAGACCTTTATGAAATAGTAAGAGATTTTACTTATATTGATCAGATTATGAAGACAATATCATATTGTGAGTCAAATTATGAAGACAGATGTAACGATTGTGATTCTTGTAAAAGACATCAAAACGAATTGGAACATGTTCTTTTATGAAAAAATAGTAAATTTTTATTTTAGTCCCTTAACTTAATTGGTAAAGTGGCTGGCCGTGTCATGAGGTTTCGAATCCTTTGAAATGGAGACATTTGTGTGTTGGCTAAATGCTGGTTCGAATCCAGCAGGGACTTCTAAATTCTAAATTTTAAAAGGTAAATTATATGAACGATGATTTTATTGGCGACGATCAAGATTATTACGATGACGGTGTTCCATGTATAGAAATGTGGTATGATGTCGGTCTTGAGCGCGGTGCCACACATATGGTAATAGCTTTCGATATGGCACCTGAGCCGAACTATGACGCTGCTTATGTTTATCCTAATGGTGATTCATTAGAACGCGTCCAACACAAATGTGAAGGCGGTGGACACATTTTCGAAACTATTGATTTGTCAAAACCGTTACCAAAAGAAATCGTAGAACGTTTTTATAAGTATGCTTTTTGATAACTAAAGGAATGAATCAATGAGAGTTTTATCTGGAAAAATTGAATACGATAAAATACATATGGCATTACAGTTGAAACTTTATCTTGACGGAATTGACACACAGGTCAGAGTAAATCTTGAACAACCACATAATCAAGATAACGTAGATTTAATAGAAAGTATGATTGGCACGCTTGTTAACGAATTGGATGAGCGCTGCTGTTTAACAAAAAAAGAAAAAATATTTTATATTATAAATTTTATGGATCTTGTTGAACTAAATTTATAAGTAGTTTTTTATGCTTGGGTGGCCGATTGGGGAGGCGCTAGTCCTACAAACTAGATTAAGGTCGGTTCGATTCCGACCCCAAGTACCAATTTTAAAGGTGATTTATGATTGAAATATTGATGACTTTCGCTCTAGCGTTTTATTTTCTTGCGTTTTGGCTTGCACGAAAATATAAAAAAGAACGATGGAAACATATTTCTATAGCATGTTTCGCTTTTGCGCTCGATGTTGCAGCAACTTATCAAATGTGGTTGATGGATTTACACCTAGATAATTGGGTAGTAAAGTTACACACAATTTTAGGTTTAGTAGCAATAAGCTTATTCCTAGTGCAAGGTACATTAGGCATTATGCGCAAGCGTAAATTACACATTTTCTTCGCCAAATACATCTTTTTGCCATTTTGGGTGATATCTTATTCAAGTGGATTTCTTTTCTTTTTAGTCTAAGTTATTGTTTTTAAACGATAATTAATTGTTGACAAATTTCTACAATTAGGTTACAATTTATTCATCAAGTCAACGAAAGGTGAAGAAAATGTCAACAAATGAAGAGCGTACATACCTAATACCTTCTTGGAACGTAGGTAAATTGCGCGATAAAATTTTTAAAATGAATAGTAAGGCTGCTAAGTTGGGTTGTCCTGAAGTCCACATTGAAATCATCGAGCAATTCCAACAAAAGGCACCTGGTTATGAAGACGCGGTGCTTGCACCCATGATAACAATTTATAAAGTTGCTATCCGTGGTGAAGGCCCAAAAATTAATGGTTGGAAATTTGTTGGTACTTTAGATCATTATTCATTACCCGGATCGGTGATTGTTAACACAGTACCGGGTGAATGTGTTCCCCAAGAATATTACAACAGTGAAGCTATTTGTGACCATTGTGGTAAGATTCGTCGTCGCATAGAAACCTTCATTGTAGAAGATGAAGATGAACATTTCAAACAAGTTGGCCGCCAATGTTTAAAAGATTTTCTTGGCCACGATCCTAAAGCAGTAGCAAACCATTTAACTGGTTTAATGCGTTTTCTTGGTGAACTTGAAGATGAAGAATGGGCACGCGGTGGATGTGGCCGTGAACAATTCGTATATGACCATCTTGAAGTTTTACAAACAGCCGCTGCTGTTATTCGTAAGGAAGGTTGGTTATCGCGTTCAAATGCGCAGGCTGATTTAGATGGAAAACCTGCAACTGCTGACCTTGTGATGGATGTTTTTCTTCCACCTTCTTTTGGTGGTGATTCGCGACGGGCACATGAGCATTGGGTAGATGGACTTGAAATAGACAACCCGCGTAATCAGAAAGACGCAGAAGATGCTTTAGCGTGGTTAAACGAACAACCACAACCTTCAACCAATGAATATATGCATAATTTACATGCTATCGCTGGTGCTGATGGTGTGCCAACTAAAATGTTTGGTTATTGGTGTTCATTAGTTTCATCATATTATCGTGCACAGGAAAAGCTGGCCGCTGATAAAGCATCTAACAAATTAAATGAACATTTTGGTAACGTTAAAGAACGTGTAGAACTTGCAGTAGAAGTAGCAACTATACGAAACGTATCTGGTGAATTTGGTGGATATAGCATTGTAAAAATGCACGACGTGGATGGACACACGTTTATGTGGTTCACAAGTTCTTATGTTGACATGGAAATTGGACATAAGTATAATATCAGAGGTACCATCAAGAAACATGAAGAATACAATAACTGGAAACAGACACATCTGGCACGTGTTGCCGTAATAGGTGAAATAAGTTAAAAAAGGGTGCATTTAACCAATCTATCTACTAATTTTCCCTTGACTTAGAAATCACTTTACCATATAATAATATATGGAATTCAAATGATGAGATGTGAAAATTGTAACCAAAAACATGATGGAAAATATGGTTCGGGGAGATTTTGCTCGTGTAAGTGTGCACGCGCATTTAGTACAAAACATAAAAGACTGGAAATAAATGAAAAAGTAAGCAGGATGTTATCTGGGCGTAAGGGACCACCATCACCTACAAAAGGAAAGAAATTACCACATCATGGCGAGAAAGTTCGCGACGGATGGGAGCGGCGGCGCGAACAACGAATTGCAATGCTACCATTCGAACAACTTAATAAACCTGAACAGCGTGCTATAATTCTCAAGGAACAAAATAATGTATGTTGTGAATGTGGTATTCCTGAAGTCTGGAATGATAAACCATTAAAATTTGAACGTGATCATATCGATGGTAATAAAAATAATAATAACCGCAAAAATTTAAGACTAATATGCCCAAATTGTCACCAACAAACCCCTACTTATAAAGGTCGAAACAATTTACAAGCAACGCGTGTTAACGATAAAGATGTAATAGCAGCACTGTTAGAAAGTAAAAGTGGGTTCGAATGCCTTAAACGGTTAGGCATGAACATGCATGGTAAAAACTATGAAAAACTAAGAAAAGTTATAAAAAAATATAATCTTGACCTTGATTATATTGTTTAATGGGAGTGTAGCAAATTTTGGTATTGCACCTGGCTCTTAACCAGACTACAAGTGGGTTCGATTCCCACCGCTCCTACCAAATTTACGAGGTAATAATATGTTGTTTGATATTGATAAAGCAGAAAGGATAATTAAGCAAAATTTTACAGCAATAGTAAACTGTGCTATTTGGATTGCTTTAGGGTGTGGTGCATTTCTTCATTTCAACCAATTTACAGAAGCACCTAAAATATATGCAGAATTTATTTTTTACGTTTTAGTCGGTTTTACTATTGGATGTTTTATATCGTGGTCGTATAGAAAAATAAAACGCCATTTAGCAACAATTAATCACAGAGGTAATTTTACTTTTAGAGCTTATCCTGAAGCAGAATTAATATTCAATCATCTTATTGACCAACCAGAATATGGAGATTGGGTTAAAGTAGACAATAGTAGTATGGGAATGTATGAAAACCTGGCAAAACTCGACTTTCTTGTGATTCTTAATGGAAAGTTAGAATATGATGGGTTGCATTGGTACGTTAAATTAAACCCATGGACTATTAAAAGATTTTCTAAACAAAAATAGTTGTAATCTAACAAATCCTATGGTATGATAAAGAAAACCATAGGATTTTAATCATGTTAGATAAAGCCATAGCATTAGCGGCTGAAAACTTTGTAGGCAAATTTGACCGTGGCGGACAACCATATATTCTTCATTGCTTATACGTAATGAATAAGATGAATCCCGATGACCACGAATTGATGTCCATAGCTGTACTTCATGATATTGTTGAAGATACGGATGTTACGCTTGATGTTCTTAAAGATTTGGGGTTTTCAGAACGGGTAGTGTGGGGTGTTAAGATTTTAACACATGAAGAAGATGAGCCATATATGGATTATATTAAACGCATTGCGCTCAATCCCGATGCACGTCTTGTTAAAATGGCAGACCTAGATCACAATTCCCGCATCCTTCGCATGAAAGGTACCCGCAAGAAAGACTTTGATCGTCTTGAAAAATATTTCTCAGCATACAATTATTTAAAAGGTTAATTAATATGAAAAGAAAATATGTAATTGACCACAATGATGGCGAAACCAGTTCATATGAAATGGAAGTAACTGCTAATCAGTTGAATAACCATAAAATCAAAATGTTTTTTGATAAAGATTCTGCTTCATGGACAGACTTGGTTCGTGGTAAAATTTGTGCAGAATTGAAAGATCATGGTAACGGGGTAAAAATAAAATTCCCATCCCATCACAATAAGAAAGACCATAAAATATCTGTTGATTATAGTGAAATTCTAGAATTATATTTACTATTGGATTTTTATTTTAAGGGTAGTGATATTTTGAATATCGTTCCAAACATCAAAAAATATATAGAGGTTGATTAATATGTTTGCACTTTATTTAAATCCAGTTACGGCAAATGCGGAAAGTTACATTCCCGTGGCAATGGCCGATTCATTCGAACGTCTTGAACGTTTATTAGAAGAAGAACTGTGTGAAGGATATAGTGATGGCCGTTACTACAGAAATTTCAAAGAAGGTATACTTCACAACTTCAATCCACCATCAATGAATGGCTTAAACTGTTTTGGTGTAAATGAAGGAATTGTTGAAGTTGTAAGTGATGAAGATCTAAAACGATGGCATCAGGAAGAACTAAATAATTGGTACTTTCATTTTGCATCTTCAACACGATTTTATGATTGATTTTTGGATGTAGTAATGTCCACCGTGCTTTGACGGCAAGTAGGCGAGCAGTTTCTCAAAAGTACCTACGGCGTAGGGAAAATAAATCTGGCTTTAAAGGGTTGTAGCCCCGTAGTCGAATATACCTGAGCATATGACAATGAGTACAAAGGCCAAGGAAAGTTGTTGTCTGACTGACGAACAGACCATCCAAATTTATTAAAGGTGAAAAATTATGTGGTTTTCTATGTTATTATTCTGTATACTGATTGTGTTGGTTGTAGTGCTTTCAGATGCCGATACAGAAAGAATGTATAAGCGGCAAGAAAAAGACGATGAGAAAAATGAAAAATGAGCTTATTTGTAAAACAAAATGTTTTTTGTTCCTGTTGTGGGAAGCCAATCAAGGAAAATCTTGGTAAAAAACGAATCCTATGTAGTGATAAATGCTATGAAATTATGGAAAAGAAATACGTTTCTTATGTTATGGGTAAGGAATACGCGGGTGAAGAACCAAATTCGCCACTTAACGCTTACATGGAAGCAATAAACGAAATCGACGACTTTTTTGAATATGCCAATGAGTCTAGAACGGATAGGAAGCGTGTACATGAAATACTTGGCAGGCTTACAGAAAAATTAGTAAAAATTTATAACCATAAGGAATAAAAAATGGAAGAAGAACAAATAAAAGAAATGCTTTCTGATATTGTTAGTGCTATTGACTATGATATTTGGAAAGATATATTCGAATTTCCAGAAGATCCAGAATTCGCCGAAGATTTAATTGATGAATTGACAACTATTGTCCATCATCATCTTAATCAAGAATGAACGTTAAACTGATCTATTAGACGAAGTAATGGAAACAGTAGAAAATGAAAAAAATGTTTAACAATGCACCGTCCATTTATACATTGAAAGGGCTTTGGCGTGCCACACAAGGTTGTGAAAAATGTATTAACGATAAATGGGTTCCAGCAAGACCTTGTGGATTTTATAGTATCGGAAATAGATTTAAGGCTGCTTGGTTAGTTTTTTCTGGAAAAGCAGATGCAGTAAAATGGCCTGGTAATCAATAAATGAATATTTTTATTTTAGATAATAATGTTGAAACATGTGCAAAGTATCACGTCGATAAACACGTGGTAAAAATGATACTTGAATCTGCACAATTGTTGAGTACAGCTGTTAGACTTTCAGGTATCGAAGCCGGATATAATGCTACACATGTTAACCATCCTTGCAGCAAATGGGTTAGAGAGTCACTATCTAATTGGCGTTGGTTAAAAAATCTTACAGATAAATTGAACGTTGAATATATGTACCGCTATAATAAAAATAACGGTCACAAATCGCATGGAATAGCAATGGCATTACCCGAACCGAATATACCAGATATAGGGTTAACGGCGTTTGCTTTGGCTATGCCAAATGAACATAAAGATAATGATCCTGTCAAAGCTTACAGAGATTATTATATAAACTGCAAAGGACATATAGCAGTATGGTCTAAAAGGGAAATACCAGAATGGTGGAATAACAATGCCCGGTAGTGATGATAGTTTTGGTTATGATGATTCTTGGCAAACGTGCCACACTGTCGGCATAAGTGGTGGATGTGGATATGATTGCCCTGTTTTTCTTCGTGGCGATTGTGACATACAAGAAGAAATCATTGAAAACGGCCTTAATGAAGGCATGAAAGAACATTTTATTGATTGGGGTTTAATCGATGAAGATCCGATAGATCCGATAGATCCGTTTGATGATGCGATGGAGATATTAAAGTGAAACCAATGTTTACAGATGAAGAGAATGCTACCATTGAAGAAATGAGAATCAAACTTGCCACGCAATTTGGTGTATCTATAATAGATGATGGTGTAATTCTACGTTTCAACGGTGATAAAAAGAAGAACCGTGAAGTGATAATGAAGTTTGATGAAATAGACACAGGTGAAAAAACAGAATATTGTTTTTTCTGCGGTGAACGACATTACAAAAATGATTTATATGAAACTGATATGGAAATTAAAATGTGTGTAGGAAAGGATAAACGCAAAGTTCAGTTATGTTATGATTGCTATTGTCCAAAGTAAGAATAGAAAATTAAAATAGTGTTATCTGTAGTTTAACGGGTAAAACATCCGGGCGAGGGCAGCTGTGGTTCGATTCCACTTAACAACGGTTACGTAAGTCCGCACTGGAAGAAGATTGGTTCGATGCCAACCAGACGACACTTTATGCTTTGGTAGGTTAACAGGCAAACCACAACCCTGGTACGGTTGAATTGTGGGTTCAAGTCCCATCCAAAGCTCCAATAAAAGGTTATTATGACAGCTAAGATTATACAATTTCCTACAAAAGAAAAGAAAACCAAAGAACCGAAAAATAGTTTTCTTAAAAGCCCTGTAGCTGTCGTAAAATGTGGTGAAAATTTGTTTCTTATGATAGAAACTGACAGCAAAGAATTCAAAAATTATGAATTGGTAGACCACATTCAAAGTTATTTTAAAGACTGTGTAATAACATTCAATGGACGTTGGTTCGAACGTCATGGTGAAAATATATTAATCCCAATGGAGGCGCAATTTTAATTATGTTGTGGGTAGTTCAAAATAATTTATATAATGAAGATGGTTATACGCGCTTTATTGGCGCGTTGGAACGTCTTGGCTGCGATTATTTAGTGGTTAAACCAGTTCCTTTCACCAACATACTTCTTCCTGCCGATTTTGATTCTATGACACAAGAAGTAGATGACGTTGAAGAACCATATATCGATCCAGACCAAAGAATTATAGTCATGGGTGCTACATCTTTATCGCGCATTGCTAAAGCACGTGGATGGAATCCTGGTACATTCCTTAATGACAATTTTGATTTCTCCGTTTGGCGTGAAGGATTTGGACCAGAAAATATTTTAAATTCGGATTCTATTGTCGCGAAGATTTGTGATCCTATCAACGTTACTGAAATGTCTGATACATTGTTTGTTCGTCCTGTACACGATACCAAAGCATTTACTGGACTTACTATGAGCAAACACGATTTTCATGATTGGATATTACAACATTCCGTTATTGAGGAAGAAGAATTTCAACCACTGCACAAAAATACTGAAATAGCTATAGCAAGCTACAAAGAAATATATGCCGAATATAGATTTTTTGTTGTTAATGCACAGGTTGTAACTGGAAGTATGTACAAACGCGGCTCAATGGTTCAATATAGTAATCATATTGACGACCATGTTTTAAAATTCGCACAAAGCATGGTTCGATATTGGCAGGAAAAGGTAGATAGTACATTAGCCATTTATCCAGAAGCGCACGCGCCTGCGCAAGCATATGTATTAGATATAGCCGATACACCAGATGGTTTAAAAGTAATAGAAATAAACAACATTAATTCGGCGGGTTTTTATGATGCCGATCCAATGCTAATAATTACAGCCCTAGAAGATTTGGTGCGATATTATGACTAAAAGCGATTGGAGAAGAATCCTTCGTGAACTAAAGGCGATGCGTTCTACGGATAAATTTAAAACTAAAATCGTATATTATGAAAGGCCAATTCCACTTTATATGGATGATGCTGAAGGTATGCTTGAAATAGATAAGATTGATGTGGATGAACTTTATATTAGATTTCAACATAGGGTTTATTTGAAACATGCCGACGTAATAGATATAACACCATCGGAAATGCGCTCACGATTTTTCGTAACGATGAATGTTTTTAATATTGATAAAGTAAATTTTAAATAGGATATGATATGATAAAAAGATTTAAGGGTTGTTTGCTTGGATTGGCGGTAGGTGATGCTGTTGGAACGACAGTAGAATTTAAAAATCCAGATTCCTTTTTTCCAGTGGACGACATGACAGGCGGCGGTCCTTTCAAATTAGAAGCTGGACAGTGGACAGATGATACATCAATGGCGCTCTGTTTAGCTACTAGTTTAATTGAAAACGGATATGATGTAAAAGATCAAATGGACAGATATGTTCGTTGGATGGATGAAGGATACATGTCCAGCAATGGAAGATGTTTTGATATTGGGTTCACTACACGCAATGCTTTAAATGATTATAAAGATTCTGGTGATCCTTATAGCGGCGATAGTGGTGGATCGTTGAAAGGTAATGGTTCATTGATGCGTTTGGCACCAGTACCAATGTATTACGCAGAAGATACTGTCTTGGCCATAGAAAAATCTGGTGATAGTTCTAAGACTACACACGGCGATACGACTTGTGTAGATGCTTGCAGATTTTTTGGTGCGTTGATTGTTGGTGCGTTATTTGGTGTTGATAAAGAACGGCTATTGCGTCCATATGGTTGGATACCAGAACAGTATTGGAAGGATTCTCCTCTACATCCAGAAATAGATGAAGTCGCGGCGGGGTCTTTTAAAGTTAAAGAACCACCCTTTATTAAAGGTTCTGGATATGTTGTTAGGAGTTTAGAAGCCGCTCTGTGGGCATTCTATCATACAGACAACTTCAAAGACGCAATCCTTGATGCTGTTAACCTTGGCGATGATGCAGATACTACAGCCGCTATATGTGGTCAAATTGCTGGTGCTTATTATGGCGTTGACGATATACCTGAAGATTGGTTGAATAAATTAACCATGAAAGAAGAAATTGAAGAAATGGCAGTGAAGTTACATGAACACAGATAAAAAGTTCGGTGGAACTATTGAAAACTGGACATTAAACAAGCTTACAATTACAAAGGAAAAATTAAAAGAACTTCGTCCAGATATCGTAGTTGATGAAGCTATGATACTATCTGGTTATGTGGTTGAAGATCCGCTTGGCAGATGGCAACCAGGATTTCATATGCGTTCTTCGATAATAATTGACATTGACCGCGAAAATGGTATAATTGAAACGGAAAACACTATATACCATGTGCAAGGTGAAGAAAAGCCCGAAAACGATATGGGTGATTCAATCTTGCGTGTTTTTTACTAGGAGAAATACCATGAAAAAGATAGTTGAAATACGTGCCGCAGAGGGCGGACAGGATAGCAAATTATTTGTCAATGATTTGGCAATCGCATACGAAAAAACCTTTTCTAAACTAGGCTGAAAGTCTACACGCTCGTCCGAGCGAGATGGCTTCGTGTCTATTGAAGTCATCGGCAAAAATCTTAACCAATTAAAAAATGAAGCAGGCGGACATCGCATACAACGCGTTCCACCAACAGAACGTCGTGGTAGGGTGCATACGTCTACTGTAACTGTGGCTATTTTAGATGAAGCATACACAGCCAATTCTAAATATATGCTTCGTGAAGATCATCATTACTATTTTGAACCTTTTAAATCAACGGGTGCGGGTGGACAGCATAAGAACAAAACCCTTAGTGCTATCAAATGTATCCATATTCCTACTGGAATTAAGCAGGAAAGGTCAAGTAGGGATCAGCATAAAAACAAACGCGAAGCGCGGATTGCAGTCGATAAAATGCTGGATTCTTTGATAATTGAAGAGCAAAATGCTAATCAGAACACAGAACGCAGTGATATGGTGGGAAGCGGTATGCGTGGTGATAAAATCAGAACATACCGTTTTCAAGAAGATATCATAATTGACCATATTTCTGATAAAAAAGTTAATCTAAAACAAGTATTTAGGGGTAACATGGATGTGTTCTGGAAATAAGGTTGACAATAACCTAATAATGGTATAAACTTGTGGCTTTGATAGTTATGATCCATTTATAGGATAAATATTTCATGTATACAGACCCCGAAGACATTACATACCATGAATGTCCGCGTTGTCATCAAAAATATCTTTTCACAAAGTCTGGATTGTGTAAGCTTTGCCTTGAACACGAAATAGAAAATGAAGATGTTAACGATGAAGAATATCCAGAAGACTACTTGGAGCATAACGGATGGCAATCAGAACAATAGAAATAAGACGCGTAAAAAACGATCAATATATTATTAAAATTGATGGTGAACGTGCGCGTGCAACATGGAATCAATCATCGGTTGAATCTGCGGAAGATTATGGTTGTAGCGTTAGAGAAAGTGTTGCATCTATGATTCTTCAAGAATTGGATTCGCAATTTACATTAACGGATGATGAACACAAAGACTATAAAAAGAAATTAAGAGAAATAATCGGTACTTAATATCATAATAAAAAGAGGTAAAATATATGCCAATGCAAGGAAAAGTATGGGGTAAAACCCAATTAATCGAACGTAATGCAAACTTTGAAGTTCATCGTATCGAAGCAAAGAAAGGTGGATTTTGTTCTAAGCACAAACATGAACACAAATTCAACAAGTTCTTCGTTGAAAGTGGTAGATTTCAAATTGATGTTTGGCAAACAGATTACGATCTTGTAGATACTACCATTGTTGAAGCTGGTCAAAGCACAACAGTTAAACCCGGACGCTATCACATGTTTAAAGCACTTGAAGATTCCGTGGTATATGAAATTTATTGGGTACAACTTGAAGCTGATGATATTCAGCGCGAAAACGTTGGTGGTAATTAATGGATAATCTTTGCGGATTTGAAATCGGAGGCGATAAGCCATTTTTTCTTATTGCTGGGCCTTGTGTTATTGAAGGCGAATATATCACCATGGAAACCGCAGAAAAGTTAAAAGAAATTACTGATAAACTTAATATTGGATTCATATTTAAATCTTCTTTCGATAAAGCTAACAGAACTTCTATAAGGGGGTTTCGTGGATTAGGTATGGAAGCAGGATTGAAAATATTAGAAAAGGTTCGTAACGAATTCAATGTACCAATATTAACAGATGTCCATGAAGATACGCCCATTGATGAAGTAGCAAGTGTAGTTAATGTTTTACAAACGCCTGCTTTTCTTGCAAGACAAACGAATTTTATAACTCGTGTTGCAGCAACAGGTAAACCTGTTAACATCAAGAAAGCGCAATTTATGGCACCGTGGGATATGATTAACGTTGTAGAAAAAGCCAAGTCTACTGGCAACAAACAAATCATGGTTTGTGAACGTGGTACATCGTTTGGATATAATACGTTGGTTTCTGATATGCGCTCGTTAGTTGAATTGCGCAAAACCGGATGCCCTGTTGTATTTGATGCTACACATTCTGTACAGATGCCCGGTGGTCAAGGAACGTCTTCTGGTGGACAGCGCGAACACGTGCCGACGTTGGCGCGTGCGGCAGTAGCGGTCGGAGTTGATGGTTTATTCATGGAAACACATCCAACGCCAGACAAGGCTTTATCTGATGGACCAAATATGGTACCATTGCATGAAATGGAAAATCTGTTGCAAGCTTTAACGTCGATAGATTATGCAGCAAAAGCATACTTATGATTACTAATCTACAACTTGGTGCCAAGCTTTTACAGAAACGTTTAAAACCAAAAGAAAACGATGATATGTACTACGGTGCTATAGTTCAAGAAGGACAAACTGCTGTTTGGTGTAACCTAAACAATGATTATGATTTATTAGAATCAGATATAAAACAGTTAAAACATTTAGGTTTTGTAATAGAAACTGACGGCGATATTTCCTTTTATTTTGGTGACGAAAAAGAAATTTGTACATGATATTAAAACGTATTGATGAAATACTACGGGCAAAGCAACTAATGAAAATTTTTCAGGAGTGTGTAAACAATCCTGAAGCATATTTGATGGAAAAGAATAGACTTGGGACAGAATTTTTCGTAAATTTTTGGAAAAGTGGATTCAACGATGCTGCGAATGTTTATAATAAAACAAAATTTTGGTTTATGCGAAAAGTAAAACTTTATGAATGATACTAAACAAGTTATAGTTCTTAGAAAAGATTTAAACATGCGCAAAGGTAAAATGGTTGCCCAAGGTGCACATGCTTCTATGAAAGCTATATTTGACCGTGGTAGAATACGTAATCCAGACAGCAACGTGTTTGTTGTCGAAATGACGCCCGAAATGAAAGCGTGGATGATGGGAATTTTCACAAAAGTTTGCGTGAGTGTTAACAGCGAAGAAGAACTTCTAAATATACACAAACAAGCAGAAGATGCCGGATTAATTTGTAGTTTGATACAAGATGCTGGCTTAACGGAATTTGATGGTGTACCAACATATACGGCTGTTGCAGTTGGTCCTGCGAAACGCGAAGATGTAGATAAAATAACTGGACATTTAAAGTTATTATAAAGCCCGATTAGCTGAGTTGGTTTAGCAACGCACTTGTAATGCGTAGACGGTGGTTCGAATCCGCCATTGGGCACCAATACTATAGGTGATATATGATACAAAACGGTATAATATTCCGTGATGAGGAAGACCAAATATGGCTTGGTAAGTACGAAGATGGTACTATCAAATCATTTGAAAGTTTAGCAGATTATGAAGGGTTTTATGACGATTTGCCGCTGGAAAGACTTGTTTTCGTGGAAATTGATGAACAAGGTGAACAATTGTGGATAAAAGATCTTTTTACTTTCACGGTTGGGAAAGATGACGGAACTAATGAAGATATAGATCCTGTTGTCATAACGCAGGTTTTAGAAGATCTTGGATTTCCAAGCGAAGAAAGTAATGACATGTTTGCAAGCTTTCTTACAGCAGCAGGTAAGGCAAATTAATTATTGGTCTGTAGTTCAATGGTAGAACGCCACCGTGACATGGTGGAGAAGTGGGTCCGACTCCCTCCAGATCAACCAAATGTATTAGGTAATAAATAACTGATTATGAATACTATAATTTTATTTTTTCAAAAAGGACACGGCTTTCGATCTTAGTGAAACTAAGAGGAGAAAGCAATGTACTATCAAAACGAACCTGGTATCTATGTATACTATCTTGAACGTGTTTATTATAAACATGAATTAGATGTTATCGGTGAATTAAAGCTTAAATGTGTTTATTATAAATCTATAGAAGATTTTATCTGGAAACACAACGAAGATACACTAAAAAACTGCTTTGGATATTCACCATATGATAAAATTTGCCAAGGAACCGTAGATAATCTCTACCGCCGTAGCAAATATCATAGAAGACTCTATAATTACAAAACCGTAAAATGCGGAAAAACTAATTGTAGCGATCCAGAACATAGACACAACTTCAATCGTGTACGTGTCGTTTATGACCACAATGGGAATTTATATACACCAGATAGACTTATAGGATTACGTCGTAAATGGCTTCGCGAAAGAAAAAGCCGTTACTGGTATGGATTTTCTGGAAGAAAACGTCGTCGTTGTTCCAGCCATCGCTCTATGCGCACTTTCCAAGAACGCAAATGGGCACATGCTTGGGATGATGAAGAATTTGCACCACGAGTACGTGCTGCAAGACAAGGTAAAAATCTTCCAGACGCTTGGGATGATTGGCATCGTCACAATGACAAGTGCTGGAAAACACAAAGTAAACGCAAACATCAGTGGAAGGAGAAGAAATAATGACACATATGTGGAAAAGTGAAGAAGTATATACATTTGATATGCCATTATCACGCATTGATGATGTATATGGAAAAAATGCTCGCTATCCATTATGGGCTTACTTGAAATATTATAATCCAAAAATAACGGATATGAAATTTGATGCAAAGTGCCCGGGATTACACGTAATAGTATCTGTTCCTAAATACCACGGAAGTCATCCGTATTTCACCAACGAAGATGTGAAGAAGCTACTTGACACATATATGGATTATGCAAATGCTTCATATAAAGAAATTGAAGCATGGTATAAAACAAAAGGATCGAATAATGTCAAGCCGTGATGGATTTGATTTAGAATATTTTGTTGAAGATTCTTTCAGAAATATTACTAAAGAACAAGAAGAAGCTATCGTCGAATTGTTGGAACCCGAAAGGGAATCAATTGAATACTTCATATTGTATGATTTTGATGAAGAAACCATGTCATGGCGTGACTATCGTAATGGAATGTGGTATAATCTCGAACAGTACGAAGATCGTATAAACAATATCTTAAAGGATGAATAATGTTAATAGCTTTAGACTTTGATGGAACATATACGGCAGATCCAGAACTGTGGGATATGTTTATAAAACAGTCGCGTGAACGCGGCCATGAAGTAATAATCGCAACAATGCGCTATGCGGATAGTCTGGAAAGTGTGGGTGTAGAATGCATCCTCAAAGATAAAGTAGATAGAATCATTTATACCAATCGAAAAGCCAAAAAATCTTCCGTTCGTGTGCAGTATAAAGACCCAGATATATGGATTGATGATAATCCTGATTGGTTATACGAAGACGCACTATAAATGCTTGATAAACTTTGCTGGTGAAGCCTGCTCTCGTAAAGCAGTGGAAGGCGGTTCGAATCCGCCATCAAGCTCCATTCCCCCTTTAACCTAAAAAAATCATTGCAATTATGTTCAAAATGTCGTATCATCTTTGTGTTAAATTCTTTTTAGAAGGTTACAGAAATGAACGAAGAAACGAATGAAGAACTTTTAGACAAAATAGTAGAAGCTGCTGAAAAAGAACCAGCACCATTTGAATTAATCGTTGGGGGTGAGAGGGGCGAAATTACAAATGGTGATGTGCCTGTTAGATGGTGTGTTACACCAGAACTTGTAAAACAAATGGAAGATGCTGGTGTTAAAGACCCACATGTTCTATTAGTTACAGCAACGCCAAAAGCGCGGGAAATGCACAGGCAACTAATTCCACTTACCGAATTAAAAGCATATGTACGCTTTTACAAAGCAGGCGAACAAAAACTATATGGTTTTATAATTAATGGTGCAAAGGGGCGCAGATTCCTTCATAGCGCGTATTTGCAAAAAACATACAGAGGTTATAATACGGATATATTCTGTACATGGGATGAACGAGCGTATGACGAAATCGATGAAGAATTTGCGCGAACAGAAATAACACTAGATATTCCTGCCAATGTTTTTGGTAAAGAACCAAGTCCTTGGATGAAATGGTACGTCAATCTTTGGCATCCAACCTATAATACTGTTGATGAATGTCATTATCGTAAGCGCTGGCTTCTAGCGTTTTCAATTAAATGGATCTTTGTTATAGCATGGGCTATATTGTACACCACGTTTCGCATCGGTGTTGCGGCGGTGATGTCATTAGGAGGATATTTTAAACAAATAGAATGGAAGCTATTATTAAGACCATATAAATGGCATAGCATGGATCATGTGTTTGGTGATTTTGATTTTTCGGATAGTTTTTTCTTTATCAAACGCGAGCAGGTAACTTCATATGGTGCAGTGTTTGAGCGGTTTATATTTTTTCCCTTTGTATTAAATCCATTAATTCTTACAGTGTTGGGATTAATTTATCTAACAGTGCCCGAAACGGGACAGTTAGTAATGCAAATCCTGTTTGGAATAGCATTAGGTATGTTTCTAATATTCGATATATTCATCTTTCTCTGTGATTACTTTGAAAAACATGGAACTTTTGGAATAAATGGTACAGTTGGTAAATATATTAACAAATTACCAATGCCAGAATTTGAAGCTAAATTTTTCAAAATTGTTGGAATTATTGCATTAGTTGGAATAGTACTCGGAGCATTATTTCTTGTTTGCTTCAAATTCGAACTCTTATTGCAAGTATTTTTGCCAGTAGCAGTTGCGGCTGTGTTAGCATGGATATTTGTTAAATATGGATTGGATTTGTTGGACAGATTTGATAATTTTATTTCCGTATCACCGGCAAAGAACGATTACACCGAAATACGAGAACTTTTATGTCCAAGGGATAAACTAAACCTATCAACAGATACGGCTTTTATTCCACCAGAAAAACGCACTATACGTTTATGGTATAATGACATGAAGAACAAAGTTTGTAAACCTATGCAACGATAAGGGTTTTATAGATATAAATACGAGGCGGATGCATCACGTATCCGCCTTTTTACTTTATAGGAGACAATTATGAACATGAAAACGTGAAAGCCCATGCCGCTGCTGACAATATCGTCAGGTGCTGGATGTGGGCTAGGAGAAAGTCATGTTCAAAAATATGTCCCGTGCGATTCGTCGCCACCATCGTGCTCGTTTAAAGAAAGCCCGTCAAAATTATTGGGGATATGGAAAATTCGGTTGGCGCAGTTACTGCCAATTTGAAACCATAAAAATGTCACCCCAAGTCCATGGAAGTGTAGTAAATACCCCAACCCCTTGTTCTTGTTATATGTGTGGTAATCCACGTCGTAATACATGGCAAAGTGCAAAAGAATGCCTTACGATGCAAGAACGTCGAGCTTTTGAAGATTATAAATACAACATCGAAGAATTAATAAAATAATTAAAACAGTAGGATAATAAAAATGATAAAGCCTATAATGCTTTGGATAACATCACGCAGTCGCTCTTCAATGGTATCAAGGATTTTTGCTGAACATGGAATTTTTTGGGGTAATACGCAAAGACAATCGGCGGGATATGATACTTATGAAAATCAAACTATAAAAAGCTTGCAACATAAATTTAAACCTAAATGGTGGGTAGATCATAGAAGTCCTATCCGCGCACCAGAAAGCGTATTTTTAGAATTTCAACGCGCATTAGAAAAAGTAATACCCGAAAATGTTATATGGTCTATGAAAACTGGAGTGGAATATTTTCCTGCGTATGAAAGTTTGGAACCATATAATATATTCATTAAACGAAAACCTGAAGATGTTGCAAAATCGTTGATTGAAAAAAACTTTAGTGCTGCATTTAATAGAACTAAAGATTCTGTTAATAAAACCAAAGCATTAACTAATGCAATTAGAGGCATATCACTCACCGAAATTCATGCGCTATTAGATAAAACCAACCACGAATTAAATAAAAAATACAATTCGTTAATAGCGGAGGCGTTGGAAACTATAACAGCTAGATATGAATATATGGATATTATTCAAGCCAAACATGGTGGTATATTTGTAGATACTGATAAGATTGTTAATGGTGATTTTTCCGAAATTAAAATGGCCATGGAATATTGTGGTATAGAATACAATGAAGAATTAACAAAAAAGGCTATTGTAAAATGAAATTTGAAGATGATGTAAAAGAAAAGATGGAAGATTTACCGGCTAAAGAAATTGCAAGAATAACCGACAAAACTCCGCCCAAAAACTGTCCCCTTGGCGATCCTATTGAACCAATCTATAAAGGCGAAACTGCTATCCTAATAGCAACTGGTCCAAGTCTTAACGATGATCAACTTGAATTTGTAAAGAAGCAGCAAGACGCTGGCAAATGTCGTGTTTTTACTATAAACAATGTATACCAGCGCGTTCCATGGACAGATGCACATCTTTCTTGTGATGGTCCTTGGTGGAGATGGTATGGACCACGTTCACAAAAACTTAAAGACCTTAAATGTCCAAAATATACTTGGTACTATGATATTGCACAAGAATTAAAAGAGTTTGGTGTAAAATATATCCGGGCGATAGAAAAACCCGGATTATCGCTCGATCCACGCACAATACATATTAACCATGGCAGTGGTCCAATGTGGATTAATTTAGCATTACATTTTGGTATTAAACGGCTGGTATTAATTGGACATGATATGAAATTTGCACCGGATTATAAGCCACATGAAAAAATGCCAGGTTCAACACCACGACATTATTTTAATGAATATCCTGGTCCTTTACAACACTGGCCAAGTGTTAAAGTTGGTTTATCTAAACCCGGCGTTTTAGATGGATTAATAGAAGCGTATAAAAAGATGATTCCACAACTTGAAGAAGTTGGTATGGATGTTGTTAATTGTACTCCTGATTCTGCACTAACAATTTTTAGAATGTCAACATTAGAAGAAGAGTTTAAAGAATGATAGATTATATGGATTTTGAATATGGATTTACATGGACAAGTAATACCAAATGGATGATGCCATCCGATGAAAAACTATTCCAAAATCAATTTGCTATTGTAGATGAATTTATAGATACAACATTAGCATATATTCCAAAAAACAACCGGGAGGTTTGTATACAGGCAGGTGCTTGTATAGGGCTTTGGCCTATAAAGTATTCAAACTTTTTTGAAAAAGTTATCACTTTTGAACCACTATTAGAAACCTACAATTGCGCGGTAGAAAATATTAAACGCTGCAACGTAAACAATATTGATATATTTAATCGAGCACTAGGCCCTAATACAAAAGTAAAAATGAAATATTCTAAAGAAAAAAATCTATCTCGTTCATATGGTGCATATCATGTAGTTGAAGCAACAGATGGCATGGAAACTATGCCTATAGATGATATCCCATTAAATGGAAAACGAGTAAGTCATATACAGCTCGATGTTGAAGGGTATGAACTTAAAGCTTTAAAAAGTGCACAAAATGTAATTAAAACTTTTAGACCCGTAATTGTAATCGAACAAAGATCTTTAAGCCATTTACATACCCTTGGTGTTAAAATTAATAGTGCAAAAGAATGGTTGGAAAATGAGCAAGGATATATAGTTAAGGAAAGAATCGGTAACGATTTTATAATGATATCAAAATAATAAGGAAAAGAGATGCCTATACCAGAGGATATACAAGTCCATGTACTTGATATGGAACTTAATGGTGGATGTAATTATAAGTGTAAAATGTGTCCCCAATCAGTCAGCCGTGAAAAAGAATTTCTTAAAAAACTGCCGCTTGATGTATTTGAAAAAGTAATAGATGATGCTATGCAATATGGTTTAAAAACTGTTACATTGCATGGAAGTGGCGAACCTACACTCAACAAAGATATGCCAGATTTTGTTCGTGCTGTAAAAAAACGCGGATTAACTTGTATTAGTTTTACAAATGGATTAAAACTTACCGAAAAACTTTCTAAAGAACTTATCGATGCAGGGATCGATATTCTTCGCCTCTCATGTATTGGATACGATAAAGAAACTTATGAAGAATGGATGGAACGCGGAGATTATGATTTAGTTCGCGAAAATGCAAAACGTTTTGTTGAACTAGCTAAGGGCAAAAATACCGAAATGCATATTAATCATCTCATTATTGATAAAGATAACATAGATTATGAAATAGCCATGTATCGTAAAAATTGGGGTGAATATACTGGTGCACGTTCTGAAATGTGGTTGATGCATAATTGGAGTCATAGTGATAAGGTTGAATTAAAATATCTACGTGAAGAATTCTTAAATAAGAAAAAACTTCGTACATGTGGTAGACCATTTGCGCCATTGCTCCAAGTTAGGGCTGGTGGTTTAGATGGACATAAAGCAGCTGTAGTAGCCTGTTGTATGGTATTAGGTAAAGATAGTCAAGGCGTACTTGGTCATCTTGATACAGATTCTATCGCTGATGTTGTTAATGGTGAATTATATACGGAATTGCGCAAGGCACATGAAGAAAAGCGGTTTGATGATATATCTTATTGTAAGGGATGTGACCAATTAATTGATACGCCAGAGGCTTTAGTGTGGTGTGATATTCCCGGCCGTGAATATGGTCAAAGCAAAAACCTTGCTACACTTAATTTTTTAAATTATTCTAAGGATAAGTAAATTCATAAAGACGCTTACCACTTTGGGGATATAATTGTTCCCAAAATGTACCATCTTGAATTTCTGCATGATGCCATTGACAATGAGCTAAATGCTGCAACAGGGGTAAACGTTCTGGATATCTTATATCATCCAAAGAATGTCCCGTAATACCATATGCTGCATCACCAACATCCATAGAGATAACAGGTATTCCTTCCAATAACATATCTAATGAAACTGTAGAATTTAAAACTATAGCGGCTTTAACATTTACTAGATCATCTACTAATGGATTTTGCTTACCTTTTGTAGGATGAGGACGAAATTTAACAGGTTCCTTAACCATAGCCCTAACTTCAGAATACCAATTTTCTAAACTTTTATATTTCATACATCGCGCCAAATCCGCTTGACCGCAAAGTAAAAATTGCTCGCCGCTTTTTTTCCATGGTTTTATTTGTTCTTCAGGATTCATAAATTTATGAAGGCGTGACGGTAAAACTTCTTTTACGCAATGAAATCCTAATCCATTAAATCCCGTCCAACTTAAAGAAACAATATCACCAGCAACATGGTCTTCTTTGCCAAAAAATTTTCGGTTGACCATAATTCTTGGTTTACCGGATGCTTCTACGCCTTTCCAATGATTGGGTCCAAATAATATTGCAACATCACAATCAGGAAGATATTTTCTTTCTGAAGTTATGCGCACGGTTATATTGTGTTTTTTAAAACCACTAGTAAAAAATTCAGACCAACGGGCGTGCCACGGAATTGACTTGTTTGCGTGGATAACAATATTCATTGTTTATATAACTTTTTTTCTACACCATGCGTTATCTGGGCCTATGATATAACCGGGTAAGAGTTCATCTGCTACTACTTTAACCGTAGGCCAGTTAATGTCGTGTCCTATTATGGTGCCAGTATCTTTAACTTTTGGTGACCATGTTAAAATATCATTGCGAACTGCTTCCGTAGAATGGTCTGCATCTATGAAAATAAAATCCAAACTATTATCTTCTACTAATTTGGAGGCTTCTGTTGTTGTCATTCTATGAATAACTGCGCGATCCCCAAATTGTTTGGCACCCATAACTACACGCTGATAATTTTGTTCATGTGGCCACTCAATATAATTTTCTGGGCCTTCATTTTCTGGTTGCGGTTCCCACAGATCAACGCCAATCATCTTTACATCTGGACAATTAGCAAGAACATGCAAAAATGTTCTACCTTGCCAGACACCCAATTCAGCACCAAGTTTCCAATTATTTGCCTTAACCATACTAGCTATCCATTGTTCCCTGCGCCAATGTGGTGGTACTTTTACTTGTGATTTGGCTGGATTTTTATTCCATGTTTCTATATCGTATTTCATTATTGTTCTTCTCCTGTGGTAATCTTGACCTTTGTCTATTTATATGATATAAATACGACCGATAATAATAACAAAAAGGTGAAATCATGTCAAGAATGATCACACAATCTACATTAACTATTAATGGGATTGATCTTAAAACCCCCAATTTACTAGAACCGCCGCCACGCGTAACTGTTGGAAAAGCTCCAGAAAAATTAATTGTTGCATGTGTGTGGTGGGGAACATTATATCCGATTGAATATGTTAAAAGGTTATATAATTCTGTTAAACGTAACCTAACTATTCCACACGAATTCGTCTGTATAACGGATAATGAAGTTCCTGAAGGAATAACCAAAATAAAACCTCCTTTGTCAGATTCTAAAAAGGGATGGTGGCAAAAGGTAGGTTTATTTCATCCAGATTTATTTCCAACAGATGCACGTATCCTTTATCTTGATTTAGATGTGGTAATTGTCGGATCATTAAACAATATTGCTAAGGTGCGCGAACCTTTTTGCATGATTGAAAATTATGGTCCAAATAAAGGACATGCTGCGCACAATTCATCTGTTATGGTTTGGACACCTTCGGAAAATACATATAATATCTACAATAAATTTTCAGAAGATGTTATGCAGCAATTGCATGGCGATCAATGTTATATTTGGCGTGTTCTTCGTGATAATATACACGATTATCCAAAAAGTTGGGTAGTATCATACAAATACGAAAAATATCCACAATGGAATCATGCTGACAAAAATACTGCAATTTATGTATTTCATGGACAGCCCAAACCACATGAAGTAAAAGATCCACTTATAGTAGAAAATTGGAGATAGGAATGGTAGGGCTACCAGAACAGGAAGTACGTGCGCTTGGCGAATTACCTGAAGGAATTAGATTGCTAGAATTGGGAAATAAGAAAAATTCTGGTGGGTTATATAGAAATTGGTATATAGATAAAAATGTAAACTATTGGTGTACAGACATTAATGGTCGGGATGGTGCTATACCATGGGATATACGTGAAGAAATTCCACAAGAATTATTAGATCTTGCTCCCTTCGATTTTATAACGAATTTTGGATTTACAGAACACGTTCAAACAGATCATGGACAAGAAATGGCATGGAAAAACATACATCTACTTTTAAAACTTGGTGGAAAATTATGTTGCACTTTGCCACAACCAGGATATAGAAAAGATCATGGAAAGGCTAGAGGATTTCCAGGCATTTATTATCCACATCCAGAATTCTTTGAAAATTATGCGGAACTAAATAGTTATATTATTGAAGACTTATGGATATCTCAAAACCATCTAGTCTGTTGTAGAATGATTAAAAAACGAGATGGTGATTTTATAATGCCAGCAACAGGAATGTTTAAAAATGTCTGAGTTAAAATTAACTAGCGATGAATATAAATTAACTAAAGAACAGCCGCAGCCAGAACAGGCTAACAAATTACAGCAGCGCAGAATACGGGCACAGCAACAAGCACGACAGCAGCAGCGGCGAGAACCATCAACATCTAATAGAATTAATAAGGTGTTGGAATTCGACCCTGCGGATTATGATTATGCTTGTTATATTGTAGGCAGCGGCACGTCGATGAAAAACTTTGATTGGTCTTTACTTGACGATCCTAAAAAATTTATCGTCGCCATCAACAACAATTATACTAAGTTACCAAGTGCGCAGATATTATATTGTACGGATGAACCATGGGTAAAAGAACATGCTGAAGATATAGAAAATTTTAACGGTGTTATATATCAGGGCGTTCTTAATTTGACTAACCCACCCAAACATCCAGTTGTTGACAAGCGTTGGCATTTAACAGGATTTGATGGGTATGAAACAAAAGAAGGATGTTTGAAGCATGGCTCGAATTCGGCGTATGCGGCATTAAACATGTGTGCGGCGCATCTTGGATTTAAGAAAATACACTTAGTAGGTATCGATATGAAATGGGGGCAAAAGGGAAACAGAAAAACCTCCCACTGGCATTCCGACGTTCGACCACATAAACGCATAGACCACGAAGCAGTATACGATAAAATGATGTCTGCCTATAAAACTATAAGGCAACCCTTACTTGATGCTGGTGTTGAAGTTATAAATGTCAATACTGCAACAGGTACGGATTTGCGCGAATTCCCAATAAAATCAATAGAATCTGTATTTGGTAAGAAGACTTGACTTTAACCCCCTAATTACTATACAATTAACCTATGGATATTAGCTCGAAAAAATCTGGGCCTGCTGGACAGTTATCTAATTTTACACCACGGCCATTTATGTTTAAAGGTGTTGAATGTAATTCTATGGAAGGATTATTGCAGTCTTTTAAATTCAAAGATCCTGAAATGCAAAAGCACTGTTGCACATTAGTAGGATTTAAGGCCAAAAAATTTGGTTCAAAAAAGAACTGGCAAACCACACAAACGCTTTGGTGGCAAGGTCAACCCATTAAACGCGATTCTGAAGAATATCAAAAGCTCTTAGATGAAGCGTATGAAGCGCTTTATACTACTAATGAAAAAGCAAAGAAAACGTTGCTTTCTACAGGTAATGCTAATTTAACACACAATATTGGTAGAACAAAAACCAGTGAAACGGTTTTAACACGGCAAGAATTTTGTTCACGTTTAATGAAAATTCGCGCTAAACTAAAGGCAGAGGAATATATAAATTTTTAATGAAATCTATTAAACCACCACAAAAATACAACCCTGAAGAAGACGAGGGCTTATCAATTTTTCTAGCAGGTTCAATATCGCAAGATACAGCCGAAAGATGGCAAGAATATGTAGAACGGCGATTCGAAAATTATGACCATATTACATTTTTAAATCCACGACGCGATGAATGGAAAGTCTCGAAGGAAATGGAAGATGCTGCATATAAAAGATATTTTACCGAACAGGTCACGTGGGAAACAGAAAATCTTGAAGCCGCCACGAGTATTTTTATGTACTTTGATCCAAATACGGTTTCACCGATATCATTATTGGAATTGGGAACATACGGAAAAAGTGAAAAAATGATGGTTTGCTGCCCAAAAGAATATTTTAGATATTACAATGTTGAATTTTTTTGTAATTATAATGGTATAACATTTTTTGATGACTTAGAAAAATCGTTGATACATTTAGAAGATTTAATCAAACTTTATATAATATGAACGATAAAATATGTAAATTATGTGGTAGACCTATGCCAGAAGGTTCGTTTAATACGCACCATTTGGTTCCAGCTACATTCAAAGGAAAAGAAACAATAGATTTACATATCGTTTGTCATGATAAGCTACATCATACGTTTTCGGAACGTGAAATGTTTCAATGGTATAATACGATTGAAAGAATCAAGGAACATGAAGAAATTAAAAAATTTGTAAAATGGGTTAAGAAGCAACCGCCCGAATTTTATGCAAAACACAAAGATACACGCGATAGAAAGCGTCAACGAAAGAGGTAAAAACAATGAAAGAAGTAAATTTGATAGAAAATAATATATTAACACTTATTACTAGTGTGGCCTGTGTCACGCTTGCAAGAGAAATATTTGGAAAGCTAACTATAAACGATTACAAAACTATTCTTGAAATAATGGATAAATTTAGTGCGCATGATGTTTTATATGATCCATCAGACGATGCTATTGTTAAAATGGTGCCAGAAGTATTACACGCGTGGATGGCTGAAATCGTACAAGAATTTGATGATAAAACAGTTAATAATATATTAAAACGCGCTCATCCAAAAACTATAATTTTAGAAAATGGTGGATTTTTTGGTGAAAGATTGGCTCCAATTGGTACTGCTATTGATGAATTCAAAGAAAAATACAAAGATAAAGATGGTGAAATGTTTATTATATCTAGTCCAATGTTTATATCTATTTTACAAGCGTGTATAAAAAACATTTTTGCTCCTGCTTTACAAGGTGAGTTTAAGGGACCGAATAACACAATGCTCGTTGGAACAACCGATGGTATTCCTGTTTATTCATATATTTTCAATCCGTCTTGTAAACTAGATGCGATTTTAGGATTTCGTGATTATGAAACCAACCGCATGGATATTACACCATTAGTGATAGAAAACTTAACGTTTGCTTAATATGATACCTACTAACTGTGCAACCTGTGGAAAACCTGTGTTTTTACCAGAAAATCCAGACGAGGAATGGCGGGATTCGCGAACCACCAAATACTGGTCTTTCGACGAAAATGGTGAAAAAAGACCCTATTGTGATGCTGCCTGTGGCCTAAAAGATTACAAAAAATAACTTGTCATTAGATTATTTTTATGCTATATTATAAAAGCTAATAATATAATAAGGATAATAATAATGAAAAGTTTAATTTATCTTGCTGGGCCTATTTCTGGTCTAAGCTATGGCGAAAGCACGGATTGGCGTCAATATGTTATGGATAATTTACATGATGATGTAGAAGGATTGTCACCTTTAAGGGCAAAAGGATATTTGAAAGGAATAGAAACATTAGCCGATCAATATCGCGATTGGCCACTTTCTACACAAAAGGGAATATATGCACGCGATAAATGGGATTGTGAACGTGCGGATGTAGTTTTAGTCAACCTCTTGGGGGCTAAAACCGTTAGTATAGGTACGGTTATGGAAATTGCATGGGCTGCACAGAAGAATACACCAATTGTTCTGGTTATGGAAGAAGATAATATCCATCAGCACGCCATGTTAAATGAAGCATGTCCGTTTATCGTAGATAGTTTGGAAAAGGCAATAGATGTTCTACACGCATTATTAATTGCGTACGATCATGAATGATCGATTGGGCGAAATCAACGACCTAGCAAAGCAAATTTTTGCTAATATAATTGCTAAATCTAATGATTTCGATAGGCAAACAGTATTAAAGGCGGCAATAGATTCATTTTATGCTGCTGAGATGTTTTACGAATATGAAAATACTCGGAAAAATACAAAATAAGATACGTGGTTGGCACCTAAGCACGTGGTTAATAATATCCCTTATTCCACTTAATTACCTTGATTTCAGAACTACACTTTGGTTAATGGATCATAAGGAAATGGGCGAATTTAATCCATTTTTGGATCATTTCATTTCTTTATTAGATACACCATGGGTTATTTTTTGGTATAAACTTATTGCGTTGGCGGTGTTGTTTATACCTTACATATTGTTCTTGCGCTGGCGGCACTGTTGTCAGAAGAACTGGATGGTCTGGACTTTGGGATTTGTAAATGTTTATTATATTTCTATTGTTATTTTTAACACCTACTTAATTTTACTATAAATACTTTTATGGATGATATTGAAAAACTTAAAAAAACTGTTAAAGAACAAAATACGCAGATTGAAAGCATGAAAAAGGCAATTAGCGTGTTACAACAGCAACTTATAGCAGTTTCAAAGAAACTTAATCGCACATACGAATCTGGTCGTAGAAATACCAACGATATTAATACTGTATCTAGAACCCTCCAAACATTAACGCGAAGAAATTCATAGGGGTATCTAATATTCTTCTGATAAATAACTATAGATCATAGTTTTTATCAAGGAAATTAGAATATGCCATTTTTCGGATTTTTAAGCGCTCTTTTTAATATTAAAAAGATATTACCATTTGTGTTACAATATTGGCGCGAATGTATGGTAGTAGGCATGGCAGCCTTGATTTGGTATCAAAATTTTAATGAAACCAGATGGTTTTTTGGTGCAGAAACAATTCCTAGCCTTGAAAAGCGCCTTGCTGGTGCAACAGACGCTGTAAGAATTTGTGAAGCCGGGAATAAAACATTATCGGCAACGATTGATAAGCGTAATGAAGAAGTAAAAAGATGGAAGGAAATCTCCGATGGACTTGAAAAAGATATAGAAAACTTACAAGTCACCATTTCTGGAATGCGCACTAAAACTAAAACGGAAGTTATAACAATTTTAAAAGACCCAACTCCACAGACGTGTGAAAAGTCAATAGATTACTTGCGCGATAGTGTAAAGGATTTAACATGGTAAGAATAGTATTTTTAACATTATTCCTTATATTCGTAACAGGATGTGCGGAAACCATTAGGGTTAAAACCGAGGTTCAGGAAAGTATGGTGCCCGTCCTATACTGTCCTGCTCCGCCTAAAATTGAAAGACCTGAACTACCTATTCAACAAATGACACAAGAGCAAATAGAAAAGGACGGTGAAGTTGTTAAACACTATAAGGCGACTGTTAAAACCCTTTTAGGCTATGGTAAAGAACTAGAAGCAGCTCTTATTAAATATGAAGAAATTAATAAAAAATACGAAGAAGAAAAGAAAAAGGTAGAACACGGAATTGAAATGCGGAAGAATGAAAATAAAAAGGAGCAGCAATGAAATTTATAGAATACTTACTTTCAGAAGAAATGGTTCCTGTTGCAACGGGAAATGTTCCTGGACCAAAAATGAGAGAGCGTGGAAGTGTTGAAGCATCTATACAACAAGGATTAGCAGGTATTAACGATGCTGTTGCTAAAGGTAACTGGAAATATGCGGAAAGTTTACTTGCACACATGCTTAAACAAGTTCAAACATTGGGTGCAGAATCTACTGCTCCTAATTTAGAAAAACCATCTTTCAAAATATAAGGTATTATTATGAACTTGTTAAAGGAATTGACGAGCGAATATGATTCTGAAACTATCGATGTTATAGCTATTATAACAGAAGCGGTTAAAGAATTATATGAAAAACGTGGAAGTTCTGGTGTAGATAATAAAACTATTAAAGATTTTATTACTGGTAATCAAGAATTAACCACGGCAGCTGCCGTAAAAGCATTTGCTGCACATGAAATGTATAAAACCAATAAACGAAATTTGGTAACATTATTTGCAAAAACACCATATGAGAAACGTATGGTTCGTAAGATTGTAGACGCGATGACAAAATCTGGTGCTTTCAAACTACATCGTTCGCGCTATGCGGAAGGTGGTGGAAGATATTTCGAACTTAAAAAAGTTAAAGCGGGATTTTAATGATTACTTTTAAGGAGTTTCTGATTGAAAAAACCAAAAGTGACTTTCAAAAATTGAAAGACAATCAGGTTCCGTTAACTCCAGAAGAGCGCAAAGAAGTTATGGATAGAAAGGCGGTTTGGCATAAAGCACCTGATGGTGAAGAAAGCGTAGCCGTTTGGAAAAGTGTTAATAAGGATGGTAAGACCACTTATGTAACGCATACACACCGTGCGTATAATACAGCACCGACACTTAAAGGTGCAATTGGTCGTTTCCACGATTTTATTAAAGGAACCGCATAATGAAGTTTTTAAAAGACCTTATGACAATATCAGAAGCGCAAGGAAATGGTAAGAAAAAAGACTTGTCTTCACTTCCTGCTGATGTTATAAAAGAAATAAAGAAACTTATTAAAGATGGCGCACAAGATTTAGAACATAAATGGATGAACGCCCTCGAATTGGTTCAACAAGCATACAAAGTTGCTGGTGTTGAACGCCCTACACCCGCTGAACGCAGTGCATGGGAAGAATATGAAGAAATGCTCGTGGTCGGTGTAGAAGAACTGGCCAAAGCGCGAAAAGGTCAAACGGATTGGAAAATGTCTTCAGATGTTTTTCATGAAGCCATGGAAAAGCGTATGAAAATCCGTGTATTCGAAATAGGTGATCAGTTCGCTAAAGGTCACACAGTAGAAGCTAAAAACCTTGCAGAAATCATTGAAATGGTAAGAAAGCAAGCAGGCGAAGCTGGTTACGAAATGAATGTTGAAGAACACGATCCAAGCTGCGTCACATGTCATTTCACTATGCATGGTATAAAACGTCCATACCACGTTAAACTCCAAAGACTATAAAGTAATTTTATTGCATTTATTGACTATCACTATTATAAGTGATATACTGTCTTAAGAATATATTATAAGAATAGTTTATTTGTATCCAAATACTATAATAAAAATAAAAAATAGGTTACATTCATGTCGATTATAAAACATGGTGATTGTCTTGATGTTTTAAAAGAATATCCAGACGATTATTTTGATTTGATATTAACATCACCACCATACGCCGATGCACGCGTAAAAACTTATGGTGGCGTTCCCCCAGATGAATATGTAGAATGGTTCCTACCACGCTCTGAAGAATTTTTGCGCGTATTAAAACCCACAGGAACTTTTATTCTTAATATTAAAGAAAAGACGGTCAATTCAGAACGAAGCACCTATGTTATAGAACTAATTCTTGAACTACGCAAACAAGGATGGTTATGGACAGAAGAGTTTATCTGGCATAAAACAACAGCATTTCCTGGAAAATGGCCAAACAGATTTCGAGATGCATGGGAAAGATGTTTACAGTTTAATAAAAATAAAAAATTTAAAATGAATCAAGAAGCTGTAATGGTGCCAATCGGTGATTGGGCAACAAAAACTTCAAGACTTACATCTTTAACAAAAAACGATAAAGTACGCCATGATTCTTCAACCAATAGTGGTTTTAGTAAAAAAACCGCCAATTGGGTTAATAGGGATATGGTATATCCAACCAATGTTTTACATTTAGCACCAGAAACTGGAAATCGTAAACATAGCGCAGTATTTCCTAAGAAAATACCAGAATGGTTTATTAAATTATTTACCGATGAAGGTGATATGGTATTAGACCCATTTGTTGGTTCTGGAACTACATGTCACGTAGCAGATGAACTTAACCGTGAATCTGTTGGTATAGATATTCTTGAAGAAAATATAGAATTAGCTGACAATAAAATGAAAAATTGTGATCTCTTAACATTTGACATAGAAGAAAAAGAAAATGAAAATTGATAAAAAACGAGTTGACTTGCGGTTGCAAGAATTCAGAATGAATAGAATAGCAGCAATTGAAAAATTTAATATTGAAGAAAAATTAGCAAGGGTAGATATGAGTTTATACAGAATCAACGGTATACTTACTATAAAAGACTTTGCTAAAAAAATGGTAAAAGACTGGTACGCAAGGAATACAGAAACAGAACATGGACATGTTATGGAACATATTGCAACATTGACAGTGGAAGAAAATTTTAAAGTTTTGGATGTTCCACAAAGTGAAAAATGTAGTTTTGATATTTTATTCACCGTAGAAGATAGTAATGGTCGAACAATGTTAACTGGCTTACAAGTTAAAGCAGGTGAAAATAGTCAAAATTGTCAAAACATGGATGGATATAAGGGTGATGTTATTAAATTTAACAAAAAATATAAACACGAATATGATAATGTAATGTGCATAAAAGGATCTTGTCGCGGTACTTCTAACGGGTTCATATTAGTAGACGGTATACCTAAACATTTAAGTATAAAGTTGGCTGGACAGGAATTCTGGAAGAAAATAAGTGGTGGCAGTGATGACTTCTTTGAAAAAGTGTATGGTCTTGTAGATTATTTTTTCGCAGAACATGAAGAAGTAATCGACGAAAAGTTAAATGAATTAATTTCTAATGTTTGTAACTATTTAAGTGCTAACTGCTCAAACGATGGTGTACATATAGATCCATTAAAAGTTTTATCATACACATCAGTTAGTAAATTACCCAACCCCGCACTATTAGATAATGCGCTTGCGGCTATTGAAAACCCCGACGCATTTTATGAAAGAGAAAGTCTTATTTCATATGAATAAACCCACCATACAAGATTTTATAGATATCGACGACCTTCCACCAAACGAAGAACAAATGATGAAGGCGGCTGGTTTCACACATGATAGTGTGGACAATCAGTCTGTAGATTGGTATACACCTAAATGGATATTTGATGAATTAGATATAAAATTTGATCTCGATCCTTGTCATCCAAAACAAAGAATTCCATGGATTCCCGTAGAAAAGCATTATAGTTTAGAAGATGATGGATTAAAATCACCATGGTTTGGAAACGTTTGGTTAAATCCTCCATATGGTAAGGAAACTAGTATATGGTTAGAAAAGATGCATAACCATCGTAATGGTATAGCATTAGTTTTTGCCAGAACGGATTGTCAATGGTATCACAATTATGTTACACGGGCAGATGGATTACTTTTTCTTAAAGGTAGAATTAGGTTCGTAGATGGTCTTGGTGTTACAAAGGGTGGTGGTGCTGGCAGTGGATCTATGCTCATATCATGGGGTGAAGCTAATACTAATAGGTTAAAACAAATATCCGACCGGGGTCATTTTATACCCCTTGACGAATTGAAAAAAATAAGGTAAACTCTGCGAAACTTAAAATTATAAATTTACAATAATGATAAATTTATAACAACTATAATTCTGAGGGGAATAAAATGAGTTTATTTTTAATTGGTGGTATAGCCGCCAGTGCAGTAGTACTATTAGCTTTAGTGGTTTCTTTGATTTGGCGCGTCGTAGTTGAACCGAATGAAGTACATATCGTTCAATCTGGTAAGACGACTAAGGTTTATGGTCGCCCATCGGCAGACTTATCAAATGAAGAAGGATTGAAAATATATGGTAACAGTTATTATAACTGGCCAGCATGGATTCCATGGATTGGTGTTCAATCAAAAGTTTTTCCTTTGGCGGTGTTTGATGAAGCATTGGAAGAATATGAAGCATATGATGTTGGTCGTGTTCCATTCGTAGTTGACATCGTAGCTTTCTTTCGTATTTCCGATCCTGCGGTGGCAGCGAAGCGCGTTGATACAATTCCCGAATTGCGCGAACAGCTTAAGCTGATTCTGCGTGGTGCAGTTCGTACTATCTTAGCAAAACATGATATCGAAGAAATTATGGGTGAACGCTCAAAATTTGGTAAAATGTTTACAGAAGAAACAGAAATGCAACTTAAAGAATGGGGCGTTTCAAACGTAAAAAGTATTGAATTGATGGATGTGCGCGACGGCAAAACCTCAAAGACCGTTTCAAATATCATGGCTAAGAAAGAATCTTTCATAGAAATGGAATCGCGTAAAGAAGTTGCAGTCAACCATAAGAATGCACAATTGGCAGAAATTGATGCAGCCCGTGAAGCTGAAGTTCGTAAACAAGAAGCTGAACAATTGGTTGGCCAAAGGACTGCTGAAAAAGACCAAGCAGTTGGTATTGCAACAGAAAAGGCACAACAAGAAATTAAAGAACAAGCAAAAGTTACAGCCGAAAAAGATATGGCTGTTAAACAAGTTCAACAAGTACGTCAAGCAGAAATTGATAAAAATGTACAAGTCGTTAAAGCACAACAGGATAAAGAAGTTGCTATTACTGTTTCAGAAGGTACGCGTGAACAAACACGTATCGTTGCTGAAGGTAATTTGAAAGAAAAGCAATTACAAGCAGAAGGTATACTCGCTGTTGGTACTTCTGAAGCTGAAGCAAAACGTCTGGCTGAAATGGCGCTGGTCACACCACAAATTGAACTTGCTAAAGAAATCGGTGAAAATGAAGGATATCAAACATATCTTATCAAAATCCGCGCAGTTGAAAAGGATGAAGTTGTTGGTGTTGAACAAGCTAAAGCACTACAAGATGCTGGTATTAAAGTCATTGCTAACACGGGTAATGTTTCAAACGGCGTTGATAGTGTAATGGATTTATTCTCATCAAAAGGCGGTACGGCAATTGGTTCAACTTTAGAAGCAATGGCAAACACTGAACAAGGACAAGCACTTTTAGCTAAACTTGGTCTTAAGCAAACCGATGATAGTATAGAAGATATAGCTTCTAAAATGACTAAATCAGTAAAACGCAGTTCTAAACCTAATGGAAAAGGTAACGGCGCTGCACTTCAATAAGTAACTACAATAAAAAGCGGGTAAGTTTATCTTGACTTACCCGCTTTTTTATATTAGGATATATGTATTATGCTAGACACGGATCACACTGCAAAACGCATTACTGAAACTGAACGCCTTTTAAATAAAGGCATTTGGGTTACAGCCGGAACCATTCTCTTAATAATGTTAATGATGACAACATGCACGATGCATAGCAATACTTATGATGGTGAACGTATTCGTGAAGAAGCGGCTGCTCAAAAGAACGAAATAGAATTAGCCAAACAGAAAGCAATAGTTAGACAAGCAGAAATACAGGCGGACAAAGAAAGATTGGAAATCATCGAACGATTGATAAAATCTGGAATCAATCCCGTAGCTGCAAGGTGTGGAATTAATGGTTGGACTGTTGTACATGATGATCCAACGTGTTTGGTTGCCGCAGGAATTAATAATAATTCACAAAGAAAAACTGAAGAATAAAAAATATTAAATATGGGGATATAATTTTATGAAAAATATAGCTGTCTTGGGCGCTGGAAACATAGGCTCACTAATTTCAATTTTACTTGCAACAAATGAATACAATGTTCACCTATTAAGTGATAACTTTCCTGATATAGATTTTGAAACTCATGGGATTCATCTTTGTATAAGTGATGTATCAGACACGGATTCGCTTCAACGATTCGTAAAAGACAACGCAATTGATGTGATAGTATCGGCATTACCATATTATTTAAACATAGGTGTTGCTACTATCGCGAATGAAAACAACATTAATTATTTCGACCTAACTGAAGATGTAGGTGTAAAAAATCATATCCTTAACCTTGTTGAAACATCCTCTCAAAACAATATTCTAATGCCACAATGTGGTCTAGCACCAGGATTTATTAATATTGTGGGTGCAGATTTAATGCGTCAATTTGATAGCATACATGAAGCAAAGCTACGCGTTGGTGCACTGCCGCAAACAATTAGTAATTCTTTAAAATATAATTTAACATGGTCTACTAATGGTTTAGTCAATGAATATGGCAATCCGTGTGAAGCGATTGTCGAAGGACGATTTGTAGATGATTTGATGCCATTGGAAGGGGTAGAAACAACACTTATTGATGGTGTTGAATATGAAGCATTTAATACTTCTGGTGGATTAGGCACGTTAGCAGAAACATTTGCTCAAAAAGCACGCAATCTTAATTATAAAACGCTGCGCTATCCAGGGCATTGCGAAAAAATTAAATTCCTGATGTTTGATTTGCGCTTAAATGAAAAAAGACATGTCTTAGAAAATATCTTAGAACAAGCTGTACCAATGACCAAACAAGATGTTATTGTTATATACTCTGCTGTTTCTGGTAATGTTGCAGGTAAATTTAAGGAATTGTCTTATGTCAATAAAGTATATCCACGTGAAATCGCCGGACAGGTGTGGGCAGGAATACAAGTGACTACCGCTGCTGGTGTATGTGCTGCATTGGATATCACTATAAATAATCCCGAAAAATATAATGGGTTTGTTAGACAAGAAGATATTAATCTTGATGAGTTTATCAATAACAGATTCGGTGAATATTACTTAGAACCATAATAGTAATTAATCTTCAAGTAAAGCATAATAATGACTAACGAATTTCTCTTAGAAATTGCTGGTTGGATCGGTGCGTTTCTATTCTGTGTATCCGGATTACCACAAGCGTGGCAATGTATAAAACAAGGGCACAGTGAAGGTCTATCAAAGTCTTTTTTACAGATGTGGATTTGGGGTGAAATTCTTACTTTGATATACGTTTTACCCAAATGGCATTGGCCACTTATAGCCAATTATGCTATCAATATAGTTATTATCGGAATTATAATTTGGTACAGATACCTGCCACGCAAGTCTTGACTTTAACCCCCAAATAACCTATACTGCTGGTATGAATGAATATCAGCAAAAAATATATGACGATTTAATGCAACTTGTTGAAAACAATGAAGCATTTTACTACGTTGACCAACACATATTTGATGGTTTATCATCATCTATTGATACAGTATATCGTATTTTCTTATATCGATTAGCTTCTTACACAGACTTTCTGAATCCATCGGCGCTGGAATGTCGTGGTATTACTTTTGAAGTAACTGAAGAAGGTAAGAATGCACAACCAATTCGCTTGGCGGCAATGCCAATGGAAAAGTTTTTCAATTTACATGAAAATCCATTCACTATGGATTTAGATCTTTCCGCTGTTGAAAGTGTAATGTTGAAAGCTGATGGTAGTTTAATATCGGCTTTCAAACACAATGGTTATCTACGGCTTAAGACGAAAGGTTCGTTGTGGTCTGACCAAGCAATGGCGGCAATGGGGTGGTTACACGATCATGAAAATCAACCACTACTTAATGAAATAACATTATTAGTTAACCATGGCTTTACCGTCAATATGGAATGGTGTGCGCCAGATAATCGTATTGTTATCAATTACCAAGAACCAAAGTTAGTAATTCTTAATATCCGCAATAATGAAGATGGTAGTTATGTTCGCTATCCTGATCGCGTAGATGAAGGTTTTGTTGAAATACACAAACATTGGATAGAATTGGAACAACCAAAAGATATCAATGAATTTGTTAAGCAAATACCTTCTATGAAAGATGTGGAAGGTTATGTTGTATGCATCAGTTCTGGTCAACCTCATGCCAAAACTCAATTGGCTAACGGTGATTGTTGCATTGGTATCCAGCATGTTAAAATAAAGACTGAATGGTACTTGACACAACATCGTGCAAAAGATTCTATCGATAGCCCACGGCGTTTGTTCGAAGCTGTCTTGGAAGAAGCTACTGATGACTTAAAATCTTTATTCCATGATAATCCATATGTCTTGAATAAAATCGACGAAATGGAAAAATTCGTTGAAGTACGATACAACCACTTGGTTGATACTGTCGAACGTTTCTATGAACGCAATAAAGGATTAGAACGCAAAGAATATGCTATTCTTGGACAACAGGAAATGGATCGTATGCAGTTCGGTTTAGCTATGATGAAGTATTTGGATAAGCCTGTTTCTTACAAAGATGCTATGAAAAAGGCTTGGAAACATTATGGCCTTAAAGATGCAGTAAAGGAAGAAGAATGAGTATTGATTTGCCGCAAGGCCCAATATCTTGGGAAGCTGCGGCTGCCCTCGATGAAGAATATGCAAAGGTTCTTGAACGTGAAGAACTAGGATATGACCTTTATATTGACAATGCTAATGTTCTTAGATGGGTACCAAATCCAGAACGCGTGGAAGAAATCATGAATGAATTTGGTGCAAAAGATCTTAATGATTTATTTGGTAGATGTAATGCGGATAAAAACGATCCAAAGATTCGCGAACTTTACAAAGCTATGGGTTACAGTTTATCTGGATTTTGGGAAATATTTTATTGGGAAGTAAACAATGAAGACGCATGGGCGTATCAAGGAAGATTGAAAACTCCTGTTGATAAAAAACGATTAGGATTTGAAGTGCAATTTGAAGTCAACGGTGATATTGATCCAGAAAAATTTAAGAAAGCATTCGAATCCTTCCTTGAGTTTGGTGCCGATGAAGCAGAAAATATTGAAGGTGCTTACGAACATAAAATAATTTCAGTTGAAAGACTTTTATATTAGGAGAAAAATAATATGAGTACACAAGACGTACCGGGTTACGGTAGTGCATCCAGCGACAAGCTCGCTATGGGTGTTTGGGGTGAACATAACGATGGTAGTTTACTATTAGTTGAATCTACAGAAGGTGGAAGGATAGTTTATTCTATTTTTGATATGGCACAAGATCCTATCGTAGAATACCGCGATGCGATGCCAGAAGCGGGTTTCAAAGAAACATTTTCTTTTAGTAGTAAAAAATCAAAAGTAGATAGCGGTTGGGTATTCCATGATAAAACACCATTCCCATGGGATAAAGTTATGAAAAGTGGTGGCAAAGATGGTATGCGTTATGCCTCTGCTAATGACCAACTTAATGCCGCACAGCGCGTAGCACAGTCTATGGAACTTCGCAAACAAACATTTAATGGAGATAAGTGGTCGCACATGCTCGGAGTAGTTGGTAAAAAGGGTAAAGTTATCGTTGATAAGCTGCAACGCGCAATTAACGAATTAGGAAGATAACATGCCAAAATTTAAAGAAGGTGATAAGGTTGTTGTCAAACATCAGCGTGAAATGGGTGAATGTATTGTTACAAATCCTTGTGAACAAACAGACATGACACGCATCGGTGGTGAACCTGTTGGTTTTTATGTTCGCATTGACACACCAAAAGCCAAGAATCAAGGATACCACGAAGAAAATCTAGAAAAGGTATAACATGGCGGAACAAATATCAGAAGACGGTCGTGCAACAGGCATTGTACGTACAGATATGCATTGTCATGATTGTAGTAAACAATTCTACGCTTCTATAGATTTTGAGATTGACGGCAATCATATAATAATTTGTCCAAATTGCGGACATAATCATTGTCGCGTTATTGTGAACGGGCAAGTTACTGGTGAACGTTGGGATAGTAAATGGGGCAGCGTTAATGATAGGACTGAACGAATTTGGAATCACCAGACATTGAAAATGGAAACTAGCTCCGCTGCGCAATTTTTAAGAAATAAGTGGATAAAGAAGTCAACATGACATGAGCTATATAACAATTGCCAACAACACTAGTAGCGGTAATTATTATATTGCTGGTACCGCAGGTGGAACAGTTACCAGTAATACATGGGCAACGACATCAAGTACGTATCCTTCAACAGGTTCTGGTTTAACTGTAGGTAGTGGTGGGATAGCAGTATCTGGTAATAATAATGTAGTAATATCAAATTTGGTTGTCGATGGAAGCCTCGGTGCCATAGAAGTTTCACCAAACACTACATTAAAACTACCAGACGGCCATATAATTGAGGTTGACGATCTTGGTAATTTTGAAATACTTGATGATGATGCGCAAGTAACATACAAAGCAAATAATGTATTAGAATTTAACAAATATATTAATGCTAGTGATTTACTTGAAGCGTTCATTAAAGATTTGGGGCATATAGGTATCAAACAGGGTGAAGTATTAAACGTTCCAATCGAACTTTTTATTAATTGGATTATTCTTAAAGCTGCTGAACAAGATGGTGATAATGCACCAGCAGATGTTCCACGTTTAGAATCTTCTGTTAAACCTACCAAGCATCCAAAATGTTTATGTTGTGGAAAGTTTATTAAGAAGAAGTTGGTGGAACATAAAATACATTTTTGCAACCCCGAACATCATCATTTATATTTACATAAGGTAGGAATATGAAAAATCTTTACCCAAAAATATATGAAATATTAAGGTTAACATATGATACTATGGAGGAGGATGAAATTCCTTTAAACGATTTTCTTATGTTTGCGCAATATAATTTTTTCAACGAGCACGGAAAAGAAGTAAATGATTTTGAAATATATGCTGCATTTGTTACATTACAAGCGGAAGAAGTTTTTAGGCTTACATCAGACAAAATGGTTTGCGCGGGTGAACAATATGAGTAGATGAATAAATGGATTATAACGTAGAAATAATAGCAGGTACAGGTAAAGAAGCATTGGGTAATGTCTGTATTCCTGACAGAGGTGATATAGTTACAAAAGATAGCATTATTATTATTCCTCACGGCGGTCAAAAGTACCACGTTGAAGGAATGATATGTAAGGCCATTATTACTGAGATAGGTAATAGAATGTGCCATTTAGCTATCGTAACCCGCGAACAAGGAAAACTATTAGTTCGTATGGAAAACGCAATGGAACAATTAAAAAATGCTAAACGTGTTTGGATAGATTGCTCAGGCGAAACACCAACCGTTGTAGTTAGAGGAGAATAATATGGGTTGTTGGAACCATACATGTGCAATAACAAATTTGCCAATTTATGAAGATGAAGATGTTGTAGTAATACTTTTAAAAGCAAGAAGTGAACCGAACGAAGATTCCTTTTGTTATCCTACAGCTTATTATGCACCATTACCCTTCTATTTTGAAGGGAAATATAATGATTATGGTGCTGTAAAAGATTGTCATGGGGCGGCGCTTGATATAATAGTAGATAAATTACGCGAAAAACTTTTTGAATTAGAGCAAGGTGAAAATCAATTTCATGATATTCCTGCAAAGCGGAATGAATTTGATATAGATATGCTTTTTAGTCTAGATCATGAAAATCGTTTGTTTATTCACAATCCAGTAAAATCACCATACGATATGCGTGAAAAGATATACATTAAACATATTGTTATTCGCAAAGAAGTTTTCGATGGGATTGTAGATGGGATTGTCATAGACAGTTGCCTTACTGGTCTTGTAACTTATAAAGACCTTGTTAATCAATTTCCATTATTTACAAAAGATGTTGATGATATTGTATCGCTTGATAAAGACCATTTCGCACGCACGTTTTGGAGAATGACCCATAAAATAGGAGATACAACTGTCGCTGAATTTTTAGCATACAATGGACAGGGAAGTTATGGCATGAACCATCCGTTGGACGCGAATGAAACACTATTTTCATTACGCGAAAAGGCCGATAAAAGGTATTGGGATGTACTCGATAATGCTGTACGGATGTCACTATTGATGACATTCATGGTGAATTCGAGAAAATCTTGGCATATACCATCCGGTGTTGGTTCGCAAGAGGATAGTACTAATTGTCAAGAACTATGTGCAACGTTGACTTTATCATCGGCTAATAAACTTAAGAAATATTTTGAAGAAAGGTGGGAAGATTAAAATGGGTATAAGAATCCACAAAATGATTGGATATGGGTTACAGGATATTGCCAACGAAGATTATGAAATAACCGATTCAAGAATTAATCCAGATGGGTGGCTTGGTGAACGTGACGAAGACAAATTCAACCTTGAGGGTTTTAGTAACCACATAAATGAAACACTGGCAACCATGGACGAAGACCACATCGATCATTTCAGCTTAATGCTTCTTCAAAGAACGCTTAAAGATATGCGTGAATATGAATTTTATCATTCTGTCTTTTATGATAGTGAATATGGTAATCCCAATGTGTTATTGTTCATTCCGCCGGGATGTAAACATTGGAGCAGATATGATGACATGATTGATTATTACGATCCTGTTAATTCAAACGATGACGGGATAGTTAATAGTGTCATTCCCATTAACAGAACGCTTTATCCATATGAATCGTGGATCAACATCAAAGAAATGCCGCCAAAGCGTATTGTTGGTGAAGAATGGCAAGCCCTTTACTTTTATAGAAACATGGTGCGCGAAAATCAAGATTTGCGCAATAAATTAGCACGAGACTTGGGTTTGGAAAATGAAGAAGAAATAAAGACTTACATAGTCCCGATTATACCAGTAGAACTAGTAGAATTGATAAAATACCTTAAAATCTTCACCAACGAGCGCCACATTTATGAACTTAGACCAATGATTTACGGATATTGGGGTTAAATTTGGTACTCCATGGTAAAGACGTATAAATACAATAGAATATACGTTTTTATCATGGAGTTCACCAATGAAAGAATTGAATAGAATGCGGCTTGCGGCTGGTATACCAATAGATCCAAGCATCGAAGTAACTGAAAAGCAAATAGTTACCGGAAAACAAATTACCGAAGCACGCGATACCCCAAAGCGCAAAGCAGATTTGCGTGTAAAAGATAGTAAATCCCTCAAAGCCAGAAAGCGCGGTCTTGAACAAGCTGTTAAGCATGTTCGTCAAGCCGTAGCAATCCTCGAAAAAATTCCAGCTACAGATTTTGGTGGTGAAATCCCACGCTTTATCGGTGAACTGGAAGATATCTTAGGTGTGGATAATGATGATGGAATGGAAGATTATCTCGAACGTGTTATTTCTGATTTTCGTAAAATTGAAGGTGCCGAATCCAAAGAAAAACGTAAAGAAGAGGAAGAAGAAGCTTATGCAGAATTGGAAGCTGCCATGGATGAAGAAAATTTCAAACGTGAAATGACAGCAGATCAAGAACGTGTAGCTAATATGGCCGAAGACGAAGAACTTGGTAACTTTATTCAAAATCTTTCTGACATTCAACGCGATCAACTGATGGTTGCTATTAAAGCTTTACAGCTTGTTGATACGGAAGCTATGATTCGCGAAAGCGCCTATAAAACTGTCGCGAAGATTATGGGCGACAAGTTGGAAGAAGCCATGCATTACTATAATGTAAATTATGATAGCTTCGAAGTTGACAAAAATAAACCTATTAATGTTGCTGATGGAAACGCAAACGATGAACACGTTTGGGATGAAACAGAAGAACAAGAAGAAAAAAATGAAGGTCCAACACAATTAAAAACAATGGATCAACAAGACAATTCACCACAAGATAAATCAGGTGATGATTTAAGCACAATGTTTAAGGTACCTAACGGTATCAAACAAGCACTGCGAACTGAAATTGATAAAGCCGAACGCGAAGCAGAAAAACTAGACGTGCGCGATAAAGATGCCGCACTATTTTACAAAGACTTGGCTAAAGCATTCAGTGACTTGCTTGGACACCTTGAAAAAGGTACGCGCTATGATTTTAAACAGGCGCAAATTTTTGCACAAACCCTTATGGGTCCAATGCTTCATAAGATGCCGCATCAAGTATGGGAATTCTTAGCAAATGGTGGCGAAACCCGTTCACTAAAAAGCTACATGAAAAAAGTAGATAAGAAATTTCCAATTACAGGTCCGCGCAACACACTAAAATGAAGGTTGCAGAACTTTTAAGTGAAGAAATTTTCCATTTCAAGACTGAAATGGAAGTATATCTTACAAAGGTTGAAGATGAACTTACAGCACTTGGTGACGTGATGTCTACTAATGCCAGTAAGTTTGCTTTAGCAGCATGGAAAAAAGGCAACATTGAACCAAAAAGAGTAGCACAAATTATAGTTCAAAAGGGAATTTAAAATGAAAGTAGAAGAAATACTTTTTGAATATAAAAATAAGTACTACAAACCTGTACCCAAAAAACCAAAAGTTCGTCCTAAAAAGACCCTATGGCACGATAATTATGACCGTTGGGTAACCGATATAAAAGCACGTTTTCCCGATGCACATGCTTATTACGATGAAGAAAATGAAGAAATCGTAGCAGCATGTGAAAAATGTAAAGATGCATATGGGAAATGGTCTAAGAAAAAGGACAAATTCCCAGGTGTTTCATTTTACAAACCACGCCATGTTTCCAGTGTGACTAAGTTTTTACATAACTTACGTCAAATTAAGGATGACCCAAAAAAATAAGAATAAATACATTAAACTAACCTATATAAAGGATAATTATAATGTATAAAGAAACGCTCGACATCCTGTTGGAAGATATCAATGACCACAACGATGTAAAAACCCAACTTTTAAAAAACCAATTAGAATACCATTTTACTACAAAAGATATTGAGCGCCAACGCGTACTTGATTGTAGTGTTCCTATTGTACGTCGTGTAGTAGATAGATTTAGACTTGCAGATCTTATTGGTGTACAACCAATCACTAATGAAAAAAATCCAACAGTTATTTCTGGTGGACTTAAATATGATGTCGCACTTCAAGATGAACCATACAAATGTTCTTATCCTGATCTGGCTGAATATAGTATGCTAGAGGGTGAAATAAACCAAGCTATAGGACATGAAATAGAAAGCGAAATAGTATCAACATACTTAAATATTATTGCAGAATATGCACCAGAAATTACATTTACTTTAACGGATTCGTGGGAACGGGAAAGTCTTGTAGCCTTAGCTGATACAATTGAAGAAGCTATATACGAAATTGGTGCAAATTGGATTGTAGTTTCACCATTGGTTCTTTCACTTATTCAATCAAATCCTGAAGCAGACTATAACCAAGATTCAACGGGTGAAAAGAAATTTACTATGGGTGATTTACAACTTATAGGTTCATTTAATGGTGTTCCAACATATTGTAGTTTACACCTGCCTAATGATGGTGCTACTATTCTTATCGGTTATAAAGATCATGAAAGTGAAGACGCACCGATTGTATTCGCACCCAAAACATTAATTCAAGTTGGATTTAAAGCACGAAATGATTTTGATGATCCATATTATCCGCTATCTTCAAGACAAGCTAAATTCATTCATATACACAATGTGGAAGACCAATACAGAAAAATTACAATAAAATACGATGATGGGGTTGACATCTAATTTTGGGTGATATATACTTCATGACCATGTAGAAAATAAGTAATATCATTTTTTGACAACGCTTATATATACATGTAATATTGATTTAATTTAACGCCGAAAGGCAAAATACAAAAGGTTGGAATATGATTTCAATAGCAAGACAACAATGGCAAATACAACAGCCCGGTTTATGTGGGATGGGTTCATTGCGCCTAGGCTCTTTTAGTCATGATCCACGTTATGAACGCGCACAGCCTTTTGCAGGGGGATCTACCGAAACAATGTAAGTAGAAACCAAAAAAGAAATCGCAAAAGGCTGGAACCAGAAGGAACCAGCCTTTTTTCGTTATAGGAGTTTGAAAATGTGGGAAAAATTTTTGAATTTATTGATAGGTGAATTTCAGGCTCCGAAAAAAGTTAAGAAAAAGTTAAAAAAACCCTTGACACCTTATCAAAGACATGTTATAATATTGGAATGGCGCGAAAAGCGTCGTAGATTTAAAGAAATGCAGAAGTAGTTAGCGGAACGCTTAGTGACTAACCACTTTAAAGAAATACGGGTAGTAGAATGTTGATCAGGTTGAAATTCCTGTCCGAACACCTACTACGGAACTTACCTACCAGTAGCGATGGGATGGTACCAGCCACGCGATTAGAACCGTAAAATCGGTCACGCTGAAAGATAGGAAACGGTATAATATCGTTTAAAAAGTGTATATTAGCTGCGTGTAGCCGGGTAACTTGGTAGCCCCCCTCGCTTGGAACGAGGTGTCGAAAGACCTTGCTGGTTCGAATCCAGTTGCGCAGACCAATATACATTTAAATGGGAAGTAGGAAAATTGGCAACCCCACCTGACTTTGAATCAGGCGTCGAAAGACATTGTGCGTTCGAGTCGCACCTTCCCAGCCAATTAAAAATATGGATCAGATGGGGAAACTGGTATCCCTACCCGGCTGTAACCCGGGCGCTTCTAGCACTGTAGGTTCGAATCCTACCTGATCCACCAAATTATGTAGCGGCTGAACATTGGCGAGTTCACCTGCCTGTAAAGCAGATGCCTATGGCTGTGGTGGTTCGACTCCACCTCGCTGCACCAAATTTTGTCTGACCTAACACATCGATCACTGTTAGGATTTACACAAGTAGTAACCATGTGATGTACTTGGAAGCATGGCCCCCTCTAAAGGGGTTTGTATAGGTTCGAATCCTATTGTGGTAAAAAATGTATTAGTTGGTATTCATTCGCGATGAAAAATCCAACCGACAAAATTCAAATTCTATGGATTTCTCCCTTGGAAGGCGGCTGACCTGTGCGGTCGGTAATACTAGTTTAGAAGGGTTCAATTCCCTTGGAAATCCCCAAATAATATACAGTGGTATGCAAATGGTTAAAGCAGCTGGGCCTTCAACCCAGTCCGTAAGGTTTGCGAGTTCGAATCTCGTCCGCTGTACCAACTTTCAACCATACATTGACATTGAAATCACAGTGTGATATAATAATTGCATGAAATTATGTGGAAAATGTGGAAAAACAAAACCGCTAACTGAATTTACCTTTAAAAAAGGTAAACATAAACCACAATCATATTGTAAGGACTGTAACCGCGAATATCAACGTGAACATTATCATAGGAATAAAGAAAAATATTTTGATGATCGTAAACAGCGAAGAAAAGATAGTAAGGAAAAGGCGATTAAACTCCTTCTTGAATATGTTAAGGATGGATGTGTTGATTGTGGTGAAAAAGATTTCGAAGTTTTAGATTTTGACCATATTGAACAGAGCAATAAAGAATATACCATATCTTATATGATAAACAATGGTTTTGGTGTTGAAAAAATCAAAAACGAACTTGAAAAATGTCGAGTATTGTGTAGTAACTGTCATCGTCGAAGAACGGCGAAGCAATTAGGATGGTATTCAGAATATTTACATTTACTTGAAACTACATCGCTGTAGTTTAACTGGAATAGAACGCAAGCCTTTCAAGCTTGAAAATGCGGGTTCGAGTCCCGTCAGCGATACCAATAATGGAAGTGAACATGAAAAAAGTTAAAACTGCGATAAGTGAAATACAACGCCATGAAGAAATAAGTCTTTTTGGGTTTTTTGATAAACACCTTTTTGGTAATGGGTATTATTTTGAGTTCGTACGAGAAGAAATAGAAGGAAGGGCCGATAGAAAAATATTCATATTTTGGTGGTGGTGGGGCAGGAATCGCGGGGTTAAAACAACTATTCTTGATTGGCTTGACCCGTTTTCAATAAACATAAGAAGAAATATCACCGAATCTGTTAAAAAGATACGGCTGAAATTTGAAAATAGTGGAATGAATCATGATGAACAACGGTACTGGTCAAAAATTCTTTTACACGCGTATCATGACGCGCAAAACTTTTTGTTCGGTTGGTCATTATTTTTAAAAATAAGTTATGGTTCTATAGCTTTATCAACTTTCGTATTTTCTTTCTTTTAATAAGAATTCAACAAAATCTATTGCGCGGTATACAAATGGTTAACGTGATGGGCCTCATAAGCCTATGCTGAAAAGCTTTGCGGCGTTCGAATCCCGCCTGCGCTACCAATTAAAGGTGAACATCATGAGAAGATGTAAACAATGTAATAAAAGTATTGAACATAAGCATAAGAATGCTAAGTTCTGTAAACAAAAATGTAAAGATAAATATCATAACGTGAATAATCCACGTGGATATTTTGCACACTTGGCTGGTGAAAGTAACAACTTGCACGACTATGAAGATGCACATATCTTCAGTAGTGAAGCGTTGGGTCAAGAATGAAATAATGCGGGTATAGTGTTTAACGGCAGCATAATGTCCTTCCAAGTCAAAGGTGGGGGTTCGAATCCCCCTATCCGCTCCAAAATTTGTAGTCCAGTGCTATGCGGGAAAGAAGGTGCCTAAGCGATCATAGACATGCACATCCTTTACTACAAATTTCTTATTATAAAATTTCTTATTGTGTTAGTGGCGAAATTGGCAGACGCTGCTGGTGAACCAGACGTGGGTAAACTGGCGATGACGATCTTGCAGGTTCGAGTCCTGTCTAATATGATAAGTTTTGGCAGTGGGGCAGATTGAATATGCGGCTGATTGTCTATCAGCATTAAGAGGGTTTGATTCCCTTCACTGTCGCCAAATATACTATTGTAGTTTAACAAAAATACCTGGAGTAGTCTGGGAGATGTGGGTGAAAATCCTGCCAATAGTTCCAAATCAAATTAATCAACTAAGCACGCAAGTGTAGAACCACTAATCATCGTACCTCGCTCATACCTTGGGAAAATTAGTTGGTCTACCAAAGGCCAAGAGAAGGCAATTGGTTGTGGAGTCGAAGCCCATAGTTGATTTAACGGGGCGCAGGGCAGTAGTGTCCGTAAGTCGCAACGAATTCTATGGTGACTGTAGCTTAATTGGTAAAGCTCCAGACTGTGAATCTGAAAGATGGGGGTTCAAGTCCCCTCAGTCACCCCAAATAATGGAACCTTAGCTGAGTGGGAAATGGCCTAGCGTCTGGTTGAAGCCCAGAAGACATCCGTTCGAATCGGATAGGTTCTACCAATTATGGAACTCTGGTGTAGTAGGTCTGCACACTTGTCTGAAGAACAGGGGGTCACGGTTCGAATCCGTGGGGTTCCACCAAAAAGAATAATGCCCACTTAGCTTAACTGGACAAAGCACTTCACTACGAATGAAGGGGATGCAGGTTCGAATCCTGTGGTGGGTGCCAATATGGACTGTGCTCTGGGTTAAGCGGCTGTGGCTCCAAACTACGGCGTCTGCGGGGTTCGATTCCTTGACAGTCTGCCAAATTCATATTATATTATCGAAATGGCTTCTTTAAGATTGCAATCATTTCTAGTACCCACGCTTAAGGTTGGCTTAGGTGGAAATTACTACGTTATTTGTGATGTAAAAGAACACCTTATCGAAATTTGTAACACAATTAGCAAAAGTGTCAATTCCATTTACTACAATAAAAAATATTGTTGTTGGGTAATTAGGGTAAAAAACAAAGCTACCAAGCGAAAATTGTTGACATTAATGCCTATTAATACTACAATGTGTTATGCAAAAGAATAGGCACATAAAAACCATACCAGAAAAATATGGTATTTGCGACATTGAATTGGAAGCAACCAAATATTTCAAGGATCATTATAACCGCGATAATTACGATGCCGAAAAAATGTTTGAAGGAATTCCATATATCGGCTATATGCGCATAGACACAAACGATCCATTGCTTCAACATTGGGGGTATAGTGACGATGATATTATAAATGCAAAAATACTCTCTGTTTCTGAAACGGACGTACGTTTTTGTTATTACGATTCACATCATGATCGTCTAGCGTGGGCAACTAAAAAACATGAAAATTTTCATGTAGAAGGAAATGTTTTAAGGAAAGCAAATGATTAGCAATGACGACATTGATGACCTTCAAGTAAGCTTAGGTTTCTGCTGTTGTGGCAATCCAGAAGATAATTTAAAATATGTTCGCAATGGTTTGCATCATATCAATGAAATGCACAACATGGATGATGATAAAATGTCTTTTGAAGAATGGACTGAAAAAGGATTAGAAATTTTTGGTAGTAGAAAAGCGGAATATTTTTTTTATTATTGGGCAGACAAGGAAGGGCTGACCGAACATGGTGGTAGTGTGCCGGGATGGTTAGACACAAAAGGCCACGAACTTTTAGAAAATCTTAATATCATATTAGAGGATAAATGAAATGCCAAAAGGTCGTAAGATAACAAAAGTAGGTAACTACATTAAACGCCAAAACGTACAACGCAAGTTTCGTATTGGTACGCGCAAGGCCGGAAAGCCAGCACATGAAATGACAACAGATGATTTGAAGGCCGTACTTGAACGCGAAAGTGATAAACGTTATCACAACAAAGTACGTGCTGTTTTAGCATTGCGTGGAGTCGCTGCTTGAATATAGTGAACGTATTGAATAAACTCGCGGATGCACTTAGCGGTTTATCTTTCTATGAAAATAACAACACCAGTAGAGGTATTGTGCACGATGAAGTATCTAAAATTTTAGACTTGTGGCTTAATGCTGGTACAATTTATGATTACGCGATAATCTGCGACGATAGTAATAATAGTTATTATCTCAGCAATATCAATGTAGATGTTTTACTTAAAACACACATAAATGATGGATTTGTTTATGTGCCTATACGAAAACATTTAAACTCGTAATATTACAAGAAACATTAACATGAAACATAGAATAGAAATTTGCAAGAATGGTGAATATAGTAAATTAGCATATATGGCACCAGTAAATGAAGATGGTGAAATAGATTCTGGTTACAGAATTGCTGGTCCTAAAGGATGGGGCGGTACATCTACGATTGCAACAATAGACATTAGTGAAGAAAACTTGATAAAATATATCAAGGAGTATGCACCAAATGTTCTTAAGGAATTGAGAAGTCGAAAGAAGAAAACAGTATGAGAATTGATATAATAAAAAAGGCCATATACGGAATGATCAATGAAAGAATTAATATTACTGCGCTTGAAGAAAAGGATTCTACGGCTGATATTAAACAACAAATAGCAATGCATAGGGATAATTATAATTTCTTTGAAAAGGCGTTGGCAGAAGAGCTTCAATCAATTTCTGATAGGTTTGACGAACTTGATCATCGTACATCTAAGTTAAGAACATTGCGGTAGGATGGACAGGTTTCCAAAAGAAGGCGATCCTGTAAGGATTACTATGCAAATTGATAAAGACCTTGAAGCTAATAACGACAAGGTTGGAAAGGTTTTATGGCGTGATGGTGAATACATCATGGTAGAATTAGACAAAAGTAAAGTTCAAGTCGAATGTTACCTTTGTGAATTAGAGGAAGTATAAAATATGACAACTAAAGTAACAATAGAAGCTTGTTGTGCTGAAGATGAAGCTGTAAAAATTATAATAGGTGATAAGCTTGTAAGTGATACTTATGTTTTACAAAACGGTGATACTGAAACTTATTATATTCATGGTGAAGTATCTTTACTAGTTAAAGAATTTAAAACAGATTAACGACGCGATAACGTATCCACCAGTAGGAGCATAAAGAATATCAAACCGTTCATGATAAGGCTGATTCGCGATACTCACAGCTGTAAGTGTAATGTTTTGGGAACCATGTAATTATACTTGCCGTCGTTATTTAAATTATTGCAAGTGTGTGGCGGTGGCATCTCCATGGGATGCAGTAGGGGTCGCTCCCCCACCATAGGTTCGAGTCCTATGCTTGCAACCAAATATTCGGAGTGTAGCTCAGTTTGGCAGAGCGCGTGCTTTGGGAGCATGAGGTCCAAGGTTCAAATCCTTGTACTCCGACCAATTAAAGGTGAAATATGATAGTTAACATTAATGAACTTCTTGAACTGAAAGAAAAATTGAATGAAATTAATTCAATCCCGCTTGAAGAAATTGAATTTTATGAAAATGGTGAACTGGTGGAAATTCCCGAAGAACTATTAGAACAATGGGATTACATTGGGCTAAACAATGTTGACTTTATAACCACTGGTTACTATAAAGAAAATCCCAACAAAGGATGGTTACAGAAACAAGCCGATGCAGCACGCCTAACAGTTGAATCATGGCCAGAAGGTAAACAAGAAGCTATGAAGAATGCAATACGGAATAAAGACTGATGGGATATCATAAACGACCAATTAAAAAAGGTGAAGTTGGTGAAATTTCTAAGATAGAAGAAGAAATTGATGAACTTAAAGAAGCTATAGAACAATATAACAGTATATTGGCACTTGTTGAACTATCAGATATCTATGGCGCAATCGAATGTTATTTGGAAAAACACTTTTCTGATTTTACCATGGAAGATTTAAAATCAATGTCCGATGCAACAAGACGCGCATTTGAAGATGGTAGCAGAAAATGACTTTTTTAACTGAAAATAATGCAATATTTTTAAAAGAATTGGGTGAATTACTTCATCAGCATAATGTTCAAATTGAATCACACAATGATAAAATAGAAATTTTATTTTTCAATGGCGGTGGGTGGATGAGTAACAATATAGAATTTGGTAATCAACTTTGTGGTGATTATTGTAAAGACGCTGCCAAGAAGGTTCTTAAAAAGAAAAAATGATTAGTTACGGTTTGCTTGCAGAAGCATTGGAATATTATCAAGACCAAGGTTATGAACTGGTTGACGTTCCTTGGACTGTTTCCAAACAATCGATGAATATAACCGCAGGCAAAAGCATCGATTTAGAAAAAAATAAATACATAGACGACTACTTGGTTGGAAGCGCAGAGCAATCTTTCTTGCACATGATCCGAGGAGGTGAACTTTCCGAAGGAAGATACTGCGCTATAACCCCGTGTTTTAGAAGCAACGATCCTGAAGATGAACTTCATCAGAAATATTTTATGAAAGTTGAACTTATTTCATACAATAAAAAATGGTGGCAATGGGTATCGGATATGGAATTATTAATCTATGATGCGCGACAGTTCTTCGAACAATGGGTTCCTACGACAGTAGTTAAAACGAAGGATGAACGTAGCGATGAAAGTTATGATATTGAATGTAATGGAATTGAATTAGGTTCATATGGTATTAGACACTTCGAAAATATTGATTGGGTTTATGGTACAGGATTGGCCGAACCTAGATTTTCAAATGTATTGAATAGAGAATTTTATGCCAACAGTTAATTGGAAATATGATATTGCGCCTTCACATAAATGTAAAATATGTGGGGCTTATTGGCGTTTATGGTTAAAAGAAGAAGTACCATATTCTGAAAATGATAGTTGGAGTTTACTTTCAACATCTTGCGGTTCATGCTGTGATAATGTTCCCATGCGTGGACAAATAGAACCTTTAAAATTAGGTGACATGTTTAAATTCATCTGCGAGGCCAGTTCTAACAAGAATAAATAAAGTCATATAAGGATTAAAATAATGATAATACCTATAGTGACATCAACCGATGATGGCTATTTGCCCGGTTGTATAGCTTTATATAATTCCTATTTAAAAAATTCAAAGGATGGGTTTAGTTTCCATGTTCTTGCTTATGGTGATGAAAGTTTAAAAGAAAAACTTCATGCAGCCGGTATAGAAAATGTATATCTAAATGCGGCGGTTGGGGCTGAACGCATTCCTAAGAGTGTTAAATATGATTGGTATCGTCATGAAATCGAATCAAGTGCAATGTATGCGCGATTGATTATTCCAGACTTATTTCCAGATGTTCCATATTCTATTTACGTAGATGCGGATGCTATCATTCTTAAATCATTAAAAGGTTTATTAGTTAACATGAGTGACTACCCATGTGGTGGTACACAATCATGGTCAACAATGGTGGCAGATGTTCCAGATGCGGGATTAACAGAAAGGGGAATAATGACGAGCTTTTTGGTTTTTAATCATAAAGCATGGAAAGAAAAAGATGTTTATGTGAAATGTATCGAACTAATGAATACGAGTAAGTTACATTTTAAAACTGTGGTACAAGGTGTACTTCAAATGGTGATTCGTCAAGATTATTATATGTATCCTGAATTTCATCAAGTACAAGCAAGTCACGATACCACGATAGACAGAATTAAAGATGCATATATACTTCATTTCGTTGGGTATAATCCTTGGGAAAAAATACCACAAGAATTATTAGATAGAAAACCTGTTAGAAGGTTTACATTAGATATATGGAGAAAATACGCATGAAAGTACTAGTTACGGGAGCCTGTGGGTTTATAGGACAATACGTTGTAGAAGAATTGAAACGCAGAGGTCATATCCCTGTACTTTTTGATCACTATGATAGAGGTGGTTACGACGATCCAGTAATATTGGGCGACGTACGTGATGATGTAGCTGTTACAGAAGCAATGGCACATGTTGATTCATGGATACATTTAGCAGCAGTACTTGGTACACAAGAAACGATTCAGAATCCAAGACCAGCAGCAGAATCAAATCTGTTGGGCGGTCTTAATATGTTAGAGGCGGCAGCACAATATAATTTGCCCGGTGTCTACATTGGTGTTGGTAATCACTGGATGAACAACACTTATTCGATTACTAAAACAATGATTGAACGTTTTGTTGACATGTTCAACAAAAATCGTGGAACTAAAATTAATATCGTTCGGGCAATGAACGCATATGGTCCAAGACAGCGCCCTGCTCCGCCATTTGGTTCTTCAAAAGTTAGAAAAATTACACCGTCGTTTGTATGTCGAGCATTAACAGATATGGACGTGGAAGTCTATGGTGATGGTCAGCAAATTTCGGACATGATTTATGTTACAGATGTGGCCAAGGCGTTAGTAACGGCCTTAGAAAAAGCCGCTTCTGGTATAGTATTTGATACTGCTGTAGAAGTTGGGCCTGCCGTAAACAATACAGTTCAGGAAGTTGCTGAATTAATTATCAAATTATCAAATTCGAATTCAAAATTGGTTAATTTACCAATGCGCCCGGGTGAAATACCAAACTCAGTTGTTAGCGCAAATGTTGAAACTTTGAAGTTGGTTGACATGTCATCTGATGATTTGGTGTCATTAGAAGAAGGGATGAAAGCCACGATAGAATACTTCAAGGATTTTCTGGATAAATAAAAATATGGGATTATTTGTTTTGTGTCTTGAAGAAGATCCAACACCAAAAGATTTGATAGAAACTGCAATGGCAAACATCGAACTTCATCTTGAACACGATGATACAGATTATTTGTTAGAAGCCTTTGCGTTACCCATGCTTAAAGAAGCATTAGAGAAATTAGAAAAATAAACATGGTTTTCGGAATTTTGCCATGGGGGTGAAAATTCCATTTTAACTGACTTTAAAATTTAACAGGTATCTAGTCAGTATGCCGTACAAAAGAGGTAATCATGATGTACAATAATAAGCTTGCAGTAGCTCTAAAATCTGCCGGGAAAGTTCTCCGTGAATTCGGAGAGACAGTCTACATACCTTTCGGAAGTGAATATTCTGTTCTACTTAAAAACCTTAATAGCGTTCGTGCACTTGTCAAAGTTGAAATTGATGGTGTAGACGTTGGTGATGGCACAAGATTTGTTCTCGATGCAAACAGTAGTGTTGAATTAGAACGCTTCATAAAAAATGGCAACCTAAAAAAGGGTAATCGTTTCAAATTTATTGAACGTACTGGTGGTGTTGAAAAACATCGTGGTGTAGGTATTGAAGATGGTATCGTTCGTATTGAGTTTAATTACGAACAACCATTAACAATCACCACAACTAACTGGGATTGGCAGTGGAATAACAAACCTTACTACTCTTTTTATAATACTACTGACGATGCGGGGTTTCGTGGACTGATTGGAAACAGTGTAAGTTCAAACTACTGTGCTAATGTTAGTGCAGGTGGTTCAACTGCAAAAATGCCAGATGGTAATGTTACACTTACAAGCAGCGTAAATCTAGATTCAAATGCTAAGGGTATTGTTTCTAACGAAGCTAGTGTTGAAGATATTGTAAAGAATGAAGCTGGTATAACTGTAGCAGGTTCAGTTTCTGCACAACAATTCAAACAAGTGGATTCATTCCTAACGGAAGCAGAGACACATGTCATAGTTCTTCAAATGCTTGGACAGACAGAAGATAATCAACAAGTATTAAAACCTGTCACTGTTAAAGCAAAACCAAAGTGTATTACATGCGGTCGTACGAACAAAGCAACAGCTAAGTTCTGCACAGATTGTGGTACATCTTTACAAATAATCTAAAATAGACTATACTAACGGGTAGGTGTTAACCATCTACCCGTTTTTATTATGCCTCGGTGACTAATGTAAATCGGCACAGCTACTGCGCTTAAAACGCAGGTTTTTGTGGGTTCGAATCCCACCCGGGGTACCAAATAATGCGTCGGTGGTTAATGTAAATCGGTACAGCTACAAGGCTCAAACCCTTGACTTTTGTGGGTTCGAATCCCACCCGGCGTACCAAATTTAAAGGTGAATTATGTTATTGCATTTTGTATTAGATTCTGGTAAAATTGTTACATTGGGTACTTTGTTACCCGTTAGTAAGGATATTTTAAATCTATATGTTAAAAAATATCCGCGACACTGGATAACAGTATGACAACACCAGAAGAAGTAGATAAGCTACAAGAATTGGCTAAAGAGACTCTTATAGAAATGATTGAAAATAAGAATCATTTTATTACACACGTAAGATACAACTGGCTTGATGGTGATAAAACAAGTGTTACTTTCGAATATATTGATAAGGAATAACTATGATACAACCAAAAACAATAAAAGAACGATATGTCTTAGAATTTCTATATACAGATATGTGGAGCCGGTGGATAACAAACAGTGGCTTGCAACCATACATGTTTAAATCTGTTGAAAATGCTATCGAGAATCTTAAAGAAGCGCTTGATGAAAATCGAAACGATAGTTATCGTTTTGATTACTTAAGAAACACAAAATATCGCGTACGTAAGATTTATCTCTTCGACGATCTTTATACAGATGAAATTGAAGAAATAACCATCTAAATTGATTTCAAAACAGTAGAAGTGGTGGCTTTGAATAGTCATTCACTTCTATAGTCTATTGCCCGTAGGCGAAGCAGGTTGGGCACCTTGTGTGTTTTGAAATATCGGATGCCGCAATCCGCCAATCTTGAATTGGTGACCTACACAACTCGTAGGTCTGATAAATGTGTGGCACAATTCTGGAGCCGTAGCTTAATTGGCTAAAGCGCTTTCCTGTCAAGAAAGAAGATGGGGGTTCAAGTCCCCTCGGTTCCGCCAAATTCGGACATTGCATCGCGAATTGGGTTCGATTCCCAACGTTGAGGTAGGTTAACAATCTTATTATCAGTAAGCCGATGGATGTCCCGTTTTCAATGCCAGATGATCCGCGTGTGTATCCACGTGCTGGCTCCAAACAATGCCTCGGTGACTAATGTAAATCGGCACAGCTACCTGCCTTAGAAGCAGGGTTTTTGCGGGTTCGAATCCCGCCCGGGGTACCAATTTAACATAAATAATATCATGAAAAATACACTTTTAGAAGCGTTCATCAATGATGTTAGAATAGAAGCGGTGAAGTTTAGACTTCAGACTTCCAATGTTCTCGAAGATGTTCAATATAATGACATTCTCGGAAATTTTGAAAACAATAAACAGGATAGTGCTACCGTTGCCACAATCCTTGGAAAAGCATTAAATGATTTAAAAGCTTTAAATTCTTCTGGTTATGTTCGCTTATTAGCAAGATTGGTTAAAAAATGGAATGAAACGCGAATAATCATCCAATATGAAGGTTATGGATGGGATGAAGAATCCTATAAGCGAAGAAGCGAAGCTTATTCATATGTTCTTTTATTGCGGATACTTAAGAAAAAACATAAAGACTTGTATTCCTTTATTAAACCCCTAATAAATACATAATACATCTGGAGAAACATATGAAAGTTGGTGAAATATTTGAAGGTAATTATGATGATGCATCATATGATGCAAGCAACGAAGCTGCACAAGAATACTTCAATGAAAAGTATATTTCACTTCCAGCTGTTATGTCTTTAAGATTAGAAGAAATTGCAGACTATGCGCATAAGGCTAATCTTAGTAATGAAGCCGAATTCTTAAATAAGTTTGTTGATATGAATGATGATGATTTCTACGTTCCGAGAGATGTTGGCAAACATATAGATCAGTTGGATACTATGATTGGTAACGAAGATCCAAACATAGTGGACGCTATTGAACAGCTTGTTGCATTATTATCAAGTAATATGACAACAGAAGAAGAATGGATGAATTCAAAAGAAGCACATTCGGTTGCTGATGAAGCACGTGCGGAATATGAACCTGATGAACATAACCGTTACGGTATAAAACCAAGCGATTTTTATTAAACATTATGCAGGCATAGTATAATGGTCATTATGGGACGTTGCCAACGTTCGGATGCGGGTTCGATTCCCGCTGCCTGCTCCAAATAGTTAATGATTCCATGGAGGGAAGCGCGTTGACAATGAAATTCAATATTATGAATATTGTTGGTGGGATTACTGCCGCATTAGCATTAATTAGTGCAATTATTGCTGCCGATGCAAGATATACAAAAAGTGATGACTTAACTACTGTTAAAAACGAAATCATCAATGAAATGCGCAACGAAGTTACCAAAAATAGAACAGTAATGATTTCAAGTATGCAGCGCGATGCAGACGACCTTGAATTTATGATGATGGAATTTGAACAAAAGAAAAAACCAGTTCCAAGATACATATTAGAAAAACACAAACAAATCATACGTCAAATAGAAGAGTTAAAAAAAGATGAAATTAGGGAAACTAAAAGTTCTAAGTAGTATATTATTCATTTCATTACTATTAACAGCTTCTGCCATTAGCAGTGGTGAAAGTTATATAGCAAAGAATTTAGCAGCGGCTCAATTTACAACACTTGTTAAAGAACGCGAACCCGTTGATAATATAAATGCGGTTGATACTTCTGCTAGTAGCGTTTACTTCTTTGTTGATGTTCGCGATTGTAAAGGATGTGTTGTTGAACACGAATGGTGGTATCGTGGTGCCAAAGTTAGCACAATTAAAGCTTCAAAAATTAAATATGATAGGTATCGTTGGTGGTCTAAGAAAACTTTAGTTAAAGATTACTTAGGCGATTGGACAGTTAAAGTTGTTATTAATGGAAAAGTCAGACTGACAAAAACCATAACATATGGCAAAACATCAACAAAACAAATACCCATTAAAAATCGTGTTTTTATGGAAGAAGCATCCGAATGTGAATTACAATTAAGATACTTCAGTACACAATCAAAACAAAATCCCGAAGACGGCTATTTTAAGTTCATGTTAGATAAATGGACTAAACGTTGTTTACCAGAATAACTGGAAGCGTGCATGAGTGGTTTAAATGGGCACCCTGCTAAGGTGTTGGACGCGCAAGCGTCCCGTGGGTTCGAATCCCACCGCTTCCGCCAAAATTATATCCCCGTAGCTTAATGGAAGAGCGATTGGTTTCGACCCAATTAGGTGCGCGTTCGAATCGTGTCGGGGGTGCCAATTTGTAACCTAAAATATAAATACTTAAATGTGGAAATATATTTGGGTTACATTATTATTTGGTTGCTTGGCTTTACCTGCTTGTGCAGGTAACTATCTGCCCATGGGCGAACCTATAAAAACCGAAATAGTCAATAGTCAAGTTTATATTACTTGGATACGTTTTGAAGACCACGAACAAGTCAAAGAAGAATGTGAAAGAATGGGGGTAACAGCCAAAAAAGGTCATAGAGTTGTGGCGTGTGCGTCTTTTGATATTGAAAAACAAACATGTACGATATATGCCTTAAATCCACAAACGTTGAATGACCAAAGAACGACGCTACTAGGACATGAGGTTAAGCATTGTTTTGATGGTTCATATCACGATTAGATATAAATACCAGAAAAATTAACGATTTTAAGGGATTTACCATGCTATTAGAACACATTAAAGGTATTAAACATGATACCGAACTTGCTGAAGAAATCGAGCAGTTGCAGGCCGAAACTATCAAAATAATGGAAGCTGTTGCCCGTCCCGGGGAGATTCCTGCTGAAGGAAATATGGATGAACTTATGATGGCTATGGATGCTGTAATGAAGCAATTAGATGCTGCTCGTCGTGGCCTTGGATTGGTTAATAAGTTGGGGGATAGCCCATCGCGTACCACCAACAGAAGCCGTATAATGGGTAACTTAAATAAAATTCGTGGAAATTTACGTCGTGTAGAAAAGATGTTTTCCGCTGCTATTGATGAAGATCCTGAATTAAAAGCAGAATTAAATTACCAAAAAGGTGTTATGACTGGTAAATATTAAAAAATGGAAGGGTAAGCCGAAAGAGTTTGGGTAGCGGCAACTGCCTTGAAAGCAGGGGGCCTGCGTAAGCAGGTGTCGGGGTTCGAATCCGCGTCCTTCCGCCAAATAGTTGACATAATATTAAAATCCTGCTATTCTAATAGTGGGATTTTTTATGTCCAAAAGGAAGATTGGCAGAGTCTGGTTTATTGCGCTTCGTTGGAAGCGAAGTGGGCGGTGTCAAAATCGCCCCGTGGGTTCAAATCCCACATCTTCCTCCAATTGATCTATGGTGTAACTGGCAACACACATGACTCTGAATCATGAATTCTAGGTTCGAATCCTAGTAGATCAGCCAAAATAGGTAAATTATATGAAAAAACTTTTAGCGATTTTTTTAACATTGTTTTGTATAGGTTGTGTAAATGCTGGACCAGTTATAGAAACTGAAAACGGCATAGAGCCTATAACTATAAATGAAAATGTAGAAGAACAGTTAAAGCAACTTAATGATGATTATTTAAAAGCAAAACTTGATATAGTTTTTAGATGTGATCATGATGGTAAATGGGTACAACGTGTAGCAGAACGCCGCGATAGTGGAAGAACCTTTCGTGGGGCTAGTAATGATAATATAAATTCTTTACAAAGTGCAGCCGATGATAAAAATTCTGGACTTACAACAGCACTTGCTTTAAGACAAACGTTAACGGTTATTTGGATTTATAGCAATTATAAATCCACACCAGAAGAATTATATTCGATGATGTTTGAAGATTGCACAGAAGAGGCATTTGCAGAATTAGAATATGATTTTGCATATGCGAAACAATGGATATTACAACAAGTGCCAGATACATGGGGTACTGAACCTGGAACCGATTTTGAAGATCCTACGGCAACAGACCCGAACGACCCACATTCGCATAAATAAATCATTGCCGAAGTGGTGAAAAGGTATACACGCAGCTTTGAGGTGGCTGTGGATGAAAATCCATGCGGGTTCGAATCCCGCCTTCGGCACCAATTTAACTAAGGTCAATCAACGCTTTTGTTTTAGTAACGTCTAAGTTATATTTCGTAGATAAAAATTCTGCAAACTTTCTAATAGAAGCTTTCTTATCCTGACAATACTTAAGTTGTATTCTATATGCTTCAACTTCTGCTTCATAGCGATACTTCTTAGAAAACTTATAAAGCAATCCATGAATGCCTAGGGTTCTATAAAATTGACGACAATGCTGAAGTTCATGTTCTAATAATCCTTCATCGTCTTTATATTTTTCGACAACGCGAATAATAAAACCGTTTGATCTTCCTGCGGCGAAATCACCAAGCGTTTTTACATAAAAAATAAATGCTGGTAATATACCATAAACAAATTTTATCTTCATAATAATACTCCTTATCTTTGAATATTTATTGAAAATCCTTGACATTTAGGTTAAAATATGTCATGCTATTGATTTATGTAATATAAGGAATGAAAAATGTCTAAAATTAAAAGTCGTATTCTTAAGGAATATACCAACATTTCAGATAATGATATATGGATGGGTACAACTAAATTATTACCCAAGCGCGTGGAGGTTCCTGAAGAATTTCAATGTGGATCGGCATCCAAGTGGAATAAGTTGTTTAATGATTTGTTTTATTTTGGACTTGCAGAACTTAATATTACACCGAAAGAAGGTGTTGATACCAATGCTGCACTTAAATGTATCAAAGCACATATGGCTTCATGGGAACCAAAACATCAAGATAAAGAATCTGGTGTTGCATATATGATGTCTATCTTATTCGAAGATGCTGTATGGACACGAGCTGAGCGTAGCGTTTAAAAAACAAATGTCATATGAACAAGCTATTAACACGTGATGATTTTCGCAATAGCGTCTTTGAACGTGATCGTCACACGTGTGTATTTTGTAAAAACCCTGCCGTAGATGCGCATCATATTATAGAACGACGCCTGTGGCCTGATGGTGGCTACTATTTAAATAACGGTGCTTCGGTTTGTGAAGAACATCACCTTGCTTGTGAAATGACAACAATGTCTGTTGAAGAAGTTCGTGAAGCATGTGGCATTGAAAAACCTATTATACCGCCACATTTATATGATGACCAAATTTACGATAAATGGGGTAACATAGTATTACCTAATGGACAGCGCCTTAAAGGTGAATTGTTCTTCGATGAAAGTGTTCAAAAGATACTTGAAAAGGGTGGTGTATTACCACTATTCACTGGTTACGTAAAATACCCAAGAACATATCACCTTCCTTGGTCACAAGGATTACACGATGATGATCGAATGATGAACAATGTAGATGCCTTCATTGGGCAGCGCGTAATCGTAACCGAAAAACTTGATGGTGAAAATACTACACTGTATTATGATCATAATCATGCGCGTTCTATCGATAGTGGTGGACATGCTAGTCGTGATTGGGTTAAAAATTTCTGGTCACAATTTAATTTTGAAATTCCTGAAGATTGGCGCGTATGTGGTGAAAATATGTATGCGGAACATTCTATACCTTATAACGACCTAAAATCTTATTTTTATGGATTCTCCATATGGAATGAAAAGAACATATGTTTATCGTGGGATGAAACCTTAGAATGGTTTAGGTTATTACATCCTAAATTAGTCCATGTTCCAGTTTTATACGATGGTATATTCGATAAAAAGGTTATCGTTGACTTATGGAATGATTCGATGTATGATACTTGTGAAGGGTACGTTATGCGCGTAGCTGATTCTTTTTCTATGAATGAATTTAGGTTCAAAGTGGGAAAGTTTGTTCGCAAAGACCATATCAGAACTACACCGCATTGGATGCACGGCAAACCCATAACAGTTAATAAATTGAAATAATAATGGCACACGCAAGATTGCATATCATCTGTGGAAACTGCGGATGTAATGACATGTTTAAATTCAGAATCGAACCCGAAGGTCACGATATCACTTATATAGAACCAGAATTTGAACCTGCTGTATTCATTACATGTGAAAATTGTTCTACGTTACATGATTTAAGTGATACTATTGAAGAAGTGAAAAAATAAATGCATAGGTGGCGGAGCTTGGTCTAACGCGTGCGGTTGCAACCCGCAATTTCGTCGGTTCGAATCCGACCCTATGCTCCAAAAATAGGATAAAAAATATGAGAATTATAGAAGATACCAAATACGACTTTTCAGACTTACTAATTATTCCAAAACGTTCTTCATTAGTTTCAAGAAAAGCTGTCGAACTTGAAAAGGAATATACTTTTTTACATTCGCCTTACGTGTATCGTGGAATACCAATCGTGTCGTCAAATATGACACATACAGGTACATTTGAAATGGCGTATGCGTTAAACGAATTCGGGCTTTCTGCTGCGATTCATAAACACTATGAACCACGAGATGTGGCTAATTTCTTTAGTATGTCACATAAGGCATGGAACTTTTATTCCATGGGTATTCTTGATAAAGATTTTGAAAAATTTAAACTTGTAAATGAATTGATGACATATGGAAGCATTAATTATGTTAATATCGATGTTGCCAATGGTTATTCGGAACAGTTTGCTGAAGTTGTCGCAAAAATGCGCGATTATCGTCCAGATATAGTTATAATGGCAGGAACCGTTGTAACACCCGAAATGACAGAACAACTTCTTATTTCTGGTGCTGATATTGTTCGCATTGGAATTGGTTCTGGTAGTGTTTGTACTACACGTAAGAAAACTGGCGTTGGATATCCACAAGCAAGTGCCGTTATTGAATGTGCGGATGCTGCACATGGTTTAAAAGGCCACGTCGTTTCTGATGGCGGTTGCACAATGCCAGGTGATGTATCAAAAGCGTTTGGCGCTGGTGCAGACTTTGTAATGCTTGGTGGAATGTTTGCAGGTCACGAAGAGGGCGGTGGTGAAGAAATTTGGCGTGATGGTGTGCAATTCAGAAGCTTCCACGGAATGAGTTCAAAAGCCGCAATGGACAAGTATGCGGGTGGTGTAGCTGATTATCGTGCAAGTGAAGGTAAGGAAGTTTTAGTTCCTTATCGTGGTAAAGTTGAAAACACGGTTAAAGAAATTCTTGGTGGTCTTCGCAGTACTTGCACATACGTTGGTGCAAAAACATTGAAAGAACTTCCAAAACGAACTACCTTTATAAAGGTAAGTCGTACACATAACACGGTATTTGGAGATGAAAGATAATGACAATGTATATAGACCCTAAAACATTTCAACCATTTTTGGAAGTTGAACTAATTCCAAAAATAAATGGAAAATTAGAAGAAAGGTACGCGATTAAATCATATGTTCCTTTAGAACCATTACAGGATGCTAATGTTTTAAATGAAGAAGATGCTGCTGAACTAGCAAGAAAAGTACTTATTGATGGAACTAGTCGTGATATTTCTACACTTGAAGAATTAGAACCAAAGGATATTCCATAATGGGCATGTATCAAGAATTACACTTTGGTTGGTACTTCATAGCAAATGAACGCGTAATTGAAGATACTGAAATGGTTCGTGTATGTAGTAATGATATAGGACATGGAATTGCTGAAGGTGGATATTGTCCAGACTGTGGTTCTGAAGTTGTAGATCGTCCAAAATTAAAATCAACATCACTTGACATATATGATTTCGAAGAAATGGGTGACCAATTTATTTTTCCTGAATTTTATGTTAATAATACAGAAGGAATGATTTTAGGAATTTCAAATTATGGCGCTGGATGTATGCGCCTTGAAGATAGTGAAATCATTAATTTTAATGATATTGAATATACTAAACAAAAACTTTATCAAGAATTCATGCAAAAACATGAAAGTGATATTGAATTTTTAAAAGAACATCTTTACGATAATCTTCAAGTAAATTTTGGTATGTTCTTTTACTATATGTAATACTGCCGCTGCTGAATAAGATCAACAAAGGTCGTGGCGAATTCAGCCCTGTTGAATGGGTGTCACCGCTGGCTTCGGTGATTGCGGGTTCGAATCCTGTCGGCGGCACTAGTTAAGGAACTAAAATGAAACAATTATGTACTTCTAAAATTGATGCAGGTGAATATGATTCTATCATTTCCTTTATGATTAATCATGGTCTTTCAGATAGAACCATTTTACACGAAATAATGAATTCTACTAAAGGAAAAGAGAATCCATCAACCGTTTTAAAACGAATTGAAGGTTTAAGAAAATGAATAAGCTTCTTGACGATACACCATTAACCTTTGGTAAACATAAGGGCGAAACGCCCAATGATATTGCTGTGGTTAATCCACAATATGTCGTTTGGATGTACGATAATATGAATAGAAAATTTTGTACGATGGAATTAAGAAACAAATGTGAAGATATGTCACATGGTAATGACGAAGAGTGGCATGAATTATCAAGCGTATATTTTGAGGATATAGATCCGTGGGGATGAACAATGTGGCACACCAGTACTGGTATAATCAAATACGATCCGCCTCGACCGGGTATGAAGCGTCGTACAGATTGGTGGGCAATCCTTCAAATTGATAGAGAGATTACTCGCTATTATCGTTGGTGGGTAATGAAAGAAAAATGGATTGACTTGTGTCAACCTTCATGGGATGCACACGTTTCAATTATCCGTGGCGAAAAACCCCCCGAAGATAAAATGCACCTTTGGAAGAAATATGACGGCCAACGGGTTGATTTTAAATACAAACATGACGTTCGTCGAAGTGGCGATACCACAGGTTGGGATAGACCAAGCCATTACTGGTTTGTTGAAGTAGATTGTCCCCTATTGATTGACATTCGCAAGGAATTAGGTTATCCTTGTAATTGGAAACTGCATTTAACAATCGGTAGAACGTGGTAATAACCATATGATTAAACATACAAAATTTTTTGGTGTGTCTTTGCCAAGGACGGGAACATCGTCCTTGGCTTATGCTGTTAAGCACCTTGGATTATATACAGCGCATTATCTGCCAGAAAGTACCTATGCGCATATCCATATGTATGATTTTGCTAATGATTTTCCCATTCCGCTTCGGTATAAGGAACTTGATAAACGATTCCCTAATTCCAAATTCATTTATACGGATCGGCCTGTAGAAGATTGGTTGAAATCCTATGAAACGCATTTAAATCGCACGGGTGGTGTAACTATAGGAAACTGGCAGGAATATAACACAGAAATATTTGGAAGTACAAAATTTGATAAAGAACATTTTCGTGAAGCATTTCTCAATCATCGCGAAAAAGTTATGGAATACTTCAAAGACCGTGAGGATTTTCTTGTTTTAGCTATGCCTTACAGTAAACATACATGGGAAGAACTTTGTCGTTTTATGGGTCTAAACTATCCTAAAAGATATAATCCTAAAGCGTTTCCGCACAAATGTGGGAGTTTTTCAGAATCCAATCCATGGTGTCCGTATGAAGACAGAAAGCGCGATCCAAGTTGGTATTAAAGATATTGGGCTATTGGTGTAGTGGTAACATGGCTGGTTCCAACCCAGCAGACAGGGGTTCGATTCCTTTATGGCCTGCCAAGTAAATAGTTTTAATGGCGGTGAATGCGAAAGGCTGAGCAGGTCGCTTCATAAGCGATTGGTTGTGGGTTCGAGTCCCACCGCCGCTACCAAATAATGCCTCTATAGTGTAATGGCAGCACCCGAAGCTTATACCTTCGTTAGCCCCAGATTAGGGCGTAGTCTAGGTTCGAATCCTAGTAGAGGCACCAATCAAGGAGAAGTTAAATGATTGTTAACATCCTGAATAAAATTATTGCTACTGTATGGTGGTTTTATACATTACCATCGAATTATGATAAAGAACGCCGAAGTTCTATTCAATATAGACGCAAAAAAATGATAGTTAAAAACATCTGGATATATTCCCTTTCCACAAAGGCTATAATTATGTGTTCTTTTCCGTGGCTCCTTGCTTCAGCAGTTTGTATGGTAATATTACTAGCTACAACGTTTCTTGGGTTCATGATACTTGACGAAACCGCATAAATACATGAAAACTATATGGAGATAGTATCATGTCAATGAGCGAAAAACTAAAAGAAACACCACCATGGGTATGGAAACTCATAACGGCTGTTGGTACAATTGCTGGTCTTGCGGTATCTGCGACACAATTATCAGATTGGTATTGGAAAAAAGTAGAAGACTTAGTAAAGGGTTCTGTAACGCAATCTGCCATACAGGTAACTACCGAACTTAAAAAAACAGAAATATCATTAGGAAGATTTCTAGTCGATGATATTGAATTCCGAATTGTTGGTGTTCAGAATGAAATTGATGAATATAGACGCAGTAACAAGACGGTTCCGTTATATCTTGAACGTCGATTGGAATTGCTCCATGACCAACTTGAAGAGGCGAAGGAAAAATGGGACGAATAATATTAAGTATAATACTAGGTTTGTTTATTAGTTCTGCTATAGCTGGTGGGATTCCAAAAGAACAACAACAGGCTGGTAAGTGGGTTTTCGATGAAGAATTTAAAACACTGGTTGAAACACAGATGAAAGAAAACCTTGATGAAGGCGAAAAAGCTAAATGTGAACGAAAGTTAGAATATTATAGTAAAAAACTTGAAAAGAAACCAGATTCAGAGTATTATCAACGCAAGCTTGAAAAATATATTAAGCGCTGCACAAAATAACGCACTGCCCCGTCCGGTGGATTCCGGCCATGTGGCTTCTAACTACGTTGTGAAGGGTTCGATTCCTTTACGGGGTGCCAATTTAAATATATAGACCTCTCACACCATGCTATTAGTGCAGAAATGTCAAGTCTATTTTTTAATAATTAAAGTTCTTTCGTTTCTCTAAAGGACATTTTTATCCAATGTGTGCACGCTTCAGATGATGCGTAATCTAACATATATCTATGATCTAACAACTTACATGCAGAAAACATAAATCTTCCATTTACATTACCCATACCATCCAATTCTTCAACGACAAAAGAAATACTATCATAATCGTTTGATTTAGAAAGTGCACTCAATTGTTTAACGAATGTGTGGAGATGGTTATTGTTTATATTTTGTTCGACTATTATTTCTAAGGTTTGAAGATGATAATTAAAAGTGAAAGAAACTATCTGCATTATAAGAATAATTTTAACTTCATCTATGATTGGGACATTTGGTAAGATGGTAAGACGCCAGCGATTTTGTAATTTGGGTTGTAGGATTCCTGTAGCAATTTCGGGTATCTTCTGTGTATTTTCTAGTGATGCCATATTGATTTTTCCTCGTATATAGTATAAAATGTTATTTATAGAAATTAACATTTGGGGTAAGTATATGAAATTTAAAGGGGAAGATACCGCAGGTACCATATTAGCATTAGTAGCGGCTGTTTGTTTACTTGGGATGATTGTGTGCATGATTACCATCGTTTTAGGTGAGAACGGTTTATTAAGCTGGTATTGTCCATATACTTACTGTCCTGAACCCAATTCTGCACCATATATGGGTGCTGACTAATTGCGCCTCTAGCTCGAAGGTCGAGCGTGCGACTCATAATCGCTTGGTGAGGGTTCGATTCCCTCGTGGCGCACCAATTTAACCTATTGATTTTTTCGTTTTTCATTTGACAATAAATAGCCCGTTGTGTATAATACAGCAACAATAATAATTGGAGAATTATAATAATGTCTGATGATAATGAAAAGGTTCTTAGTGACCTAATAAAAGATAAAATGGAAGCTGCGGGAATTAAACCAACAACTTCTGGAAGGGATGAAATAGTTTGTATCGTTGATCGCTCTGGTTCTATGGGTAGTATGCAAGTCGAAGCACAAGGTGGAATCAACGCATTCATCGAAGAACAACGCAAGGTTGGTGAAGCAAACCTAACAATCGTTGAATTTGATAATTTCATTAATGTTGTTTGTGATAAAGTTGATATCAATGAATCGGTTGAATATAAACTTGAACCGCGTGGAATGACAGCATTGTTGGATGCCATCGGTACTGTAGTTGGTGATAAAGAAAAATATTCATCAAAAACTGGAAAAACCATCGTTGTTGTAATGACAGACGGTGCTGAAAATGCTTCTAAGGAATGGAGTAAAGATAAGATTAGCACACTTATCAACGAACGCAAAGAAGATGGTTGGGAATTTTTATTTCTTGCGGCAGGACAAGACGCTATTTCAGTCGGTCAAGCTTATGGTTTTGACAAAGATTCAACTGTAACGTTTGCTAATAATTCCATGGGTGCCATGCACGCTACAAATGTCGCATCTGCGTATACGAGCAACTTGCGTACATCAAATAAAAGTTTTGCACAATCGATGAAGAATGCATATGTTAGCGCAAATGCGGATTACTTATCAGAAGAAGGTGCAATTGATGTAAATAGTAACCTGAATGTTGGTGGTTTAGCACCAGATATCAATTCAGAAAAGAAATAAATGGATTAACGCGGGATATATCAGGGGCAGATTACTAGGCTCATAACCTATGTGGACGGTGGTTCGAATCCATCTCCCGCAACCATTTTTAAAAACCGTTTCAATAGCGGGGTGGAGAAGTTGGAATCTCGTTAGCCTCATAAGCTAAAGATCGCCGGTTCGAATCCGGCCCCCGCAACCAATTATAAAAAAGAATAATAATATGTTATCAGAATTCATAAGAGAACTTACCGAACAAGATAAGAAAAGTCTTTCACAAAAAGCCCTAAAAGTCTGCGAAGAAGCTGGTGAATTAGCTAAAGTGGTTTTACCATTTGACAACGCTGATGGTACGCTACATCGCTTTGTAGACAAATATAAAATCCTCGAAGAAGTGGCAGATGTGTATCTAACTGCAATATCTATTGCATACGAGCTAGGTTTCACCGAAGACGAAATTGAAGATATGATTAGTACAAAGGCTAAAAAATGGGCAGATCTCCAGCGGCGTGAAGCCAAACTTAAAGAAAAAATTCCTTTTGAAATCCATGTAACTGTTAAAGCAGCAGACATGGATATGTTTAAAACTGTCTGTAAAAACCTTAATGTAAAACCGATCATTCTTGATTTACAAACCAAAAATAAAACAACGATAAAAGATGTCATGACATCTTCTGTTCATATAGGCACAAATCGCAGTGCTTACGAAGAAATGGCGCGAATATCACATGGTTTAACTATGGAAGGATATGATGTTGTACGGGAAAAAATAGAAACAGTGCCTTGGCATCCTGCTGCACCCAGCGCATTGAATGATGCTATAGAAATGCCACGCGGCTGTTATTTTGAAACACACATCGGTGTTAATATTCCCAATGAAGATCGCAAAGAAGACTTGGAAGTTATTACAGATATATTAGATGCACACATGTCACGCAATGCGTTTAAAGTACACGATGATGGATCTTGGATGCAAATGGTAACAATGCGCACATATGAAGGAACACATGAAGATTTTGAACTCCGGGCGAATCTTCTATATAACCTTATTAAAGCGGAAGGATTTGATGTTGAAAAACGCATCACAGAATTTTCTATATATGATACAAAAGTCAGCCACGATGCTGAATGGTTGAAAAAATGACAAGAGATCAAAAAGATTTAGTTCCAAGTTATGCAGATAATTGTCATAACAAAACATTAATTAGATTTTATAATAATAAACAAGAATTGGTGCGATTAAATAAATGGCGCAAGGAACACTGGACACAAGAACAATTAAATGAAGTTGTTCTTACAGCTCTAATGATGCGTCTAGGTATATTCAATCCAACACTCGAATGGTATTATAATGATGACTAGGCAGCCGCACTACGGTGAGGAAGCTCAGGACACACCCGACACCTGTAGGAGAAATGCTGGTATAGTCTGACTAGCGTCGGCTATACAAAGCGCGTTATACTACTGATACGAAAGGGGTGTGCAACACAAACAGTCCAAGATAAGTGTCATTCTATGAGGACGGGTTGTGGCCAATAGACGAATGGTTGCCCTCGACAGAATCCTGGCTATCGGTTATTATTAATATAAGGATAAAAGATATGTTTGATATAAAAGTACAAGAAATTTTCCCGGGTTTAATACATCTGCATTTTAAAAATCAATATGAAGTTACGTCTACTATGATGCGTGCGCAAGAATTCTATGAATCACCACATGAAAATATTAGGGGTAAATTTTTCGAACTTGACAAGTATATGGATACTTATGCGCAAACTCATGGAAATTTTACATATACTTCCGATTGGTCTGGTTTTAATATCCCAGGTAATGTTGTGAATGCTTTCTTTGATACTTTTGATAATGCATTACTTGAAAAAGAAGTTTATCTTAAAGGTCACATAGATGTAGCAAAAGAAGATTTTGGTATAACGGGTGACAATTTTTACCTTATCGCATCATTTGATGATGAATCTGATCGTGACATTTTATCACACGAAATCGCACACGGTTTCTATTATCTTAATGTAGACTATCGGGCGGCAATGGATGGTATCATAGGTTCTATCGATGATAATACATATGCACGATTAGCGAAGGTATTATTAGATAAAGGATATATGGATGGTGTTATCGATGATGAAATGCAAGCGTACTTTTCTACATCACATATGATACAATTAACGTATGATTTTGATACTGATGATTTACCTTGGGAACATGTTCTTAAGTGTAAAAAAGTTTTTGAAGAATACCACGAAAAGATCCACGAACACTTACACGATCACCAATCGTAAAAAGGTGCTACTATTTCATCAGCCCATTCTCTGGCTGAACGACCATCATCTGTAACTCTTATATCGTAGTGTTCTGGTGGTACAAATAACTTATTTGTATCATCGAACCTACCGGCGCATATTCTATCAACCCATATAACCATGGCACTTTCATAGTCAAACGCTGCACGCGTTTCCGGTGTTGGGCAAACAAAATCAACGATACAGAGGTGACCACTTTCAACTACCTTATTTGATAGCCATTTCATAGTTTCTGCTTGTTTTATTCTGTCTTCTAGAGAAAATGTTAAATGTCTGTTTATTGTATTACGAATCTCGTCCGCATTCCAACAGACGACACCGCCAAGTGCTTTACTTATTTCATTTGCAAGGGTTGTTTTGCCTGCACCAGGCAATCCCATTATAAGAATCTTTCTTTTCATAAAACTATATATTATTTTTATTTTGGGGTTTTACCCATAAGTCTTGCATTAAGTTTCTGCAAGATTCTACTAATAGATTTTCTTTTTGCTATTTTAGATTTCCGCTTGATAGTACCTTTCTTCTTACGCATAATAGCTCTTCCACGGCGGACTTTCTTAGGGTCTTTACGTATTGCACAATCGCCAGGTTTAGATACTAAACGATTTTTCTTAGGACCAGACAAACAACGATATTTTTTTGTTAATGTACCACCTTTTCGCTTCCATTGTCTTACTGCTGCTTCTGAAAGAACTTCATCGTTTTCATCAACGTAAACTTCTTCAAATTCACACACGGTATCATATAAGATTTCGTCTACTATCACTGCATAGCTCCCGTGGCAGTTGGTACGACGCCTGCTTGTTTAGCAGCCATTTTTTCTTTTTGTGCTACTTGTTGTTTAGAACGGAGTAGTTCCTGTTCTTTTTTTGCTAATTTTAGTTTATCAGCTTCAAGTGGATCGTTAGACTGCGTAATCTCTTTTTGTTGTTGAGCAGATTTGGCCATCTGTTGTTTATTATATCTATCTTGACCCATTTTTGCGGCTTGTTTAACATCCTGCATAGCTTGTGCTGGATCATCACTTACCATCAATTCCATTAAATATTCTCTAAAAGTTAAATGACTCATATTAATTACCCGTTGTGACTTAAATTGCGCATTATTAAATAAGACAATTCTTTAATTGTTATTTCATTGTCATCTTCTGGACTGTCACCATCTTTATCAAGTTCTTCATGGCGTTTTTGGTATGGATCATCATATGTGTAATGATGATCTTCTTTACTTTCCATGGATAGTTTTACTTCAGCATCTTGCGCCTTTTGATGTTGGAATCTGGCAAGCTTTGCTAATTGTTGTGCTTCTTTTTCCTGTTCCTTAGCTTCCTTTTCAGAAGTTTCCATATCAAGGATTTGTTCTTCTTTACGAATTTTTGAAGCGGCTGCTTGTGCGGCGAATTCTGCTTCTTTAGCTCTTGCTTCTGCGGCTCGTGCATCTGCTTCTGCTTTTTTAGCTTCTGCATCTGCCTTCATCATATCAATAACGGAATCCAATGCAGATTTAGCCGATGCTTCATCGCCCATTCCCATATCTTCTTCGCCCGGTATAGATTCGCCGTCGAGGTTTTCCATATCACCACCTTCGGCACTTTGACCTTCTGGTGGAAGTTCGCCTGCTGCGCCTTGGGCTGGTGTAGCTTCTGTACCTGCAACTTCTTGTTCTTCTTCTTCATCACCTTCAATAGCTGGCCATTCAACATCCACAATTTCAAATTCATCTTTTAATTTAAAAAGTACTTCCGCAATTTCCAATGCAGAATTATCATCGTCATCGTCTTCATCTTCGCTAGCTAACATTGCTGCTAACTTCTTTTCAAAATCGTCGGCTTGATCAGAACGAACGTAAACCTTAACCATGTTACCATCTTCATCTTCCATGCCAAATGGAATGGTATCTTCATTTTGTTCTTCTTTTTTAGAAGCCGCTTCAATACGTGAAATAACATCGGAAGCATCGAAATCAGAACCACCCAAGTCAACACCAAGCGATTCAGATAGAAGTGATTGAATAAATGACAGTTTTTTGGATTCTGATATGCCCAATCTGCGAATCATTTTACGTCGTTTTTTACCTTCTTTTTTCATATCAACTACACCGCCGCCAAAAAGAGAACCACCACCGCCGCCAGAAGTATATGGATTTGCTGCAATATTTGCTGCACCAGTGCTGCCTGCTGCGGCCATTTCTTGTACAAGATCATTCAGTAAAGACATAAGATTTTTCCTAAATTAAGATATTTTCATGTATTTATACGCTTTGGACAATCTGAACACGATTTGTGACCATTAAAAAACCCGCCAATGGCGGGTTTTTACCTGAAACATTGAATTATTATTCAACGGAGGGCGGCATATCTTCAACCACTTCTTCAGCTGGTGCATCATTTGCTGCGGCTGCTGCTGCGGCTGCTTGCGCTTCTGCATCCAAGTCAGCACGTACACGGCCAATTATTTGGCGTGAAAGTGTTTCTTTTGCTGCTTGTAAAATGGTAAGTTCGTCACGAACTCCTGCTTCTTTGCGGTTCCATTCATTGTAGATTTCAACTAATGATTGTACTTCATCAGAAAGTGATTCTACCGCATAAGGAACATCATCAATATTCAATACTGTAATGTCTGATACTCTTGGCATTTCTATTCTCCTATAGGTTATTAATTATACATGTATCTTTTATTTATGTGGATGTAAAACTGCTGAGCATATCAGTTAGCCTATCACCCGTTGGTGCATCCGAATCATCATCTATTAACGATTCATTGGATTCTTTTTTGTTAAAAACTAATGGTTGTGGTTTACCATCACCATCTTCATCAACAATTCTTAAAAATCTTGGGTCCCATTTTAAATGTACTTGTGTTCCTACCCCATCACTATTTCGTGTTTTTTGGAATATAAAAACGCATTTTCCCTGTGCTTTCATTTCTGGAGTCATAATAATAGACCAGTAAACGTCTGCTTCATTAATCTTACTAATACCGCCTGCAATATGACTATGGTCATGTTCCATGGTATTAACTGCACTTCTATTTAACTGTGATGCAGTAGCTATAAACATATTGTGATCTACACCAATATCACGAAGCTGTTCCGAGCAGCGTTTGTCTTTTTCAAATACATTATCGGCTGAAACGCGTTCATTTGGTGACATTTTATCAAGATAATCTACTATTAATAAATCTGGCATCATATCATGGAATAAGTAATATTCTTTCAAATATGCACGGATTTGATTAGCAGTTGTTCCCGATGGCATATGAACTATATCAATAATACCTTCACACTCTTTATTTCCTGCTGCACGTACACCCGTAATGATTTCATCTATGTGGTCTTTCCAATTACGTCTACTAATACCAGTAAACATTGTATCAAACCGCTGCGCTACTACAGGTTCGGAAAGTTCTAAAGAAAGATAAAGTACATTCATACCCTGATTAACAAAATTGAATGCAAGGTTTGATAGTGTTATAGACTTACCACCGCCAGAATTTGCCGATACTAATAGTAGTTCTTTGCGCGATATACCACCAAACAATGCTTCATCGACGGCTGTCCATCCAGTCGGAAATGTTGGGTCTTCTTCCAACATCTTTTGTAATCGCTCTTCAACTGTATCAAAATAGCGCAAGCCAAGATCTTTTGTTAGTGAAACCAAGGCGGCCAGTTTCATCTGTTCCTGTGCTTCACCGTATTTTTCTTCCTTAATTAAGTTTGGTAAGGCAAGAGATAGTTTTTTCATAGCACCTTGCTTACAAAATCTTTCTATTTCAGTTGCGCAATATTTAACTTCATCTTGTTTTATTTCATGAATTTGGAATTTTTGTCCAGATTCTGCTTCGATTTGTGCAATACTTGGTGTAGTGCTGTAATCATTATAATAACCTTTTATAAATGTTACAGCATTACGAAATTCTGGATCGAAGTAAGAAGATTCGACAATACTTTGACACAATGCAAAAGTATCTGGCGAAGAGATTAGTAACTCTATAAGAAGTTTCTGTTTTTTACTATCCATTATTTTTCTTTATTATAATTATATTGTTATACTTGTATCTGACGTATTGGTGGATACGTCATTTCTATTACATTTTCTTTAACATAAAATTCACCCGAATCGAATACGAAAGAAAATGGATTTTTTGTTTCTGTTATATCATAAACGTCTATGTAATTTTCCGTCGCTTTATCTGATATGGTATATGGTGCATTGGCGTATAGTATATAAACTTCATCTTGAAGAATATCCCTAAACTGTGCACCCATGGATGCATCCCGAATAGCTGTAAATCTAAACGTAGAACCCGATCCTATCGTTTCATTATACATTTCATCTACTATACCAGAAAAACTACGAATTGTATATATTTTTCCTTTTATAACAACCTTATTGTAATCTTTCCAAGATGAACTTGAACTATCAGGCGGTACATCTGCTTTAACATCGTATGTTTTACTAACGGTTGTATTTTGTGTAGTCGTGTATGCAATATTCAGTTGAACTAAATCAGGTGAACCTTCACCAACAGAAGAAACGCGTGTGGCAATAGCTATTTCACCGCCATTAGATATTTGTTGCAATGCTATTTCCGTTGTAGATATAGTTCGTGTAAATGGGCGCAATAAGTTTGGATCGGATTGTCTAGCTACTAATTGTGCTAAACCAGACCATGGACGATCAAATCGCAATATAATATTGTTATCATCTACAACAACAGTATCTGTTGGAATTATTTCTTCGCGATTATCTGTATCGTCTTCTGTAGGAATATCTACAAATGCTGATATAGATGGAAATGTACCCAAATTGTGTTCAATAATCCATTCACTTCTTGCTATAGACTGTGTATGATTGTGTAAAACTTTTCGCTGTCGCCATTCATCTAAGCCGGAAACTCTATCGGGCGAAGAGGCGCGGACAAAATCTGATAATACTTTCGATTGGAACATCTTACCACGACAACCGTGTGTAATAGTACAACGTTGAACTCGTTCTAATCCTTCTACATTGCGCTGATATTCCTTTTCGCGCTTACATACGTCGCACTTATAAACTACAATTGCCATTTTTCATCCTTAAACTAATTGTATTTTAGAAAATTGAGCCAGATATGCTTTTACTAAGCCAGCTGGTGGTTCCTTCTCCAATTCACACATAATACATTTTCTATATAATTTAACATTGCCTTCTGTTTTGAATTCTGGATTTTCTGCACTTACCATAAATGGTAGCATACCCAATCCAATATGACCTTCGGGTGTCTGTTGCATCACTAACACCCTTGCTCTTTCAAGAATAATATAATCTTCTTTTTCTTCAACAAGTGAAGCTATCACTTCTTCAGAAGATGTTGTTTTAAATGTTATAACTGTTTCTGTCACGGTCTTCTCCTATTTATTATTATTTTTATAACCTAATATAGATGGCATATAAATCTATCGGTACAAGGAATATAAACATTCCCAAAAGGGGTCTATCCCTTGATATTACAGCAAAAAATCCCCAAAGTAAGTGTGCAATCAGAAATCCAACAAAAGGCGTAGATGATGCGGCTATACCAAGGGAAATTGACATAGCAACGGCGCTAATAAGAATAAACGCGTTAGCTATCCATTTTATTGTTTCTTGGGTTTTTTTATCGTAATTGGATAAAAGCCACAGATTATACACTGAAAAGAAAAAGGGGTACATTTTTATGCCTTATAATTATTATTAATTGCGTATAATACTATATTATATAAGCACTGTCAATAGTTCGTTATAATTATCAATATGTGATTTGCGAACCGCATAGTAATAAGGTATACCATATATTATAATTTCAGCGCCAGATTCTATACCGGACGCCAAATCTTCAGAAACGTATGTAAACCTAAGCAAATCTGTAAAAACTGCCTTACCTGATTTTTCACCCATTTCTTCAAGAATGGATTCAAGGACTGCCTTGTATTCCTGTGTGGAATTTTCTACTTCTTTACTATAAAGGAATTTATATCCATCTATAGGAAAAATGTAAAATGGATCGGATTTCTCCATTATTGTTTGTTCATAAGTGGTTAGACCATTCGCAAATATAGATCGTTCGCGCAAGTCTTCCAATTCATGCGTAAATGCCCCATTGAACATATTAGAAAAGGCATTTGTCTGTTTTCTTTTACGGACTTTTACCTTCTGAAAATCGCTGTAATTTTCCGGTAAATATTTAACCATAGGCAAACCACCAGATTCATCCAGAAACTGAGTGCATTGTGCCCGTATCAATTCTAAAGTACCGGGTTCGTATCTAAAAATTAAGTCTTTTACACGCATGGTGTAGTATTTATGCGTGTAATAAAGCGGGGCCATCTGAAAAACCCCGCTTTAGTGGTGGTTTATCAACCAGCCTCGGCATCTAACTGCGCGATTAATTCATTCGCAAGTTGGATGCTTTTCGTAGCAATGTACCGCGGACCGCGTTGAATATCATCTATCAGATATGAAAAATCAACCTGATAGAAATACAGTGAAGTACATTCCCATTCATCGTCTTTATTGACGAAACAATAGGCACGTGAACCGACACTGTTTGCGGCTTTCGCGGCTGCCTTGGAAAACGCACGAGACAAGTATTTGACAACTTCGTCAATATTAATCTCTTTTTCCATGGGAGTCCCTCGAAAAAGTGAATGACACATATTAGGAAATCCTAATACACCTATGTGATATACACACTAGGATAATATATAACATTTTCCATCATTTGTCAACTTTCAATGGGTTAAAAGAGCTAAAAAATAGCTGACTGAAAGTCTTGACTGTATTAATTATTTTTGTTATTATCACAAAAAACAATAACGAATTATAAATATTTTTACTCTTCACTATGAAACAAAGACACGCAATCGCACACATGCAGGCAGCTTACGTGTATGCCAACTTATCTTATTGCAATCGCAGGAAGGTTGGTTGTGTTATAGTTAAAAATGATAGCATTATCGCTATCGGCTACAACGGAACTGACCCGGGCGAAGAAAATATTTGTGAAGATGAGAACGGTGTTACTAAATCAAATGTAAGACATGCAGAAGACAATGCAATCAGAAAATTAACAAAAAGTCCAAACGATGGGAATAACAGTGTTATGTTCGTAACTACTGCACCTTGTCGGTTTTGTGCTTCGCGGATTGTCGATGCTGGTATTAAAACAGTCTACTATGATGATGTCTACCATAACGAAGAAGGCATTGAATATTTAACTAAGCATGGTATAGAAGTCTTAAAACTAACCATGCCGGAATAAAAAGTATAATAACAAGGAATAATAATGTCAGAAATGCTTGTCACTAAACGCAGTGGCGAAACAGAGTCTCTTGATTTCGAAAAAATCCACGTTGTTCTTTTTTGGGCGACAGAAGGTATAGCGAACGTTTCAGTTTCAGAAATCGAAATCAAAACAAAAATGCAGCTGTATAATAAAATACCAACATCCGAAATACATGAAACTGTTATCAAATCTGCTGCGAATTTAATATCAGAGGAAAATCCAAATTACCAATATGTCGCTGCGCGTTTAGTTATTTTTACTTTACGCAAGCAGGTCTATAAACAATTTGAACCGCCAAAACTTTTAGATCATGTTAAAACTTGCATCACACGTGGTGTATACGATAAAGAGCTTTTAAGTCTTTATGATGAAGAAGAATGGGAAAAGCTTGATAAGATTGTCAAACATGAAAGAGACATGCTGCTCACTTACGCTGCTGTTGAACAGTTCCGTGGTAAATATCTTGTACAAAATCGCACCACGGGTGAATATTTTGAAACGCCACAGATGGCATATATTTTAATTTCGGCTGTTCTGTTTAGTAAGTACCCCAAAGAAATACGTTTACAATATGTTAAAAATTACTACGATGCTATTTCAAAAGGGCCTAAATCAACCATCACACTACCAACACCAATTCTTGCTGGTATACGCACACCCACAAGACAATTCAGTTCCTGTGTGTTGATTGAATCTGGCGATAGTTTAAATTCCATCAATGAAACTGCAAGTAGTATCGTTGACTATGCATCACTGCGTGCTGGAATTGGTATTAGTGCTGGTAGGTTGCGTGCAAAGGGAGCGGCAGTTCGTAATGGAGAAGCTTATCATACGGGTGACATCCCCTTTTACAAGTATTTTCATGCAGCGCTGAAATGTTGTTCACAAGGTGGTATACGTGGTGCATCAGCAACATTATATTACCCTATATGGCATTTAGAAGCCGAGGATCTTATCGTACTTAAAAATAATAAAGGTACAGATGAAACCAGAATTCGTCATCTTGATTATGGTGTTCAAATTAATGGGTACTTATATGGACGATTGTTAAAAAATGAAAAGATAACTCTTTTTTGTCCACACGAAGTACCAGATTTATATGAAGCATTTTTTGAGAATCAAGAAAAATTTGCAGAATTATATGAAAAATATGAGCGTGCATATTCTATAAGGAAGAAAACAATTCCAGCATTAGAACATTTTAATAATATGTTAATGGAACGAAATAATACAGGAAGGATTTATATTCAAAATGTTGACCATTCAAATACACATAGTTCATTTAATGAAGACACTAGTCCTATTCATATGTCTAATCTCTGTGTAGAGATTACATTACCCACAGCAGAATTAACGCGGCCAAGTAGGATACCATTTGAAAAAGAAAAACATATAGAAGAATTTAAAGATGTTACACCAGAAGAATTTAGAAAGAAATATGGTGAAATAGCACTTTGTACATTATCTTCTATAAACATGGGTGCCATGAGTAATGAAGAAGAAATTCAAAAAACCTGTGATCTTGTTATTCGCGCACTAGATGAACTCCTAGATTATCAAGACTACCCAATGCTTGCAGCTGGTATTCCAGCATTAAAACGCAGATCATTGGGAGTTGGAGTTAGTAACGTGGCTTACTTCATTGCAAAACATGGTCGTAAATATTCAGATGGTTCCGCCAACGATCTAATTAATGAACAAGCAGAAGCTATATCTTATTACTTAATTAAAGCTTCCATGGAACTTGCCAAAGAAAAAGGTAAATGTGATTGGTTTGATGAAACGAAATATTCAAAGGGGATTTTTCCAATCGATACTTATAAATCTGCCGTAGATGATATTTTATCAGAACCTAATTACATGAATTGGGAATCTTTGAAGCATGATGTTATTAAGTACGGTATGCGAAATTCTACAGTTATGGCACTTATGCCTGTAGAATCAAGCTCACAGGTAATTAATGCTACTAATGGTATTGAACCGCCTAGAAGTTCAGTAACGGTAAAAACTTCCAAAGATGGTACCCTTAAACAAGTAGTACCTGAAATTCATAGATTAAAAAATAAGTATGAATATCTTTGGGATATGCCACATACTCGTGGATATTTAGAAATAGCAGCTATTTTTCAAAAATGGACAGACCAATCCATTTCAACCAATACTTCATATAATCCTGGCAACTATCCTGACAAAAAAGTACCGATGTCTGAACTTATCAGAGATGTGGTATATGCATATAAGTTAGGACTTAAAACGCTATATTATCAAAATACTTTGGATGGTAGTGGTGATGTCTTTGAAGAAAAAGACGCAGAAGAAGATTGTGAAAGTTGTAAATTATAAGGAAAGAAAATGGGAAAAATTTTTAATACAGATGCATCCAATCATCTTACTGCAAGAATGTTTCTAGATCCAAATGGTGGTCCAGAAATAGCAAGATATGAACAAGTAAAATATGATAGATTTGAAAAATTTACTGAAAACCAACTTTCATTTTTTTGGCGTCCCGAAGAAATAGATTTATCTACAGATAAAAATGATTTTCGTGATCTCCCACCAGAGCAACAACATATTTTTACAAGTAATCTATTTAGACAAACACTTTTAGATTCTGTACAAGGGCGTGGGCCTAACTTAACACTACTTCCTATTTGTTCATTACCAGAACTTGAAGTATGGTTAGAAACGTGGGGTGCTAATGAAACCATCCACAGCCGTTCTTATACACACATTATAAGAAATATCTATCCAAATCCATCGGAAAAGTTTAACGAAATTACTAAAATAAAAGAAATTTTAGATTGTGCGAAAGATATATCTAAATACTATGACGATTTGTATAAATGGAATATTATTCGTGATGCTAAAAAACTTGGTATTAAGGTACCAGATATTAGATATAACGAATATGAACACAAAAAAGCGTTATGGCTATGTCTTAATAGTATAAACACTTTAGAAGGATTACGTTTTTATGTTTCGTTTGCATGTAGTTGGAACTTTGCAGAACAAAAGCTTATGGAAGGAAACGCCAAAATTATTCGGCTTATTTGCAGGGACGAAAATTTACATTTAGGTTCAACACAATACATGCTCCGAACATTACCTAAAGATGATCCAGATTATCTAAAAATAAAAGAAGAAACAAAGGAAGAAGTTACAAAAATGTTTTTAGATGTAATAAAACAAGAAAAAAATTGGGCAGCATACTTATTTCAACATGGTTCTATGATTGGATTAAGTGAAGAAATACTCGGTCAATATGTTGATTTCATTGGAAGTAGACGAATGAAAACCATAGGACTAGAGGTTCCCTTTGAATACCCAACATCAGATCCCTTACCATGGACTAAACAATGGATAAGCGGCTCACAAGTTCAAGTAGCTCCACAAGAAGCTGAAATATCATCTTACTTAGTATCAGACGTTAAGCAAGATGTAGACACTAATTTATTAAACGATTTATCATTATAAGAGGATTTAAACCAATGGAAATTTCTATTTTTGGAACAATGGCGTGCTCAAAATGCAAAGATGTATTAAACTTTCTAAAAGAAAAAAATGTAGCATATGATTACAAAGTTATCGGTCAAGACGTAGACCACGAATATGTTAACAACGTAGTTGGAAGGATGGTGAGAGCAGTTCCTGTTATAATGGTAGACGGTGAAGAAGTCTCTTTCACTACTTTAAAGGAAAATCTTAATTCAGTAAACATGTTAAACTTGTTGGAATTGTAAAAAGGGGCATTAGCCCCTTTTTTATTTCATGTGTTTTGTAATAATTTCTTTAGCTTTTGCGACAAGTTCAGTATCAGGTAACCAAGAATTCATACCTATCATATGTTCTATTTCTTCGCGTGTTATAGAAGTATCATCCAATTGTGGTCTGCCCATTTCATGATACGCTGTACTTACGACAAACCCCGCTTTCTTTTTAATATACTGTGGTGAACGATTCCCGGGGTTCTTAGCAGCTATGCTATTATCTGGTAATATTTCAATGCCTGCTTCTTCGGCGGCTTGCCTTGTTGCAAAACCACCTTTAATACGTACGATGTCGCCAAACTTACCACCTTCCAGTGTTCTATGTGCGTGCAAATTTGTAATATTTTTTTGCCATCTTGGTAGTTTATGATTAGATACAAGGGTTAAATCTGCTGCTGTAAGATTTGTATGAAGTTCAACGTATGCGAATATATCATCCCAATATGCTATGCCTTCTTCGTTAACAAATTGTGCAACTATTGGTGCAAAATAACTTTCGGGATGGTAATCACCCTTTCCTATATTTTCATCGTTTTCTTTTTCTAATATTTCAATGACTTTCATAATGGATTCCTTTCCATTATTTATAATTATTCAAGTACTGATGGCACCGTATTAATAATATGTGGTACGGACATTGTATAACGTAATGAATTACTTAATAATTCATTGGAGTCTTTGGGGGAATATTTTTCTGGTTCTAATGACCAAGTAATATGGAACGCTTTCCCATCGGGTCTTTCACGCGAGCCATTTACAGAAACAACCAATGCTTCCAGACCATCACCAGAATCTATTCTACCAAGAACTTTGACTTCTTCGGCGGCGGTTGGTGGTACAGTATCGCGTGGTACGCCGAATTCAATAGTCACGTGATGACCGACAAATTTAGAATATCTTGGTGGAAATTTAGCTTCGAGATAAGTGCGTGTTTCATCTGTAAGAACGTAAGCGGTGTACATTATTTTTGATTCCGTTGGTTAAGGATTAATAAAATTATTGATGAAAGGAACGGTGTAATAACCATGCTGGCTAACATCCACCCAAAAAAAGTCCTGCCAAGTGTATGTGCATAATAGCCTACTGCGGCACAGACAAGAATAAAAAATAACATTCCCATATTAAAGACCTAATTTTTTAAGTTTTTTAATCGTGTTATCTGCGCTGGTATGTAAAATACCAATGCCACCTGCTGCTATCCATGGTTTAATCGCCTTTTCTTTATCATCGATTAAGATATGATTATCAGCCGCAAACTGTGATTTTTCTACAGCTGCTCTAACACAATTAATTTCAACATTTCCTAAGTGTTTAGGAACCCAAACATTTTTCTGTTTACAGGCGTCATATTTTGAATCGCCCGTTGCTGTAAGGATTTCCGTGTTTGAATACCTAATTATATACTTCCATAATACCATAGCGTCTGGCATTAAGTCAAGTTCTTGCCAAAGCCTACCGCCAGATTTAGTATAATCATCCACAGCTTTCCACATTTTTTTCCTATATTGTGGGTCTGCTTCGTATTTTTCTTCATCGTGTTCAAGCTTAAGGATATCCTTCACACCCTTGGCGAAGTCGGCTAAAACACCATCTAAATCACAATAAATCTTATATTCTGGACGTATATTTTTCACATCTTCCAATAATACCATTAATCATCCCCATATCGATGATTATGAAAATGTTCTTCATATTCCATATCATCCTGTTCAATATTAAATTCGGCCCATTCGCCAACACTTTCAAATGTTTTATTATACGTTTGGTCAAAAACTTTGCCATTTGGGAGAAGTTCTATACCATATACTGATAAAACTTCATCTGGTGATAACCTATTAACTTCATTAATGGTAAATGCTACTTCTTGTGCAACCGCACTGTGGTTGTGTTTACTCATCTTTCCTTTCTCTATAGTTTAATAAAAATATTTATATTAAATTTTTGATGATATTATTCGCATACGTGCCTGTGCAGCTATTTCATCTAATAGTTTAGGTTTATAATCCTGTATTTCACAATTTACATTTATATGTAAAGGATTACCCGTATATGGACATGGAAATATGTGAAGATGCCCGTGAATGTTAATCCAAGGCCATGGTATATTATACATAGGATAATGGGTAAACACTAAACAAACATCAGGGTAATCTATAGTATAAATTAAATGTGTTTCATCAAAATTTAAATTCCGTAATTTTTTACCATTAAAATCATGATTGCCAACTATCAAAATCTTATATCCATGACACTGGTCTAATAATTCGTTAATAGCAGTATTGCCTTGAAAACCAACATCGCCAACCCAAAGACAAATGTCATTTTTATCAACATATTCATTATAGTTTGCAATCATAAATTCATGCATTTCTTCCAATGACATGAATGGTCGCTGGCTAAAACTTATAATATTTTTATGAAAAAAATGCTGATCACTCCAAACCCATATTTTCCTATCTTTATCGGCCGGTGTCACTAATAATGGTTCATCAATATTTTCATTTAAACGCACGATACAATCAAGTTTAGCCCATTTGCCTGGGTGGGCGACACGCGGACGTTCATTGTTACCATATCTCACGATTTCACTAAGATGTTCAATATAAAGGTTACGTAAGAATTTTAATTCAGCTATCTTGTTCTTCTTGGCTTGTTGTTCTATTTCGTTCATCTGCTATTCTTCTAGCTAAATTTATTAAAACTAAAAGTTCCTCATATTCTTTGGGTCGATTTTCTTTTGTCATAGTGGCAACGCCACGCAAATAATTTGCGACGTGACTAGCCTCTAGACCTGTTCCCGTTAAAAGTAATTTCCAAGTATTATCAAGATATTCTTTAAATGCTGGTAATATATGTTTACAATCATCGGGGCCTTCGATTTTATATGTTGGGGCATTGGGGTTTATTTTTTCAATGGCGCGTGTAGTTTTACGAATGCGTGGGTTTTTCGTAGAATTTACTTTCTTCTTCGTAGGTTTCTTTTTTGAAAAAAGCGGAGAGCTTTCATCAAAAACTAAAAGGTCTTGATCTGTATTTTTACTTTCCGGCATTCCAAACTAAATCCTGAACATCCATTAACAATGCTGCTGCAAATTTTAAATCTGGTTTTTTTGGAAGTTTTGTTTTTTTATACCATACAACACGAACTTCCTCATCCATCTTTGTAGCATAATCAACAATTTCATCATATGTCCATGCGCCGCCACGAATTTGAAGTAACTCAAGGGCATCCGGGCGCTTGACAACAATTTCTTCATCGCGAAGTGCTTCCACACCCATGCGCAATAATCTTACAAGATGCATAGCATGTTTTGTATCATAACCAAATTGTTCTTCAAGTTCGCTACGTACTTCATTTCGATTATTTTTCCATTCCCAATATCTTTCATGTTTTTCTTTAAATTCACGATAAATGTCTTTATTGAATTTAATAACCATAACTGGGAGTGTGTCTTCAAATTCAGAGCGATCACCTTCATATGTGGTGTTCAATTTTCCAAATGTGTCAAATAGTTCTCTACCCTTTTCAGGATATACACCATAGATGTTACCACCAAACGGCACCAAACGATGGTCTTCATTCCATTCATCAATATTCAATTTTAACATTTTTTCTTTGCCAAAGTATTGCACCAAAGATACGTAATCCTTGGGCTTGGGTGCTTCTTTTGGTTGCGGGTTATTGATCCACTTATTATGACCTTTAATACGATGTAACTGTGACAACGCATAGCCAGAAGTAGTAAAGGCAATCTTAGAAGAAAGTAATTTATGTCGATGTTCGCGAAGCAAATCATATGCAGGCGTTCTGAATGTAATATCAGTATCATTAACCCAAAGAGTTTCGATAATATTTGGGTTACAATCCAAACACAGTTTCATGAAATGTGCGAGTTCATACAGTTTAGTATCTTCTTCCGCAATGTCATCACATTCACGCACAGTAAAAAATGGTGTACGAACGTTTACAGGATCACCGCAGAAGATACCACGAAAATCTACATCTGAAGATGGTAAATTTGTTCCATACGAAATCGATCCTGCATAGTGTTTAACCAGCATGTTATCTTTCATAAGACTTTGGGCGTCTTTTGGTCGCAGTGTTTTAATTTGGTGCGTAAACATTTGTTTTGCCTATAAAAATAGCCATATGCGTATTATACCGCATATGGCTATATATGTCAACAATTTATATAAACATTAATCTTCGCTTTCACCAAGACCTTTTTCTTCGCGTTTAGCTTTACGTGATTTTCCTTCACTAGTATCAACATCGGAATCTTTGACACCAGCATCTAAAAATTCATCACATTTGGCTTCACAAAGTTCTAAAATTTTGGCTTTATTTTCATCCCATCCATCCTTCATCATCCAACCTTTTTCTTGACCTGGAAGTGAATAGTATGCACCTTTTTGTGTTATAATTCCTAAATTTTTGGCAACATCTAATAGACCATTATATGGGTCCATTCCTGTTTCATATGGAACTTCAATAGTCACTGTTTGAAATGGTTGCGTGAATCTTGTTTTATAACCTTCAACTTTCATGCGCATACCGAGAATATTTTTTGAATCGTTTTTATCTTTTAGTTTTAATTTACTTAATAAAGCTATATGTGATAAAGAAAACTTTTCAGCGTCATTTACAATATACAATCCTTCACCATTTAACAGATCTTGGTTTTTATAAACCCCATCTGTTACAACAATAGAAATGTTTAAATGTTTAATTGCTTGAACAAATTCGCGCAGCATTGCTTTGGTTTGTTTTGAACGTTGTCCTTGATCGCCTTTTGAAACACCTTTCGCGTAGTTTTCTTCCTCTGTTTCTGTCATTAACATACCAAGACTATCAATAACAATAAGTATTTTCGGTGCATCTTCTGCACGTCCATATTGTTTTTTATAATCTGTAGTAAACTTGCTAACTACTCTTTTACATTGTGGAATGGTGTCAATATCAATATAGATATAATTTTCTGAATCTGGATCTACACCGATACTTCTAACGAAATCGTCATCTAATGCATGTTCAGAATCCAATACTACGACAATCGCACCTTCTTGTTGTGCTTCTCTCATAATATTACATGATATAAAAGACTTGCCTGTTTGTGAACCACCTACGATTCCTAAAATTCTACCTTGTGGAATTCCACGAAGGTAACTTCCACCAAGAATTTTATTCATCACATAGTTGCCTGTTGAAAACCAGTAACGTGGAGGCTCGGAAGCCCCCACATCAAATCCGGCTTTCTCAAGGTCTTTGGTAATACCTTTAAGAAAATCAGCCATGGTTCACCGCCTTATTCAGCAGATGCTTTTTTGCGATTACGGATGATATCAAGAATATCATCAGACTTTTCTTCAAATTCTGATGCTTCAACAGTTGTATTTGTTGCCACTGTATCGACTTCATCATCCATTACCACTGTATTGCTTGCTGCTGATGCTGGTGCACCGCCGCCTGCTCCGCTATCACCATCTTCATATGCAGCGCCTGTTAATGCAGCTTCTAACATTAATTCTACTTTTTCCAATCCTGGATTTGCAGGCAATAATGAAGAAAGTATTACCATTTCATCTTCCACTAAAGCGATTTCATCTTCAGTTAAATCAGAAGAACGGCGTGCAAATTTAGAACCAACGTCATACTTAGGACGACCACCAACTTCGGTCTTCTTAATAACAAAGTCTGTGCCATTTTTAAACAAATATGGGATCTCATCAAGATCACCGCTTTCAAACGCTTCTTTGATTACACTGTAAAGTTGGAAACCAAAGTTAAGAAAACGCACTTTACCTTCACTGTTTTCACCAGTTTCTTGATCGGGTGCAAGTGGATCTTCTACAATAAGTGCTTGAAGAATGTGTTGCTTTTTGCGCCAGTATTTTTTACCATTGGGACTTTCTTTACCTTCATCTTTGTAGTAAGCTGAAGAAACCTTACAAATTGGGCATTCTTCGTCGTACATTTTTAAGCAAGGTACTGAACGGGTTTCACCATTGATTTCCAACGTGTGCATCAATTTTTCAACCATAAAACCGAGTGGATTATTTCCATCTTTATCTGGTAAAAAACGTACAACGGCCTGTTCACCGGCTTTCATATCCCAAAAGCGGTAATAGTTACTTGGGCGGGATTCTTGGGTGTCTTGTTTTTTGAATGCAGCGCGTAGCTGTTCCATTGAAAGTGTCATTTCACATCTCCTTCTTTTCTAATTATTGTTGTGTTTTCACTTCTTATTTTACTAATGGGTTATTTTTCCATTGCCCATCAATGGGGGGACTATACTATAAAAAATAGTAATTGTCAATACTATTTATGCGCCAGCATTGTAATTTGCCAAAATTTGAGCCGAGGATAATTGATATTTGTAAATGGTTAAAGAATCTATTAAGAAATCTCCCGTAGTAGAGGCACCTAAGTTAGGCGTATATGCCAAGGTACAAACTCTGCTTACACCTGAAGTTAATGCTGTAGTAGCGGTTCCTGTAGCGGTTTGCATTGCATCTTCAACACCATTTATGAATATTTTAACGCTTTGCGATCCCAACCATTGGGCTACAACATGATATCTGGTTAGAGTGCTAAAATTTTGAATGGTTTCTTTACTATAGCGACCAGCATTATCACCCCATGCTAAACCGCTACCATATCCAACTTGTAATTTACTCGTTCCTGTGCCATTTATCCAGAATCCACTATGTTCGGCTCCAACCGATAAACCAAGATCAACATGGGTTGTAAAAATACGACATGCAAAAGCGTATGGTATAAACCAAAATTCTACTGTTAATGGCCAAGTTAACGCTCCCAAATATCCCAAATTAGCGTAATCGCCAGCGTTTCCATTAAAGTGGATAGCTCCATTTCGTCTAAATCTATTGTTTACTTGTCCAACAACACCGTCGATATTTACAGCTTCAACAATGGTTCCATTAGAAACATTACCAATGTCTTCTACCAAAGTTTCGTTGTTAGTAACAATACCATCGTGATTCATTGACCAATGTGCGAATGGATTTAAAGATTTGACTTGTTCATAATATGGTTCATAATTTCCATTTCTCAACCATAGACTTCGAGCGACTTCTGCACGGCAAGGTGAATCGGATTGATAGATTGCTGCATAACCGAATTTTGCATCCAAATGATATCCGTTAGGTTCGGATATATTTGATGTATTGGTGCCCATGCCCGTATCAGCTGCATGGGCGGGGCTTAAATTAATGCTAGGTGTGCCAGCCGTAGAGATTGATGTTGATAATTCTACACCATTTAGATAAATGAAAACTGTGTTTATATCTTGAACAATTGCCACCGCATGGTAAATTCTACCAACGGTCAATGGTTCTGTAGTAATCCAACTCTTTCTATCTGTCATACCACCACCAGAACCAGCACCGACACGAAGGATAAGGTGTCCATCGGCAGCGGCAGATAATAAACTAACGCCAGCATAATCTGTTCCATTATCGTGAGTGCACAATAAACCACCACCAAATGATGCGTCAATACTATCTAATTTAAACAATACTTCTAATATTAAACAATTATTTCCTGTTAATGCATTATATGTTAATGCAGATGCTGAAATTTCTGGACCAGTACCTACGGCAAAATCTGTATTACCTGAATACTGTCCTGCTTCTTCGGGAACTAAACTTTCATTTCCTGGAGTTGCACCATTAAGATATGATAAATTATTACCATTACCCGAACTATCAATTGCTGTTGTACCGCTTGTTTCATTCAATTTCCAAATTGCCAACGGTGTTATATTTGGCATATTTTGTTGTGTAGCAAAAAACCCATTATATGTAATAGTTCTTGAACCTTCAATATAATGGTTAAAAATATCTTGTTCAGTTAATACCGTGTTATAGATTGCAACATCTTGAACCTTACTATTATAATAAGTAGGACCACCATAATTCCATTTAGAAATATTCCATCCACCTGTTGCGCCTCTAAGAGTAGAATTAACACCTGATGTTAGTTCGGCGATTTGTGTACCATTTAAGAATAGTTTCATTCCTACACCTTGTTCAAAAGTTCCAACAATATGCATAGGTTCGCCGATTGTAAATAAAGTAAGATCTGTTATACTACAATTATGAGCGATCAGACCACCACTAGTTGTAACAACTTGGAAAGCAATGTAACCGACATCGGGAGCCGCTATCATATAAATATCCCAATCATCTGAACCACCACCGTCACGACGGATAAACAACCTATCCGTTGCTGTAGCAGCTTGTGGAACATACCACGCTTCAAGAGTAACATCATCAGCAGTTCCTACAATTGCATTTGGACAATTTGCATATTGTGATGATGCGGCTGTAGTTTGAAATGAACGGCCTGGATGAATACCGCCATGTAATGCGGTATTTCCTAGTGTTGGTGTATTATATAAATCAAAATCATTCCCTGTACCAGAATAGTCATACAAAACAGTGCCTGTTGTTTCAATACAGCGAATGAAAGCTAAAGGACTATTTTTTATAATTTCCGTTTCATAACTTTCTGGCGACTTATTACCACGCAATCCTTCAATATAATGTTTTTGCAATCTTTTTAGTGGTACTTCATAATTATAAAGCGCGATTTCACCCATTACACCACCAAAAGAATTATCTAAAGCGTACCAATTAGCTAAAAATAATCTATCGGCTGTTGAACCTGTATATGTTTCCGATGATGTGTCTTCTTTAATAATAACACCATTCAAAATAAATCGTCTTGTCGCATTTACTTCTTGATAAACAAGATGAAAAATTTCTCCAGGAAGAAGACTACCAGCCAATGTGGTGTCGAACGTACTGCCAGCTGGAAGATCTTTATCAAATCTGAATTCTAAGTTTGCTGTATTTCTCGTATTAAGTAAAATATTATTATTATTGACAGTGCCCAAACTTTGGTTTACCATATAACCACCATCTGAACCAATATGATATGTCATTGCCCACAATTCTATAGTGTAAACATCTATATCGCCTCCACCGAGTGGGGCTGAATTGACAAAAATATAGTTACCACCATTAAAATATCCATTGATATCTGTACTTTTACTTAATAGGTCACCGACTAGTGATTTTTGACTTGGAATAAGATTACCAAAAGCTTCACCATCATAATTTCCTATCGTATCAAATATAGCTATGCCTTCACTATAATGGTCTAATATTTCTGTGGCTGTTAATTCCGATTCATAAACGGCTACGTGATCGATCCTTCCGTTTGCATAATACTCTGTTCCTGCTGTAGCCGAAGTATCACGCGATCCAATAGTTATTACACCTGATGTAGTTGACAATGATAATGATGTTCCAGCATCATTAGTTGTTGAATAAGCAATACCATTTACATATACTGTACATGTTGTATTATTTGGAAATACAGCCACAACATGATATTTTTTTCCTGTTGTTATAATACTAGGATCTGTTATATAACCCCTGTAATTAGTTGAACCTAAACCAGTTCCATCACCGTATAATGCTCTTATGGCACCGTTATTGTTTATCGATAGTGTAAATCCTTTATATGTTGTATCGAGAACTTCATGGGTAACGACGACAGGAAATGTGGTGTTTGTAAATGAATCTATATGAACCCACCCTTCTAAAGTGACAGGAAAGGTCATCGTGCCAATGTATGGACCAACAACTTTCGCACCATTGCCCTGAGAAGCGCTATTAAATTGTATAGAATTTTTCCCATCAATAACTAAAGGTACTGCGGATAGAGCATATGAACCAGTACCAGAAGTAGAAATAGTTCCATTGTAACTATTACCTGAACTATCTACAATAGTTGTTCCCGATGAGTCTTGCATTTTGTAATAAACTGTCGGTGTTTTTGATAAAACTTTTGAAGCATAGTCTTTTTGTTCATTCAATCTCCAATAAGCTATTGGACTATCACCGACAACTTCCGCTTGATATGATGATAATGATACATCACCCAAAATACCTAATTGATAATGTTCATCTATATCTGCTTCTGTTAATATAGTATTATAAATTGCAACTTCGTCATAATATCCAACACCGGTGAACGTACCCCACCATCCAACTTTAACAGTACCAAGACCCGTGGCCATACTTAAACCTGTTCCAGTTACATCTAATAAAGGAATTTTAGCACCATTTATATAAAATGATACGGTATTAAAATCTTCTAAAACGATAACAATATGATATAATTTGCCAACTTCTGGATAAAATTTATATGCTGCATTAGGTTTATAAAATCTTACATCAGAAGAAAGCTGGCCGCTACCATCACCGATGGCTAAATTTAAGTTATTAGAAGTAGTACTATAAGATAATGCGGCACCTGCATAATTTGAACTATCTGCATGTGTTGCTAATAAACCAATTTGTGAATTAGATAAATCCGTTGGTTCCCACCACAATTCTAATGTAATAGGAAATGATATTGAACCCAAACTTGGACCGTTGATAACTGCATCATCTGTTGTTGCGGTACTATCAAATAATAAACTGTTTACTTCACCTGCTAATAATGATGTTTGATTTGCACTCCGACGACCATACATGGAACCGTCATTGTTGTTTCCAGATGAATCTATAATTGTTCCACCATCGTCATTCATTCTCCAATAACCCAATGGTGATTTTCCTAAAATTAAAGCTTCATATCCGCCAGCATTATCACCAGCATTATAATTTGCAAGAATACTTGCACCCGATAATGCAGAATTATAAATGGCGACTTCATCAAGAGTTCCTGAAAGATTAGCACCGAGTTGTAAATAACCAATGGATGTATTTAACGTAGATCCAGTTCCAAAATATGTTATAGCCTGCGAAACTCCATTTAAATAAATGGCAACTGTTGTAGAGTTTGTAAATACTGCTGCAACATGATATTTTGTTGCGGCGGATATAACATTTGATGTTGTATATGCGCCATATCTATTAGAAGCCGCAAATCCAACACCATCACCATAGATAGCGATAAGTTTTCCGACCGAATCTACATAAAAATTGAATCCACCAAAAGCAGTGGAAATCTGGTGGGTATTTAAAATTTCTTGGTTTATACCAATAGCATCGAGTTTAAACCAACCTTCAATCGTTACAGGAAAATTTAAACCACTAAAAACGTTTGTATTACCTGGAGATACTAATGGAAATCCATAGCCCGTAAGACCCAATCCAGTATTTGATGTATCAGTATTAAGTAAACTTGCCTTTTTAAATGATATTGTACTATAATCATCCGATACTAAATTATATCCATTTCCTGAACTATCGACAAATAATGGTTCACTTATGTTATCCATCTTATAATAAACAAGCGGTGAGTGTTTTATAACAGCGGCTGTATAGGCCGAATCTGGATCTTTACCCAAATTCCAATGCTGTGTGATTTGGCCAGTTGTTAATGTTGAATTGTAAATAGCAAAATCATCAATAGTTCCAGAATAATTATCATTTGCACCGTCTGAACCTAAACGACCAATATATGATATTTTTTCATCTATACTTGTCGTATCTATTGTGAATGCTGTTGCCAAACTTGATGCAAGAACTCCATCAATATATAATTCTAATTTATTAGATGCATTAGGATCATATATTGCAACAATGTAATGTTTTTCTTTTGATATAGTTGCGGTAACTTGTCTCCATGTTGTCGTATCTGAATCCCGTACACCAAAGTAAAGCGTATCATCAATAATATGCAGAGAAACGTTATCGTTTGATCCCGAACCCCAACGGGTAAATATAGGTCGTGTTGCTCCAGTATTTGTATGATCGGGCAATACCCAGCATTCTATTGAAAATACATCTGTATAATTAAAATATCTACCAAGATTTAAATATTTTTTTGTTCCATCAAAATCAATAGAAAACTCTAAAGGATCGGAAGTTATTAAACCTGTTGCACCGCCCGGGACTTTAAATTTATTACCATCATAATTATTTAAAACATCTTCAATATCACCGCTAATACCCAGTCTATAATGTTCATAAACTTGTGATGCGCTTAAGGCGACATTATAAATTGCAGCTTCCTGCATATCCCCACCGCTGCCTCTAGAACCACCAACTGCACCGCTTGTGTTTGCATTTGCAACAGTATAATTTCCTGAAGAAGTATCAACAGGCCCTTGTGTACCATCAATAAGATCTATTGTTTGTTCAATACCATTTATATAAATTCTAACATCTGTTTGTGAATGAAATACGGCCACAATATGATATGTTACTCCAGCTTGAAATGCAAAGGAAGACAAATGAAATCTTCGACTAGTACCCGTGCCGAAACCAGAGCCGCCAAGACCATAAATTGCCCACAATTCATCACCACTGGCGATTTTTATTAAATAAAATCCTTTATAGGCGATGTTCTGATCGCTGTGTGTTCCTATCAAATTTGTACCAGTACCCATCTGATCCCAATTTTGCCAACATTCTAGCGTTACTGGAAAATCGAGAGTTCCCAAACTTGTACCAAGAACTTTATCTGCATCTGCTTCACCCATATTAATACAACTATCACCGTTTGTATTTTTTACTATGGGATCTTGATTAAGTGTATATCCACCTTGGTATGTTCCATTGTTGGCATTACCTGATAAATCTGTAGCAGTTGTTCCTGTTTTTTCATTTAGTGGTAGATAAACCAACGGACCATCAGCAAGAACCTGTGTTCTATATTTGTTATAATTTTCAAATTTATAATATAATTTTGGGTTCGCGGACAACACTGCTGCATCATATGTACCTACAGCAGAATTTTGGATTTCATTTCCCAACTCGTATCTTTCTCTTATATCATTCTTTGTAATTGTCATATCTTAACCTATATAAACTGCTACTTCATCAACTTTACCTTTTAATGGTGTAGTTTCAGTGCCTACATTTGCTATAAGAGTTGTATTTGGTACTACTGTTGTATCTTTTGTAAAGGAATCCCACGAATCTAAAACACCGTTAATCCAAATTTCTCTTCTTGTACTAGAATATATATGTTTTAATACTATATGATATGGTGTACCAAGTATTAAATTAGTATTAGAATCTATAAATTGAAGGGAAACCCCATCGTAAACATCAAATCTAATTTTGCCAAGTTCGGCAGGAACTCCAGTATTTGCAAGAATTCCTAAATACAATGAACCCAAAACCGCAAAATCTTCTTCTCTGTAAATAACGTTGACACCAGAACCCATATAAAAACTGTCTAATTGTATCCATGCCTCAATCGTAAAATCGCCATTATATGTACCACCTAATGCCGTATATATAATAGGTTTATTGACTTTAACATAACCGTTCGTTCCTACTGAATTAAATAGTGCAGCACCGTCTGTATTGCCTACAACTATATCGGTTTGATTTAATATATAATCGCCATTATATGTACCATGATAACCATTACCAGAACTATCGTAGGCAATAGTTCCACTATCTTCACCCAATCTATAATAAGCTTTTGGAAGGTCTGGTGTTACATTCGCTTTATATACATCTGCAACACTTACGGTAATTGTATTAGAATCTATTGCCGTACTCAAAAGCGTATCTGTACTCTTTGCTTCTGTAGTTATCGTTCCAGCAGGCAACTGGTTTCGACTTGTCCATCTATCTCTAGCACCTAATAGATAATTAATTTCAATCTGTTCTTTTGTTAAAGCAGATTCATAAACTGCTGCATGTCCATAATAACCTTTACCAAAATAAATATTACCGGATTCCTGTTTTCCTACAGTCATTGTACCACTTGATGTATTAACAGTTGTGGCTGTTCCTACAGCAGCGGAGATTAATCTTTCTATACCATTAATAAATATTCTTGTCGTGTTAGCATCTACAAATACGACAACAAAATGATAAACTCTTCCTATTTCAGCAACAAGTGTCGTACGCCATAGTTTTGTATCTGTGCTTAATATTCCAGTACCATCACCCCAATATCCACAAAAAGTATTATCACCCCAATTATAATAGGCATTAAATCCTGAAATAAAATTCTCAACAAAATGAGTTCCTATAAATGTTGTTAATTGTGGAGAACGTGCTGTTGGTTGCCACCACGTTTCTAAAGTTATAGGGAATGTCATAGATCCTAAGTATGGTCCTACCACACTTGCATCGGAATCGAATGCTGGTGAATTTAGTAAAATGTTTTTATTATTAGTAACATTTTTAACGATACCATCTTCATTTAATGTATATGTTCCTGAAATAGTTGCATTATAAGAATTTCCAGAACTATCAGCAATAGATGTACCAGAAGTTTCATCTAACTTATAATAAACTTTAGGAGTTAAAGAAAGCACATTAGTTTCATAATCTTCAGCTAAATCATAATCCATCATACCGCGATAAAAGTTTTCAAGAACCTGCTCTTGTGTCAGTGCAGCTTCATAAATTGCAGCATGTCCATAATAACCCTTACCATACCATGTATTACCAGAAGAGCCACTTGAATCAAAAATACCAACTCCCATATTACCACCATCAAGATGCGCTGTTGTTAACGATCCAATAACAGTATCTGCAACTAAATGTTGACCATTAACATATAGAGTAACGGTATCTAAACTTTCAACAACTGCAACAAAATGATAAAATTTTCCAACTTCATACGGTGCTTTAGATATAGATGTTGCACCATGTATCTTATAGTTTGTTGAATTAATAACACCTAAGTTCCCACCGATCAGAAGAGCGATGTTTCCTGTATAGTAAGCATATAATGATATACCATTATAATCGTTCTCAATAAAATGAGTAGACATTATTGGTAATGTAGTAATAGGTGTGCCGGATAAATCGTTAGGTGACCACCAACATTCTAAAGTTAACGGAAATGTTCTTGGACCCAACGCAGGTCCTTGAATAAGAGCAACAGAGCCAGTCGCTGGAGAATTTAATAATATTGAACCGCCATCACCGTTTTGAACAATTTTAGGTTGATTTAAAGTATAGGTTCCGCTTATCGTGCCATTGCCACCATTTCCTGAATAATCAATAATAGTAGTTCCAGAAGTTTCATCTAATTTATAATAAACTAATGGATTTAGTTTATCTAATAAACTAACATCATATTTTCGATAAACGGTATTTAAGAGATTCGAAGTATCATATAAAAATTCAACTTTATCCATCGTTCCTGCTAAAGGGGAAGTTGTTGCTTTAAAATTGATTATGTCTGCACTATCTGCAACGAAGCCAGATGGTGGGGTTTCTAATGTTATAGAAGCCGAAAGTGTAATATTATTAGCTGAAGATGTCGCCGGATTATCATTCTGATCAATAGCTTTCGCTGTTATTGCATAAGAACCTATACTAAGTGAATTATTGAGAAGTTCCCATCGCGACTTTACACCCAATAAGTAATTTGTCGTAATTTGTTCTTCTGTTAGTTCTGATTCATATATAGCTGCACCATCAATATATCCATTTTGAAACTGATCAATAATATCCGATTGATTATATAAGGCAGCAACATAGAAATTTGATGCGCTGTTCCAATGAACCGCTGTTGTAACACCACTTGCAACTAGAACGTTATTTACATATAATTTTACATTATTAGATCCATCATGTTTTGCGACTAAATGGTGAGATTGTCCTGCTGTAATAATACTCGCGGCAGATACGATATATGTTAAAATCTCTCCTGCTGCATACCACCATAGTCTAATAGACCCATCGGTTATTGACATTATTCCAAATGTATGTACATTTCCTGCCGTATTATCTTTAATCTGAATTACTGATCTATTTGCTGCAAGATCAACAGGATTAAACCACGCTTCTAATGTCCAAGCTGAAGAAGAATTAAATGTTCCAACAGTTGCAACACCGTATTCAGAATTCGCCGTTGTAAACAATACGGATTTATCACTTGTATTTTTAATAAGACCTATTTGGTTTAATGTTGGAGTATTTACGAATGAACCATTTAATGCATTACCTGAACTATCCACCATAGTCGTACCACTTACTTCATCAAGCTTATAAAATGCTTTAGGTGTAAGGGTAAGAATATTAGTATCATAATCTTCATTAATATTATAATTCATTCTACCACGGTAATAATTTTCGAGAATATC